GCATGAGATCACGAAGATGTATCGCCTCTTGAGGCAAAACGAATAGCATGATCAGCCAACTTGTGGGTAATCCTGAGGGTAATGAGGCATTCCTTGAATTGGTCCGGGAAGGTCTCACGCGCGAAGAACTGGCTCGAAACATTCAACGTCGCCCCGAACTATGGAGTCGCTTTGCGGGCTTTATGAAGTCGTTGCCTGATGGGAGGTCAGAAAAATCATGCAGGAGAGAATCTGGAAGAATCGGCTTAAGAAGTTGATCAAAGACTGTGGTACGTTGTTGCGCCGGAACGCTGTTGAACTGCGGGAGCTTGGCGATCCGAGGGCAGCCGACATGTCTCTCGCGATGGCGGATGTTACCGATGCTTTCATCGAGCTTTCCGTCGCCAATCCGAACTCCGACTTAGGCTGTCTGCTTGCGGGCGCGAACGTGCATGCGCTACAGCAAGGCAATGGTCTTGGTGACGCCATCATCTGGCCGGCATATCGCCGCGCGGGCATGCACGAGCGTGCAGAGGAATGGACGACGCTCACGAACCTGGTCAGAGAGACATGCGTCGAGCTGCAGACCCCAGTGACCGCTAAGAAGAAGCGCACATGACGACGAATAATCCGAACTTCAACCACTACGTCATCAATCGCAAAACAAAACAGATCATCGCTGGCTTTGACAAGCCGAGTGATGCAGAAACCCTCGCCCTGACCCAAGACGAATACATCGTCCGAGGTCGGGGCTATCTTGCGGATACCATGCCGCGGTATCGCACCGTCGATCCACTTTGGGGCTGGGACGGCGATATGAAGTTGCGAGCGATGCAATTCATGAGCAAGTCATTCAGCGCATTCGAGAAGAATCTGGCTAGCGCATGGATCGAGGGCGACGGTGCGAACAAGCGACGTATCGAGGCCGAATTCTGGTTCCTGTTCGAAAAGCACGGCGGTGTGCCGCGCAAGCCCCACGATGCCGAAACTGTATAGCACGTTCGGCGAGGTTCGCCGGCGTTTTGCGTCAGTGCGGGACCAGTTCGCTGAAGAACTGCGACGCGAACTCGGACCTGGCTTCCTGCGCAGTCGTGGTGCCGGCTTCATGACCTACGACATGTTCGGCGAGGCCAGCGAGCCCCGACTCGAAAGCAGACCGTTGGCGGAGTTTTCCGCTCGCGAATTCGATTACTTGATCTCCCTCGTCGAAACAATGCACGCTGAGGTGGCAGAGATCCGCGTATGTGGAGGATTCGACTTTTCCAAAACGATGCAGGGCGGCGATTTTTTCGCCGGCGACGCGGCACAGCTCGTCGGTGAGTTCGCAATTCCGGTCTGGACGAGCTTCGAGGAGGATGGAGAGCGTGCGAAAGAAAAGATCTACATCACGCGCAAAGGTCCGTCACAAGTGGAGTGAGGAGGAAAAGGAGAAGATCAGGCGGGAATATCCACACCGAGTAACGAAAGAGCTCGCTGAAGAGATGGATGTCGGCATCGGGCCGCTCTACCAGATGGCTGCGAAGCTCGGTGTTCTGAAGACGGATGCTTACTGGGAGGAGGACGTCCGGCTGCGAATTGAACGGGGACGCGTCCATCCTAAGTTGAAGGAGAACCAGTTCAAGAAAGGACAAAAAGCGTGGAATGAGGGCATCAAAGGCAGCACCGGCAACCACCCGAACTCTCGCCGAACACAGTTCAGGAAGGGTCAGCGCAGCGGGGCGGCAAATAACAACTGGGTTCCCATTGGCACGGAGCGGCTCTCGAAGGAAGGCTACCTCGAGCGGAAAGTAACCGACGATCCAAATGTGCAGTTTCAACGCAGGTGGGTAGGCGTCCACCGTCTGGTCTGGGAAGCTTCGAATGGTCCTGTCCCCAAGGGCCACATGGTCTGCTTCCTCCCCGGCAAGAAGACCAACGTCGCAACCGAAATCACCATTGATATTCTCGAACTCGTGAGTCGTCGCGAGCGAGCTCGCCGTAACCATCCAAGCAGCAAATCCCCGGAGCTGGCGAAGCTAACCCAGTTGAAGGGCGCCATCACGCGCCAGTTGAACCGTATTGTCCGTGAAGCAAAGGAGAAAGACCGTGAGCAACATGAACGACTTGCGTGAACATCTGATGCAAACGCTGGCTGCTCTGCGTGACCGGGACAGGCCCATGGAGGTGGACCGTGCACGCGCCGTCGCACAGGTCGCCGCTGTCGCAGTGGAGACGGCCAAGGTGGAGGTCGAGTACATCCGTGCCACCGGCGGGAACAGTCGCTCTCCCTTCTTGACCCCCGTCGGAACACCAGAAATTCCCGCACCGGACAACGCGGGCTCAAACGAAGTCAAGCAGATCGGTAACGGAACCCGTAGCAGCACACAGCCGACCGCGACTGGAATCATCCACCCGCGCCCGGTGACCATGCCCTCCTTCGAAGTCTTTCCTATCAACAACTCAAGCAAGCGAATCGGTCCTTCAGTCGTCGTCCGGGCAGACGACATCAAGCGCGCAGAAGTCGCGGGAAAGTACTGGATGCGTGTGCTCGGACGAACCGTTCGCCATGTGCGGGCCGTGCCCTATCGACCGGAGCTCGATCCTGCGGTCCGCATGTTCATCAGGAGAAACTCATGCCCCTTGCAAGACGCGGTGAAGTCGTAACCGTTCAGCACAAAGACCGCGAGTACGTGGTCTTCTTGCGTGACGGAGATCCCCGACACGTTCGGGTCCGGTACAGCCAAACCGGGGTTGCCACTACCCTGCGCGTGATCTGGGATGCCTCCTATCAGCGCATGGGTCAGATCACCCGCGACGTGCTCGAACTGGCGCAGAGAAAGCTGGTTGTCGAGGCGCGCGCATGACATCCAACATTCCGAAGTTCATGTTGCCCAAGCCGATTAACCCGCGCAAGTTTCTTACACCTCTGCGCAGGGACCCGCGCACACGGTACACGGTCTATCGACATGGCGTGGCAACTCCGTTCGTCATCGCAGTGTCGTCGACGATGACGCGCTACAACTTCGTCAAAACCGAGACTGCGCCTTACGACACCTACATCGAAATCGGCCGCCGCGCGTTTGGTGTCAACCACCAGAAGCTGATGATCGATGGAACCGACATGCCCGAATCGTGGTTCATCGACATCTCACAGGGCGTGAAGTACTGGGAGGAAGACGAACGGGAGGCAGCGTGAACGAAGTCAAGTCTCTTGCATATCCGCCGCTCGGTGCTCACTGGAGCTATGGACCAGAGCATATGCGACGAATCTCCGCCGCTTCTGCGCGAACGCTATGCGGGATGTATCCGACTCCAAAGGTTGGCTACGAAACGCTCGTTGCGATCGCACCGGACGGTTTCGGAGGAAAGAAGCGCCTGTATGTCCAGAACGTAAGCGGCGACTTCTACATCGCAAGTTCGGACACCGTGATCAGCGACTGGCCTGATTCCTTTCAGGTCACGGTAAAGGAGGCTGGCTAATGGCACGACTTGCGGAACGACGCGTTGCCTCAACAAAGCAGCTACAGCAGATCAAGGACGTTACGCCGGAGATCGCGGAAGCCGTCCGCAATGTCTGGAAGACGGTACGCATGCGAGACGAGGCGCGCGAGGAGGTCAACAAGCTGATCGAAACACACGGCGTCGAGTTCCTCGGCGTTCATCGCCGCACTGGTGATGATGTCTACTACTGCAACGCCGGGGACTCATACGCCACCACGATTCTCTTTCGTGGCCTCTCTTTGATCGTCGGATGTACGGGCGATCTCGTCGAGTCCCGCCTGATCAAGGCGCCGCAGTCGTGATGACGGCTCCGGGCAGGGTGCGTCTCAGATGGGGAAAACCCAACAGAACGAATGCCTGGTCGTCTCCATGCGGTCGACTGGATCTCGAGCTCACCGCAACTCAGATCTTTTCGGTCAATCTAGTCGGCCTGCAAGATCAAGAAATCCGAAGGCTTTCCGAAGACCCCGATGTGAAGGATCAGACTGCGTTCTGGGCGGCCGAGGTCGTAGCCGCGCACCTGAGGGAGTACGGAGCCTGGAGCGAGGAGGAACTAAAGGACCATCAAGCAAACATCCAACGAACGCTCTGGACAGTCTGCTGCGAGTTGCGCGACAGCTACCGGTGCTGCTGGGTCTAACAAGCCATTTCAGGAAGAACAAAATGAGCCTCGACAACATGAACCAGGATGCCCTCAACCGACACAGCGACGCGCTGTTCATTCAGGAAGGCGCGTGTAATCTCAGCGGCGTTGCGCGCTCGCTGGTCCGCGCAATCAACCAGTGTCAGCATCAGGAAAACATGGGCACGCAGCAGGTCCGTGATGACGCAGCCATCCGGATGATCGTTCACCAGATGGCGTTCCTCTGCAATGTGGGTGAGATCGACAACTTCAGCAACGACCTCTACGGCAAGCTCCAGCAGGAGTGCAAGGAGAAGTCGGAGGCGACCAACAAGAAGCTCGCGGAACAGAAGGCACAGGCGAAGGCCGCGGAGGCATCGTGAGCCGGCGGGCCAAGTTGAACCGTTCTCCGGTCTGGGCGGACCCTTACAAGGCCGAGGTGATCAAGTCGCTGCAGCAGTTCTCGATTCGTCACAACACCTTCAAGGTCTTCTGCGACTTCATCGAGATGTCGGCGTTGGCGCTCAGCAACAAGTTCGACCTGATCAACTACGACAGGCGGGAAAAGCGGTATCTGGAGATCGTCAAGAACTACAAGAAGGAGGAGCTGGATCTGTTCGCGCGGACGCTCGGTCAACTCCAGGCGTGCTATCAAGCAAGGCTCGACCTTCTAGGCGACGCAGGCTTGAGGGAATCGGTCGACAGCATCGGAGACGTGCTCGGCCAGATCTTCATGGCACTTGATCTCGGGAGCGAACGCGCGGGGCAGTTCTTCACGCCCTCCGAGGTTTCCCTGATGATGGCCAAGATGGTCACGGTGGGCGATGGTTCTGACATCCGCAAACGGGGATTCATCACCATGGACGAGCCCGCGTGCGGATCCGCCGGCATGGTCGTCGCAGTCGCGCAAGCCATGCATGAGGCGGGCCTGAACTACCCCACTATGTTGCATGCGACCTGCACAGACATCGACCCGACCTGCGTGCACATGGCGTATGTCCAACTGGCGCTCCTTGGCATCCCTGCGACGGTGATTCACGGCAACTCGCTGACGCTCCAGACTTGGGACGTCTGGCATACGCCTTCGCACTATCTGTGCGGCTGGCCGAATCGCTTCGAACGGAAGCGTGTCGGCGAAGCCTGCTCTAAGCTGATTGAATTTATGCGGTCAGCTGAGAAGGTGGGGCCGGACATAGTTGAGAAGGAGCCTCTGCCGGCATCTGATCCTGTAACGGTTCCGGGGTAGTACCTTTGGTCAAATGAGGGGCGGTCGGGACCACCGTGTCACTTGAGGGGTGCCGTTTGCATTGTAGTTGGTGACCCCGCCGAGGCTGCGGCAGCTGGTCGCGCTGCTCGTGCGAAGTCATACACGTTGCGCTTGCGCATGCGGTCGAGTTCAGCCATGCAGTACGCGTAACGTTGCTCGCGCGTGCGGAAGTGCTGCATAGGGCGTCGCGGACCAAAGCCGTGGCCGTTTCTCGTTGACCAGAACCATACGGTGTACCACCTGCCAAGTTCGCTGTCGTCACACAACCCCTCGTAATGCTTTTCGCACAGCTCTTCATTCGAGAAGTCTTCGGGGGCGTTGCGGTGACGCACATAGGTGCCCAGGACGTAGCGTGCGCCAGATGGGCGACCGTACTCATCTGTCAGATCGAAGTCATGGGAATGAGAACTGCTTGCGCCATGCGCAATCAAATACGGCGCTTGTGCCATATGTATTGTTCCAGATTGAGGGATGAAACTGTTGTTGATTCCGCCCCTGTATCCGTCGCAATCAGAAGCGCAGCACTCGTGAAAGCGATCACATGAGCAGCCGCGAACCTAAGCCCCGCGCGCCAGACACTGTGGTCAAGCTCGTGTTGCTCAAGGTCCCGTTTCAGCTTGGTGTGAAAACTTTCCATGCCCCAATGCTAGGGCGCGCGTGTGCGCGTGACCCCTCCCATTGCAGGAGGGTGCGGCACACTGCCGCACCCTTGACTTTCACACTTCCTCAATCTCAGGAAGTGTGAAAACGCCAGCTTTTCCAATATCAGGGAGGATTTTGGAGAGTCGCTTACATGGGTTTCAAATCGGTCCACGATCCATTGCAACACGGGATTGACTTCACAAACGCCATTGTCCGTTCTGTGGACTAGAGGGCTCACGGCATAATGCCCAGACCCCGGGAGGAGTCTGGGCTCTTATGCCGTCAGTTTGATCAGAGCAAACCAGCGTACTCTTTCAGTGCCGTGCGGACTTGTTTCTCGGTTTCAGCGCGGTCCTTCCGTTGTGCATCGGACATCGGCTCGTCGACCACCGTGGCGTCGTAGAGTTTGACCATCTCCTGCCAGATCTTGAGCATCGATTTCTGCGTCTCGATCCACACGCCGTACAGGAACTCATGCGCCACGATCACGACGTGGAAGCTGTCCATCAGCTCGCGAAGATGCTTGACGAACGCCCGTGCCACCGCTTGCTGCGCCACGAGTACCTTGCCCTGCTCGGTTTCCGAGGTCAGCCGATCGATCTTCATCGACACCGTGTTGAGGTGCTCCGTCATCTGCTCCAGTGCCTGCTGGGCCTGCCGCATGGACCGTGCTGCACCCGCAACTCCAATAAGCGTTTGCGCACTCACGACCGTACTCTTGAGCGCCGAGATGTCTTTCGGGATGCTCGCGTACTGTCCAGTATTGACAGATGTCTTAGCCTGCTTGATGGCGTCGTACCGACCCTTGGTGAGCTCGAGGGCGTTACGTGCCGTCAGACTCGACATCGTGCCGCTACCGTCCTCCTGGGTGCTGAGTTGTGTGTCTAGCTCCCTGGCGAACCCTTCGAGATCCTGGTGCATGGCTTGACCCGACGCATCCATCGCCTCGGCGCGCTTGCTTTCCTTCTCGTACCACGCCACCAAGGACGCCACGCCCTTCTCGATGATCTCCGTGTAGTCGCCCTTGTCGAACGACTGGCTCAGGCTCACCATCGCCTTGCTGTACTCGGAGTTGGCGTCGAGAATCGCGCGCGTTTGTGCTGGCGAATCCGCCATCAGCTTCGAATACAGATTCTCCTCGTACCGCTGACGGAGGTGTTCCGTTTGGAGGATCTGGGCGAGACGTTCGATGCCATCGGCGAGCTTTCTGCCCTGCTCTTCCACGGCGCTCAGATGGGCTTCGTCGAACTGCTTGCCGTCGCCTCGCAGCCAGCCGATGAAGCGCTTGATCATCTCGACCGATTTGCGAATCAGCTTCCTGATCGTGTCCCACACGGTGCTGACAATGCCCTCGAGAGCGACGCGCGTTCGTTCGCTCTTCGTGCCCCCGCTGAATTGCAACGAAGCAAAGTGGCTACCGCCGAGCACGGAGTCCGCCTCAAGGGCAATGCCTGTGGTCAACGTACCGCTTTGCATCAACTGACTACGCACGGATACCAATGTCGCTAGGTGCGACTCTAGGGCGAGCAGGTCGCCCTTCTCAAAATCCGCCTTGATGTTCTTGTCTCGGAAATAAGAGGGAAACAGGAGTACAAGCGCCTGTCTCCCCTGGGTATTGATCCGCTTAACCCTTACGGGAAAAGTGAACTTGGGATGGGTTGTTCATCAAACGATTTCTATTTCCCCGTATCCAAAGCTGGTGGCCCAATGGGCCCATGCAGGATCGCGACGCTCGGACACCTCCGCGACATTCAGTCCTTCCAAGGCCGCCATCTCCTCCTCAAACTCCTGCTCGACGATCTGCTCGGTCGCCACCTTGTAGCTGTGTTGCTCAACAGGGGACATGTCTTGCATTGCCTCGGCCGCGATCAACTGCGTGTTCTCGAACCCCAAGATTTCGTCAACCTGCTCCCGGCTCCAGTGCATGATGTCGATCGTGCGGCTGGAGATGTTCGGCTCCTCGCCCGTGTCGAGGACGATGTCGTACACGTAGACGTCCTCGTCCTGACCGAGACGCTTGCAGCGGGCCACGGCCTGGTCGTACTCAAATGAGCGGAACGGCGAATTGAACATGACCATCGTGTTGGCCATGACGAGCGGCACGGCCGACGAAAGCGATTGATACGTCGCAATCATCGGATTCGCGTCTTCGTTCTTGCCGAACTCCGTGACCATCTGGGCGAGTTCGTTGTTCGTCTCGCCATAGACACGCAGCGGACCGTATCCACGCTGCTTCAGGTAGTCCGCGGCCGCATCGACCGCCGTCACATAGCTCGTGAACATCAGCGTCTTCTTGAGGCCCGTGTCGATTTTCTGCTCGAGTCCCATGTACGGGATCATGTCGATCACACACTGCGCCCGCTTCCGCCCAAGGATCCGGCCGAGCGCCTCACCCTGCACTTTCAGCTTGTGGTACTTGACGACCGACTTCGATGTCTTGAAGTCCCCCTTCAGGTCCTTTGGCAGGGCCGGGATGATGACCTTCTTCTCGTAGTTGTTGCAGTAGGTCGCCGCATCCTTCATCAGAGACGGGTCATAGCCCTTGCGGATCAGCTTGATGTTCTTCTCGTACGTCTTGAAGGCATCCTTCTGCTCGGACGTCACCAGCGTCTTGTAGAAGTAGCTGAGCGCATTCTCGAACATGCGCTCATACATCCGCATGTTGCTCGTATAGTGCTTGATGCGTTCGTCGATGAAAGAGCGCATCTCGCTGCGAATCGACGCGAGCGTGTACTGGTCGCCGTTCGGGATCTTGATCTTGGATTCCGGGTGATGCACGGAGATCTTCACCACGTTGTTGCTGTCGACCTTGTAGGTGACCTTGCCCAGCCGGTGCGAGAGAATGTCGTTCGCACGAGCGCTCGCCTTGCCGTAGATCGCCCGGAAGCGTGCCTGAGCGTCCGGATCGAACAACGGGTCGATCGTCCTGAAGAGCGGTGCCATCTCCCCGCCAATCGCCTTCACGGGCGTGCCCGACTCCCACAGCACGAATTGACAGCGAGTGAGCGCGCACAGATCGATAAAGAGCTGCGTGCGCAGTGCCGACTCTTCGTTCAACCCGTGCGACTCGTCCAGCAGGATGACGGGCTTGTGCCAGCTCTGCGTCTTCGCGAACTCCATAAACCGCTGGAGTGATTCCGGCGAGTCGTAGTGGACGATGTAGTACTTCTGCTTCGGCTTCGGCGGCGTTCCCATCTTGGAATGCCAGTACGGCTGCGGGCGCTTGAACTGCGTGACGATCGTCTCTTCCCAAACCTTTTTCACAGCGCGGCTGGGACAGACGATGATGACGACATCCGCGTGCAGCTGGAGACCGAGCGCGATCCCCATATAGGTGTTGTGCGTAACGATAAAGTCGTCGGTAACGTACAGGCGCTCCTCGTCCGACACCGCAATGCACTGGGCGGGCTTCTGGCCAACATATTCGATGCTGTCAATGCGCAGTTTCAGATTCTCGCAGTACTGGTTGCTGTTGTTCAACCGCTCTTTCTTCCGAGGAAGGGTGAAGAGGTCCTCCGGGTACTTGTGGCGGATGCTGATCGTGAAGCACGTCCGACCATAGTCCTTCTCGCCCCGGTAGGTGAACTGCTTACGCTTGATACGGAGGCTTGCCATGCCGCCCAGCGAGCGAACCAGATACTGAACAGCCTCCGCAAGATCGAGACTCGTGCTGGTGAAGCTTGCGCCGCCCGTGAGTTCGCTCGTGCCGTCGGAATCGAGTAGTCCGTTAAGCAGATCGAGACGCTGTTGTCGGTTGCCAAGTAGATATTCATCAGGAACAAACTTCTCGTGCGCGCGCTTCCCTGCCAGCCCCACCTTCCGGATCTTCACACTTAGCGAGTTAGCTCGCTTACCCTCACCTTCGTACGCACCGTTCAGAGCGAACGACTTCCCATTGTCAATCCATTCACCCACCCGCATATCGACATCGAGACGGGACCGTACCTTCTCCCTAATAAACTCTTCGGGCTTCGTAATCACGACACGACCTTTGCCGGAAATGCAGCCGTCGCCAAGAATCACTCCGAGCAGATAGGGGTCGATAGGCAGGTCCACTGCCGGCCCGTCCTCCGCCTCTATTAGCGGGATGTATGCCCTCATGTCAGCAAAGGACGTCGACTCCATGATTTCCTTCGTGGTGCGGACGTGCCAGTAGCCTTTCCTACGTTCATGGCGAAGATGGACTTTCCAAAGGTGGTCAGCAGAAGCCTCAACACTGCGTCCATCACTAAACGTGATGCGGTACATATCGATCGTGCCTTGCGGATAGACGCCGGTAACAGTCGTCACTGTTCCTTTCGGTGTAACGACTTCAGTGCCGACGCGCATAGCACCCATGGTCGACCAACCGCCAGGTGTCTTGATAAGCGCGTCGAGGGCTAGGCTCTTCCCGGTACCAGGCCCTGCGCCGAGCATGGCGCCTCTCAGACCGAAGCGTGGCACCATCTCATTGAACCACGCGAAGAACCCGTCCTGGTGCTCCAGCGGGCTCCATTTGAGCTGGCTGAGCTGAGACTTATCCAGAATGTCCGGGTGCTTGATGATGGTCGTCTTCATCCACGTGTGTTCGTAGATGCCCTCGACGACCTTCTTCAATGCGCGGATGTTGTGCCCTTTCTTCTTCTCGTTGACGATGCGGGTGAACGCATAGACCACGTCGGGCGCGAAGAACCTGTTAAATACAACGTCCGACGGGGTTACCTTGGTGAACATGTTGTCCACGATCTTGCTGGTGCCCCACACCTCGAAGATCGTTTTGGCGACCGAGTCGCCGGGCAAACCTGAGACCTTGATTAAATCGCCTGATTCTTCAACCCGAATGAGACCGATCAGCCGTTGTAGTGCCGAAAACATGGCGTCGTCCTATGATAAAAAAACAGACTGCATAAAAGGAATTGCCCAAGGGACCCCTACAAGTGCTAGGGTTCCCTGGGCTCATCCCTCAACAACGGAACTGCTTGTTACACAAGATTAGGCGGCCTCGTCGAAGGCCCAGAACGGCGTCTCGTCATTTGATCCAATCGGACCACCCCCAACCTTCTTGCGTGTCGTGTCCACGCCATTGACGTCGAACAAGATGCCGAACTTCGAGAACGGCAGCACGCAGAAGAGATCGCGGTGATCGGTCTGACCGATGATGCGGTGCTTGCCTCGCTGGATCGTGAGGAAGCTTTCGTTGTTACTCTTCTCGATATGGATGAAGATCTCGAGGTCCACTTCCTGGTCGATCTGTTTACAGCCGCGGTAGTAGCCCTTGCCAACCAGTTCCTTCACAAAGTCGCTCTTGCCGTCGCGGATCATCTGCTTAGCGTCGGTGGAGAGCTGGTGCGGTGTGACGAAGGCGATCTTGCGCGGCGAGCAGAAGTTACGAACGCGGCGGTAGAGGTCCTGCACGTCAGTGCCGGTCGGTCCTTGCAGGCAGCCCGTGGTCGGCATCATCGGCAGGTAGTCGACCATGCACATATGGATCTCGTAGCCATCCGCTTCCAGCTCGAGAATCTTGTTGCACAGATCCTTGTACGTCCACTCCGACGGATTGACGCGCAACATCTTGATCTCGTAACCGTTAACCCGCATGCGCTCCTGCACGTATGCGGCGATCTTCGTGATGTAGGCGTCCAGCTCTTCCGGCGACATCGCCTCGAAGTCTTCCTTGGTCTTCTTGACGATCTCGGCTTCGCGGCCATCGAAAGCCATCAGCACTTCGTACATGTATTGAAAGTTCAGCTCGAGATCGTCCTCAAAGGAGATCCGGAGCAAGAGCGGCTTCTTCGTCGCGTCGATCATTTCCGGCTCATTGAAGAGCGCCACGCCGATAAACGCGCCGAGGCTGAAGCCCGTCTTGAAGTTGTGCTGCAGTGCGCCGATCACCGTTTGCTGGCCGCGACGAAAACCACCACGCAACATTCGGTTCACGCCCTGCCAGCCCGTCCTCAAAATCCCACCACCGTTCTCGGTCTTCTGCACTTCGCTGAAGATATGCTTCACTTCGTCGATACGTGACAGATCGACCTCGGCGACGATCGCCGGATCCTTCGCGGTTGCATCTACCTGATACGGTTCCAGCTCCGAGCACACCTCAGCCACGAACTGCTTCATATTCGTGACCTGCGTGCGGTTGAACCGCAGCTTGTTTGACGCCTGGAAGATGATCTCCTGGATCTTCTGCTCGCGGAAATACTCGTTCAAAGACCGACGCAGATTGACCGCCGTCTTCTTGATCTTGCTTTCCGTCAATTCCCTTTCGATGCCTTCGACGAACGACTCGTAAAGCTTTTCGTCCTCGCCGCAATCCACCTTCAATTGTTGAAGTATTTCGTTCGGCTCGTACTCGTGATCGAGCGGGGCTTCGCACATTGAGAGCGCGGTCTTCTTCAGAGCAGCGGTTATATCGCGCTCATGATCCAGACCGATGGCCAGTTGTGGTTCCTTTATCTCGTTGATGATGCTCCTGACGAGAGCCCCCGAATTCTCATGGGCGCCCGGCAGCTGGCTCTCGCGGAACATGAGAGTGATGCACTTAACCAGCAGCAGTTTGTGGTTCATGTTTGTAAATACTGTGAGAAAGCTTTTTCTGGGTCATAGAAAAGACCCAGTGACTTTTTTATTTACTGGTCCCTCTATTCGCTGGAGCAAACAAAGTGTCCAATGCCCGCCCACTCAAGCAGGTGATCCTCATTCCCTATTGGGTGCATGAGACGCTCGCCCGCAACAAACTGCCGCTGTCGGAGTGCTTGAACTTCGACGCCCTCAAGCCGCTTTCGAGCGTCAATGATCTGGTGTGCTTCTTGGGAATGCAGAAGTACTGCTCTCAGCTCATGGGAGTCGAGGGCGGCGACTGGAGTTTGCTCTTGCAGTGGGTTTCAAGTGCTCATGGTCAGAACAAGGTGTTCTTCGAGCAAACGATTTGTCCTCTGGAGCGTTCACTCAACGTCCAGGCGGAATTGCAGGCACGGCTATTTGCGCCGGAGTCGCGCATGCCTCACCACGCAGAACCCTTTTATATCTATGACATCACACGCGAAGTCGCGGGTGTCGTGATTAATCCGGGTTTCTTCACGCAAGAGGCCGGCACAGAAGGTTATCAGGCCGCGCTGATCGTGCAGATCCTAAAGGTATTGTATGCGTACAACGCATATCACGAGGTGGCAGCGACACCTCTGTTCAAGCGTTATCTCGATCTGTTGTCTGCAAAGCAGTTGACGGTTTGAGGTCAACAAGCCCCAGTAGTCTCTTTTTTAACTGTAACGGTTAGGATCACTCATGACCACTCTGTTCGCAAACAAGAACCGCGGCGGCGTGCAGCCGATGACACAACTGGACACCATCGTCCAATCGCTGCGCCATGAACAACACGATCGCGGCGTCGCATTCGCTTCCCCGCAAGTCTCGCGTGCTGCTTTCGCGATGGAAGGCATCAACGACACGATGCAAAGCGAGCTGAACAGCTCGGTGCAGTCGCTGAACGCCGCTCTCGAGCACATCGTGTCGGAACACGGCCTGCGCGACCTCACGCAAGCTCAGAAGGACGCAGCGCTGGCAGCAGCGACGCTCTCCGGCGACATCACCGGCGCGCTGCACGCGACCATCAAGCACGATCGCGTCTCGACGGAAAGCATGAAGTTCATCGTCCCGCAGGGCGAAGACAAGATGCTCGAGCGCATCAAGCCGGCGCTGGAAGCGTACGACGAGAAGGAAAACAAGAACGCGGTGGTCTACTCCGTCGCGTACAACATGCAAGCCGCTCGCCAGGATGAATTCGGCGAAGCGTTCTACCCGACCGTCGTCGTGACGCCGGACCAGGTGGGCTACACCGTTTCGATCCGCTTGATCGAGGTGTACAACGAAACGAAGCGTCCGATCTCGGGCGCACCGACGGCCAACTTCGGCCGCCGCAACATCGTGCAGGCTGTCATCGATCCGACGATCCTGCGCAACGACCAGACGAAAATCGTCCCGGTCGTGAACGACGAAGCGACCGCAGCTGGCTATTTCGTGCCGGCAGCAGCTGTCGCACCGTACAGCGTGATGCTCTCGGACGACACCGCTGTCTCGACCGCACCGCTGGCAATCGGCAAGAAGTTCTCGCTGCTCGGCATCTCGCAAACCGAAGCGCTGCTCGACACCGGCCTGCTCGACGTCACCGACGCGATCGACACGCAGCTCGCGCTCGACGCCGTGTACGTTCAATTCACGACGGGTGGCGCGACGCCGACGACGGAAGTCGTGAAGTTCAACACCCGCCAGCTGCCGCTCGCGACGTTCAACTTCGCGGTGCAGGCGACGTACCGTCAGATGAACCTCCAGTACGAGACCCAGTCTCTGCTGATCGGCCCGAACACGGTTCTGGCTGACGGTTCGGCATCGACGATCCTGTCGGCAATCGTGTCGGGTGGGTACGAAGCGCGCATTGGTTTCTCGGTGTTCGGCTCGATCAACCTCGAACTCGGCAACACCGAACTGAACGCATCGAGCGTGTCGGTTGCAACGATCAAGAACAACAGCGATGCGACGCTGGACCTCTCGACGGGCACGGGCGCGACCCTGGCTGCGCTGATCGCGAACGCGAAGGTCATCGGCTACGATCTCGACGCACGTCGTACCAACAGCAACCGCCGTCAGCGCGGCCAGCTGCTGAACACGAACTTCTACAACCAGGTGTACACGGTGCCGCTGCTGGCTCCGATCACCATTCCGCGTCCGATGCAAACGGGCGACTCGAACGATTCGTCGGATCTGGCTGCGCTCATCACCACGACGCGCATTCGTACGTCGAACGCAGCGGTCGACGAGCTGCTCCGCGTGCAAGACCTGCTCGCAGAAACGACCAGCGCACTGAACACGTCGGCCACGCCGAACAGCGCGCAAGATACGCCGGAAATCATGGGCGTGTCGCGTTTCGTGGTTCAGCCGGCTTACATGTACAAGCCGCTGAACATCAGCACGTCGCTCGACTCGCTGTCGGCTCACCAGCGTGCTGCGGACATCCAGGCTACCCTGGTGAACGCACTGCGTGACATGGCTTACACCCTGTACGTCCAGTCGGGCTACAAGGCAGCAGCCGATGCACTCGCTGGCGGCGTCGCACCGGTTCCGACCGTGATCATCGGTACGGATCCGTACATCGCGCGTTACCTGATGGTGACGGGCGACCTGCGTACGCTGGGCGGTCAGTTCGACGTGAAGATCGTGTCGACGCTCAACGAGCGCATGTCGGGCAAGATCGTGATGTCGTTCGGCGACTTCTCGGCAGAGCGTGCTGGCGTGCCCAACCCGCTGCACTTCGGCAACATGGCGTGGAAGCCGGAATTCACGGTCGTGCTGCCGATGATCCGCAACGGCGCGCAGTCGAAGGAACTGACGGTCCAGCCGTCGTTCCTGCACATCACGAACCTGCCGGTGATGGGCGTGATCGACGTGACGGGTATCAGCGCGGCTGCGGCTTCGAAGGTGCCGGTCAACTTCCATACCGTCTAAGGACGGGTTGGCGGGTGAGTGACGTAGGTGACTCGTTTCACTAGGGTCACCACCCGGAGCAGCAAGAAGGTCACTGGGGCTGATGGTCCTCCTGGGTTCTTCGGGACCTGGGAGGACCATTTATGCCGTTTGCTTTCTTTTCGCTTTCGAAGCGGCCTTACCTTCGGAGAGAACAACGCCTTTTGCGATCGAAGGAGGACTTCGAAGCCTCCCTTATTAATAGAGCCTCGGAGTTGAAAACGATCCGATTCTAGACCTTTTTAATCAGGACAAGCCGGCTACCGATCTCCTAGTGGAAATCGTTGGCTTCTTCGAAACTACAGTTCACGGGAAGTTTGAGAATCTCATTAGTACCGGGGGGTAGTGTAGGTGTACGGGGCTGACGCCCCTAATACCCTACTATGACACCTAGCTATGAGAAATCCTGGCAGGTGGTGACTAAAATATAGGCCGACCGCGGATTAGGTCCCGGCCAAAAAATTGGCGAGAAATTTTCTCTATAGGGGGGTCGCAGGGGGCCAGACTCGAATGGTAGGCTCACTCTCACACGCACGTTTGGAGAGGGCAATGGACCATCTTCTGGAGCAAATCGCAGCAATCATAGCGATCGCAACCGGAGTGGGGATGTTCAAGCGAGAGCACCTCAGAAACTGGTTCACTCTCGGACGTTTCGTACTCAGCGTGGCAGTCGTGGTTGGGTGTGTGTGGGCATTGGTTATTCTGGCGATCAGCGGCAACGACATCAGTCATTACACGCGTGCGGACATATTACGTACTGTAATCGCCGCCGTACTTCTGGGTGGCACGGCCTTCCTGACGGTGCGTGATCTATGGAAGCCAAGGATGCGCACCCCTGAGCAAAGACGCAACCGCAGGGTCTTCTACACCTGGATGCTGCTGTGGGTGATCGGATCCTCGGTGCTGATGCTGGCGTATTTGAAGTTTGGCGTCTGCGCCGACATTCACAATGCCGAGTCTGAGCCAATGGGCTACTCGCAGTCTTGGTGGTGCCGGCATCTCTAGCCGTCGTCGACACCGCGACTAACCGATGACCGATCTGGCTGCGTAGCTCAGCCTTGGAAAGCCTTCGTAACGGTGGCCTACTCATAGTCTGCGACGGCACGGGCCGTCGCTTTATGCCGTCTCAATCAAATCTCGGTTACATATTACCTACCCGACGAAGGAATAAAGGAGTTTTAGTTTCAATCGAATTTGGGCGGGAGGAAATACGGAGACGCGGCAAGCAACGCGATTAACCAATCGCGAGAAATAAAGCAATGGGATTTTCTCTATGTCACTTGACCATTTCATTCCCGATACGTTGTTTGGGAAGGTCGAACTTTGTCAGGTCGGCCTGGGTCATTTAAGCGCAAATCGGAAAGACGAACTATTCGAGCGGAAGGTTCAGTATTACAACTTCCTTTCCAGACCGGTTACCGTCCTTGAGCGGTCCGGGATGCAGTGGGAGTTCCCCGCGATCCCGGACGTACAGCGCGCGAGCTTCGCTATCCAGACGGAATGGAAGATCCACAAGGACTTGCATCGGGAGTTCTTCGCATGGATCAAGGTCGTTCGGGAAAACGAGTCGAAACTGATCCGAGACCTGCGGGAGATTGCGGCACGCCATCAACCAACAGTATACGAACAGTACCTGCTCTTCAGAACCGAGCGCACTTTGTCGTTAGACGACCTGGAGCGGTATCGGGGCGAGATCTATGACCATGACCACGATGTTGTCGTCTCGCTCTACCGTGGGCTTGAATCGGGTCCACATCCTTTCTCTGAAATGGGACGTGCACTGGCCCTATTAAACGAAAATGCAACACGCAATGAACAGGAGACATTCTCGGAAACGATCAAGATCGTGGATAATACCGGTCAGTTTGGCGACCGCTTTATTAATCGAAATGGCAATATCTACCGCATCCAAGGCACGCACGACTCTTCGCGTGAGGAGGGTGTATGGGTGATCCGCAACAAGCCGTTCGAAAACACACGTCTACCTTCGACTGTTGGCTGGCGGCGTTACACGCTGCAAGAGGCCGACGAACTACTCGATCTATACAAAACTTACGCAGAAGCTGAACATTGTGGTGATGGGGAAACAAAGCGTAAGCAAGAGCTGCTCGCACAAGAGGAGCGGTTGATCCGTGCCCGCAACGAGCTCAACGAGCAGAAACTCGCCCACCAGAAAGCACAGCACGAATGGGAACTCGAAAAGACCAAGCTCCAGCGTGAATTCGAACGCCAGCAGGCCGCATACGCTGATGAAGCGTATCGGACCAAGATGGAATTGGAGCGTTTAAAGGCCTATTACGAGCGGCAAATGTACGACGCGAAAATGAGCCAGGAAAGAAGAAAAGAAACTTCTGAATGGCTCAAGCAACTGCCGGCCATTCTCGGTGCATTAGGCGTTGCCTGGCTTGCGTATAAAACCGCGACCGTCAATGCAAATAAACAAGCATAAGCGTGATTAAGAGGAAAGAAGAATATGGATGCCGAAATCGAACGATTGATGGACAGTCACATGCCGAAGATCAACCCTCAGATTGCTGAGGGTCTCGCTGTTTCTCATATGCAGGAAATTCACGTCGTCAAGTACATCGATTCGGTCTTTCGATCCGCAGCTAAGGGCTTCCCGGAGGGATTGACGTACGAAGGCTGCAAGCGCTGTACGCCGCCGGAAGAGCTCAACGAAGCGTCCCGCAAGAAGGGCAACAACAAGCGCATGTATGACGTCGCGCAGTCGGACTTGTACATGGTGAACTACATGTTCACGTATCGCGGCGAGAAGATCGATCGCTACATGTACCTGCCGTTCGTGCGGGATGCGGGCTCGATCTTCGTGAGTGGTTCGCGTTTCAACATCGTGCCGGTTCTGTCCGATCGTGTGATCAGCGTCGGAACGAACACAGTCTTCGTGCGGCTCCTGCGTGACGTGTTGACGTTCGAACGCGTGCCGCAGAACTTCAATGCGAATGGTCAGCGCGAGCAGGCAAACGTTGCCTGGGCCATGATCTATCACAAGTCGGCGAAGATGAAGAAGATCCGCCCGACCGTGAAGGCGCATTCGACCATGATGCACTACTTGTTCTGCAAGTACGGCCTCATGAAAACGTTCGAGATGTTCGGAGGATGCACGCCAGTGGTCGGCGGGGTCGAGATCAACGAGCACACCTATCCTGCGGATCAGTGGGTCGTCTGCAGCAGCACGCAGATCAAACCGAAGGGCTTCGGCCGTGCTCTGTACGAACCTTCGAACCTGCGCATCGCGGTCAGGCGCGAGGACTATGAGCGCACGATGGTTCGGAACATGATCGGCGGATTGTTTTATGTCGTCGATCATTTCCCGTCGCGCGTCAAGCCGGAGTACGTCAATAACACCGACCCGAAGTACATGGACAACACGCGGACCTGGATCATCCTGATGGGTCACGTGCTGTTCTCCGGGAGCCTTCCTGAAGGTCGTCTCGCCGATGACGTCGAAGATCACATCCGCTCGCTGGACGAGTACATCGATAGCATCGTCCTGATGAAGTTCAAGGAGATCGGGATCGCTGCAACGGATCTCTATCAGTTCTTCGCGATCGTGATCGAGAAGATCAGTGACTGGCTCTTCAAGGCGTCGGACAAGGTCAACAGCCTCTACGACAAGGAGCTGTCGATCCTCTACTTCGTGCTGAAGGACATCACCACCGAAATCTTCAAGCTGTATTTCAAGTTGAAGGCCGCGTCGAAGAAGGAACTGACGAAGAAGGACATCGAGGACCGGATGAACAAGACCATCAGTACGGGTCTGATCTACCGGATCACGAAGCAGCACGCGGAAGTGGTCAACATTGCGAGCTCGGGCGACAACAAGGCGACCAAGATCACAGGCTGGATGATTCCGCAATCGAGCAGTTCACGTCAGGGCGGCCGTAAAGACCGCGCGAACCTCGACGATCCGACTCGCTTCCTGCACGTCTCGTTCGCCGAAGTCGGCGGATACAGCAATCTCCCGAAAGCAGCACCGACCGGCGACTCCCGCATCTCGCCGTGGGTGCAACTCGACCCGTCTGGTCTCGTCCTGCGGAACCCGCGCCTTGCCCCGCGGCTCGATAGGATCCAGGAAGAAATCAGGCGTCGGCGCTAATCGAATCAAGCAGCAACACAAAAACTTCAAAGCAAACAAGGAATAAGCGATGTATCCCAACCACCAAATGCACCTGCCGGTGAGCGCTGACATGATTCAGCGTCCGTTTCTCAGTTTCTCGGTACAGAACCCCCCGTTCGTACCGCAGATCCAGATCGAGCCGTGGCTGACCGGCTACGTGCCGCTGGTGGCAGGAATGGCCGCCGGTGAGATTCAGAACCTGGCGGAATCCAATCCGCTGCGCCGGTTCTTCTTCAATCTGTTCTCGAACAACGCCTTCGCGAACGATGAGTTCACGGCGCTGGTGAAGGGCATTCTCGACTACGTGGTGCTGTCGCTCGCAGAGCGGCCGCAGATGCGCCCGGAACAGGTTATCGAGACGTCGGTGTCGCAGATCATCGAGCTGATGGTGGCCACGATGATCAAGGTCTACCCGCCCCTGCGCAACTACATCCCGCCGCAGTCCCAGCCCGCGTTCGACAACCATATCCGCAGCTTCGACGCAATCTCGAACAAGATCGCGCAGTTCCGCAATCAGTACGGCTTCTTGCAGGCTCCTCCGGGTCAGCAGCAGCAACAGGCGTTCGGAGGCGGCTACGTGCCGCCTCAACAGGGATATGTTCAGCACCATCCGGGCGGCGATCCGCGCTTCGGTAACGCTGGGCATCACCCGTATCAGCCGCAAGGCATGACGATGCCGCAGCAAAACGGCAGCATCTTCAACAACGGCGGGATGAGTGTGCAGCAGCCGGTGGGTCCGCAGGGTCGCAGCATGGGGGACCGCTACGCGAACATGCCCGACATGGCAACCCCCGCAGCGCCGCCCGCACAGTCGTATCAAGCGCCGGTCGCTACGGTCGCGCAGGAGACCATCACGATGTCACAACAACAAAACGCGGACGGTCCGCTCGAGGATGCAGAAACAACCAGCCTCAAGTGGACCCGTTCGGATCATCAACCGTATCACCCCGCCTATAACCCGGTCACGCACCAGCTGTTCTATCAGCGGCTCGCCAACGGCACGGTCAACGCGGTGATCAAACAACGTGAGAACATCATGGACTACGATCGTCACAAAACCAGCAGCGTCTTCGGTCCGATTCCGCCGGCTTTGGATCTGGCCAACACGGATCAGGTGATGCAAAACCTGAGCCAGGGTCTGAAGGAAATCGCGGAAGAGAAGGAAGCACGGCGCGAAGAAGAGACGCCGAAGTTCGCCACGCGTGTGCGCGCGGCCTGGTACGCGGACACGTCGGTCGAATCCTGCTGGCTGAAGGGCGCGATCGAATGGGCGAAGTCCACGGAAGACGGCAAGCGTCCCGACATCTTCCGTCAATACGGCCAGGTGGTCGATGCGACGATCAGTCTCGAAGACGAAGCGCACTTCATCGAAGAGTTCCGCGATGCAGGAACCTTCATCCAGCTGAAGGAATTGCTCGACGATGCGTACGGTGAAGCTTCGACTTCGCTCTGGTACAAGGCCAATGCTCGCGCGACCGACATGGTCAACCGCGTGCTTTCCCTGAATCTGGCGCTCTCGGGCGTGTCGATCGACTCGTTCGTGCACGACATCGACGAGTTGATCCAGGTGCTGCGCGACGGCTACGGCGATACGATCCTGAAGGCGTTCGTCCGCAATCAGCGTCGTCTCATCACGGCCACGTTCGAAGCGTTGCCGGACGAAGTGCAGGAGCAATTGACCCTGGATCTGATCGAAGACGTGAAGATCGACGGCGAAGAGCCGAAGCTCGCGTTCCTCACCTCGAACGTCAGCTTCACGTACCTGAACTGCTTGTCGCACGAGCTCTGCATCGAGTTCGCGAAGGGCGAGACGGCTGTGATCATGAAGTCGGTCTCGCCGGTGTTCCATCAGCTCGTCAAGGACATCATGGACGAAGGCGAAACGTTCACCACGACGGTCGATCGTCAGCTCGTTCAGACGCTCGACGGCAAGATCCTCGAAGTCGATGTCGGATTCATCGGCGAGGAAATGTACGTCGTTCGCCTCGTCAAGTAAGGAGCGTTGATGGCTTATTCCTCTAGCGACTTTCAGGGAGACGTCATCAACCACTTGCTCGAGCTGGAGCTGCTCCCGCACGAGCTTGCCGATGACGAAGACGCTGAACGAAGCGCGAAGCTCGTGAAGGACGTGATTTCCGATCTGTTGATCGACAGTCGACGCGTTGGTGACGCACTGAAGTTCCATGATGAGCTGTTGGAGTCTGTCGAAACCCTCACGGGCATCGCTGAGCAGCACGGCGTGATTGCGCTGGCTAACGTGAACTACTTGCAGAGCGCAATTCTGCGCGATACCAATATCGAACTGGCATCCACGGACAAGGGTCAGCTCGACATGCTGCGTGGTTTGCCGTCCGGCGAGCAGTGGTTGAAGCACGTCACGATCGTTGACTAAAAGGCTGCGTGGGGGGCGTTCGCTCCCCACCGTATGCCGGCTTGTTGACAAGAAAAAAGGGAACAAAATGATCCCCTCTCAGCAGGAGCCTCACTACCCGGATCACCTTATCCTTCCCACCGCATCTCTCGTTAATGATTTTCGCAACAACACCCAAGGCATGGTTTTCAGCGACGAGTTCGTGGTTCAGCTTCTACACGAGATCATGATCCCCATCATGGTCTACGGCGACCAGATCGACGGCGTGGAACACAGCTTCAGGATGCTGCCTCGTCTCGATCGCGTGAAGATCCCGCAGTTTGATCGCACGCCACAAGGTTTGCGCTACTTGCGTCCCACTCAAGAAGTCGACCTCGCTGACGACAGCGAGTATCAGAGCGTCAGCCAAGCAGCCGCTGACTTTACCAGGCTCAAAGAGGCCGTCTTCAGGCTGGGCATGGGCGTCTACAACCTGATAGAGCAGATGGGTTGCTTCAGCAGACCCGATCGCAACGGCGCGCGCCGCTTCGTCTTTCTTTTCCAGCGTCTCGTTGGAGGCGACATGCTTCTTCGCATTCCACCTCTCATCGGGATCAGCACCTCCGCCGCGTGAAAACTTATGAGTAAGCACGCAACTTTCTCTTCTTTAACCGGACGTATTCGCATCGATACGTCCATTTTGTTGTACCACCCTTAGACCAAGGAACGCATCATGTCATCCCAAAAGGATCCGCTCGAAGTCATCGTCCAAGGTGGCCCGGTTGACGTAAACGCTGTCGTGTACGGCGTCGTTCAACACGCCCTGTCGGAAGCGGGTTTCACGGAAGTTACCGTGCACTCGCCGGAAGGCAACGTGGACGCAGTCGTCGGCGAAATCCCGTCGCTGCTTGACGTGCTCCGCGTTGAGCGCCCTGCCATTTTCGACACGCCGATCACGGTGAAGCAAAACGCACACGCGGACGACGTCCTGAAGATGTGCGACGACCCAGACAACCTCGACATCGGCCGCATCATCTACGGCACGACGGATGCGGCGGTCGAGCCCAGCGCGGAGCCGGCGGACGAAGCGGTGACGGAGGACGCGCCGTTCTAATCGCTTCCGAGATGACCGCATAAGTGCCCAGGTCTAGGACCTGGGCTTTTTTATTTTTGACGTGGAGATCCAATGGACGACATCCATCCGGAAGTCATCCTGTCTCAGCAATTTCGTCAGCTTCTCCTGAATCTGCATATCGACGAAAAGCGCTATATGCAGTTGCTGGACGAGTACATCGCTGACCCTGCGAACGGTATCCCCAACGTTCCGATGGCTCAGATGCATGCTCGCACCACCTTGGGTCACGCACTCGCCAGTCCCGCTATGAGTTGGCTCACGTTCTGCAAAGGCCTGAAGGTCCTGCAGATCAAGATGGCGAGGTTCTCGCTCACGACCCTCGACAGCGTCAACCTCCATTGCCGGACCTCGATCGAGTTCAGGCTTGAATGACGGCATAACCGCCCAGACCTCCTTGCGGGGGTCTGGGCTTTATGCCGCGAGGCCGAACTATTTTTTTTGTGCTTCCGATCAGATGCTGGGCGAAGCGCCGTCCTTCTTGTCGGCGTCCTTGTCCTTATCTTTTTCGTCGTCCTTCCCCTCTTTGTCCTTCTGTTCCTTGTCCGAGTCTTCGTTCGGCGACTTGTTGTCCCCAGACTTCGACTCCTTTTCCTCGTTGTCGGTGTCGTTGCTCTCACCATTCAAATTGGAATTGGAGCTTTCGTCCGTCGAACCGGTCTCAGTGTTGTTGTCCGAGTTGGTCTCCGTATCGTTCGTGTCAGTGTCTCCACTGCCACCACCGAAGTCCGGCATGCCGCCATTCAGATCATCGTCACCGCCACCGCCACCGCTTTCGCTGTTGTCGCCACCGCCAAAGCCGAAGTCATCAGAGCCGCCGCCCGACGAACTGTCCGTATCCGACGAATAGGACGAACTGCCCTCCTGCGTGTTGCTCTTCTTGATCGTTGCCTGAAACTTATCGTTGGCACGATTCGTAGCGGGCGTGAGCGTCTTGAAGAACTCACCGAACGTCTTCTGCAACTGTTCGATATGGTCGGCCTGCACCTTGAACACGTCCACCACCGGCTTGCCGTCCTCACCCGTCGTTGTGAGTTGTGCGAGCTCGGTAAGCATCCCGTTCTCGGACATCCACTGGCGAATGTAGTAGGCTTTGGCGGTTTCCTTCAGCACCTCGATCTTGGCTGCGACATCACCGCCCGTATCCGACGTGAAGAACTTCTCTGACAACCATGCATCAAGCGCCATGTCCAGCGCCTTCACATACGTCTCCAACGCCGTGACCTGATTCTCGAGCGTCGACGAGTTCGGACGCGGCAGAGAGACTTCCACGTTCATCAAGAACTCGCGCAGGACCTGCTGGATCAGAAACGCCTTCTGCTCTTCCGTGAAGCTCTTGGCGCCCTGCTGCTTTTCGTCGACGATCGGAATGCCTGCCTTCTGACGGCTCAGACCGGACTTGTTCTTCGCATCGTCGCGATCATCGTTCGTCAGTCGCAGCTTCGGGAAGTTCTCGCGCAGGATCTCCGTGAGGTCACTCATCAGCTCCTCGGAGTTCATGGCGTGAATCCGCATGTGAGACGCCAGCTGCGGATGGAACTCGTCCTGAATCTGCATGACACGCTTGGACATCAGGATGTTGTTCGTGACGACCGAGGTCGCAAGCTCCGGCTGCCAGGCCGCGTCGACGGTCTCCGGCGGAATACCCGTCTTCATGATCGCCCGCTTACGCAGGCTGTCTTCCAGATCGGTATCCGGCCGGACGTAGTTCGAGTTCTTCTCGCCAAAGTCCACGGACACGTCAGGCATGCCTGGGTGCCCTTCGAACGTGAACTCGAAACCCGCACGCGTGATGAAGTCGACCACTTCCGCCGGCGAGTTCACACCAAGCGGAAGGAAGTTCTGGCGGGAACGGATGATTTCGTGAATCGCGTTCTCGGCGCTCTTCTCCGGATTCGGATCGTCCTCGTCGAACTTCAGCTTGACTTCGGTCCGACCGATGGAGTTCTTGATGCCAGCCATCACGTTCGCGAAGAGCAGCATCGAGCGCAGGCTGTTCAAAATCTTCATCTCGTCGAGCAACGAAACGCCGATGCCGTCCTTGCTGAATCGCAACGCAAAATACGTCATGAACTCCGCAGGAATGAACAGCACCTGCGTATGTTGCTTGGCAAGCGCTCGCGAAAACATGATCCGGTAGATCTCTTCCCGCTTGGCCAGCTCGACACCATTACCGTAGGCGCCATTGCGCAGGCGCGCCAAGAGATCCTGTTCGACCATTTCGCCGTACACCCGGGAGCTGAAGTCCAGGTGATCCTTGTTGCTCAGGTCAAAGCCTTGCATCTGACTCTTGACCTTCGTGAGCATCGCCGACGGGAACGAGCCCGAGGTCGACATCCGCTGCGCCTGCTGCTGGTAGTGGTCGGTGATTTCCTGACGAACGACCGGATGACCGTCCATGTCCAGCAGGACAAAGAACCCAATCTGGTGTCGCGGCGAGCCCGGAACGTGAACGGGAATCACGGCTTCCGACGGAATGTGCAGCACCATCGGATTGCCTACGGTGGTGCGAGAAAGCTGCTCCTGTGTCTTCAGCGTCGCGACGGGCTGATAGCCGAACGTCCGATTCTTGTAGAGCATCCCGGTCAGCTCGCGATCTGAGAGGCGATGCGCCTGGGACGTCTTTCCTAGACCGATCGACTCCAGTGCCCGGCCGCCCATCGCACCGAAGATCCGCTCTTCGCGAATCTTCTGGTTGATCTGAGGGATCTTCAGGACGGACGGGTTGTCGGTAACGGTCAAGAACGTCTCGTCCGGTGGGAGCGGCTGCTTCAGACCGAGCTCGAAGCGGACGTCGCCCATGCCCTTGTTCGTGTCGTAGTTGTAGTCGGCGAACGACTCCAACGAAAGACCTGCGCGGCGCGGCTCTGTGGGCTTCGCCTTGACTGCCGGTCCTAACAGCCCCACCGACTTCATCGTGCCATCCGAGTTGATGTGCTCGGCGAGCGCTTCCATCGACAACCGCTGTTGCCCGTTGATGATCTCGTCGATGGAGTTTTCGGGGATGACGGCGATCGGATACGAGCCCGTTGCGAAAAGCATGTCGCGCAACATCTTGGGAATGAGCGGCTTTATTTTATGAACCGTCTCGAAATGCTGACGGAACCGCTCGATCATGGCCGCGCTGACATCGGGCGCCATGAGTCCTTCGGGCGGCGTATACGTCAGCTCGAGCGACATCATGTCTTTCGGCGAACCCACGCTCGAAACCAGAATCTGCTGCGCCAGCTCCATGTCTGGCAACAGTTGCATGACGGTTTCAGCGTCATTGACGTTTTGTGCCGTCTGCTCAGCCGTATTGCGGAAGTTGTAGAGATTTGGTTGCGTGGTCTCGCGGTTCCCGTCATGGCCATATTGAACGGGATGCTGCGAGGGAATCAGCTTGGCAATGGTTGCCGCCATCCCCGGGTCCTGTCGAACCAATTGCATCACCGGAAACTTTTTTCCGGTGCCGGCCAATTCAATGGCTCTCTTATAGGCTTTCTGCGTCATCTGTTACACCTCTTTTTGTTTCCTGGGGACATCGTGGCATCCACCAATTCGAATTCAAACGAGTACGCGGTTTACATCGGTCAGTGCACGGCGTTAGCACAGACGATTTCGGTGAAGTCCATAGAAAGCGTCAACGGCCTGAATCAGTACGTGACGGACTACTACGGATCATCGGCGGTAGACGAGACGGACCCGACTTCGTGGAGGTACTACATGAATGTCTCGGGGCAGTATCATTCTTCCGATACCGTTATGCAGGTGACGTCGCTCGACACCCTCGAGCAAATCGACTTCACTGCAGACAACTTGAAAGTGCACACGGCGACGGCCGAGGCATATCAGTTCGGTACGCGTAGCTACAAGGCGCTGGTCCAGCAGTACCCGCGACAGGTCTCGCTCATCCTCGGGATTCTTTATCCTGTCGACATCGACGCAGCGATCACTGCAAAGGACGGACAGATTCTCGGCTACCCAGCGACCTATGTAGAGGTCAACGAGTACAGCTTGATGGAGAAGTTGCAGCGCTGGATTTATGGCTTCAAAGCGCGATGGGTCAATCCGCAGTACGCGATCAGCGACGAGTTGTACCCGATGGTCCAGCTTGCGAATATGTACTACGGCATTCTCATGGCGATCATCAATTTGCGTGAGGAGGCGTGCGGGACGGCCGAGGCGCACAGCTACCATGTGCAGCAATACCTTGCCTCGCATCTCGGGCTCGATCAGTTCCTCGAGCACATGACACTCAAGCAGTCGTTGTGGCTCTACCGGAACATCAACTACATCGAGCGCAACGTCGGCAAGCAGTCCACGTTCAAGACACTGATTCAGAAGCTGCTGACCGATCGGAACATTCCGCTCGCGGCTTACCTGATGAAGCACGATCTGTCGCTGATGCCCAATGCGCTCTACCCGACGATCGCCTTCGAGTCGGATCCGCTCAACTTCGGCTACAACCTGTTGCCGGAGACGACGTGGACACTCGACGAGATGCTGAACTACGAACAGACAGCCGCCAGCGACAACGCGCTCATCCAGGTCGATGTGCAGGGCGAGATTCTCGAGGAGATGGAAAACTCCCTCTCGAATCAGTTGCAGACGAAGGTGCTTAACTCGGCGATGTTGGACTTGTCGAACTCCACGCCGTACACCCTCGAAGACGTTCTGATGAACCATTGGTTGTTCTTCAGCAGCAAGGACTGGTACACCGCGTTTCTCGTGGTTGACAACCCTGTGACCGGCGAGCCGATTGTCCCGATTAACGCAAAAGACGGCTACGTCTTCATGTGGTACTGCTACTGCCAGTCAATCGGCATCGATTTGACCGACAAGCCGGTGCCCGCGGTGCTCGCCAAGCGTGTTCAGCGCATACCGACGCCTAGTGTCGCTGACCTGATGTCAGTGGTCGACAAGAAGCTGGTTACACAAGATATTGCCCAGCAGGCTATCTCCTACCAGCCCGCGATCCAGCCGATGATCTCGGTCGACGCTTTTGTGGCGACAGCGCAGTCGATCTACGTCGCGGCGAACACGCAGCGCAATCTGGTGGCGTATCAGGAGCATGCAGTCAGGCGTGGCATGGTCTACGGCATGGTGGGGCGTCTGTATTCTGACAACATGATCCAGCTGGGTGATGGGGGAACTCAGACTTATGCGGACTGGTTCAAGCTGCGCAACATCGATTTGACGGCATTTTCCGCGAGCGACTACGAGCTGCTGTACCAATCGATCGTCGAAGCCGCGACGGGTCTGGATTTGAACTCGGCGAACACCCTCGCCAACATCCAGAAGTCGATGATCGCGATGATGCAACGGCTGTCGAGCTACAGCGTTCAGTTCCTCTCCGAGATCAACGACAGCGCAATCAAGGACATCGACTGGCCGATGGTCCGCGTGGGCGATGTGACGAATGCCGGCTCGATTGTGCTGTACGAATCCGACACGGTCGCCGAGGTGCTAGACATTGGCGAACTGGGCAAAGCGTCGACCTCTTACGACGTGAACGCCGCCACGACGAACTTCCTGTACGAGTCGTCGGTGATCGACAAGATGGACCACGCTGCGATCGACGCAGCGCCGGCGAAAGACCCGCTCATCATCACGGAGATGCTCTTTGCAACGGGTGTTCATCCGTCTCCCGTCACGCCCTTGCAAGAGAACGATCGTGGCGTGCCTCCGGTGATTGGTCTGGAAACGTGGCTGGAACTGTCACCGGCCAATCAGCTTGAGGCGCTCGTCAGCATTTACGCGCCGAACTACAACACCTCGTCCACGCCGATGAAGCAAATGGCCAAGCTCTGGCCGACCACGACCTTGAGCGGGCTCGTTTACACGGCTCCTTCGACTTGACATAAAAAAAATGATCGTCTGAAAACAAAACGAATCCTGTGAAGGATTCAGTCCGAGTCATTTCTGATTAATTAAGGATTCCAAATGGAAAACTCCGCACGCACCGCATGGGGCGCGTATCTGCAAACGTGTCTGCTGCAGAAACTGCCCTTTACCATGATGCCGAACACGACGTTGAACGAGAAGTTCGGGATTCAGTCCGGCGTCGCGCCTGCTGCCAGCATCTTGCCCGCGCAGCGCTACTACTGCATCGGCAACGGCGGTCACGGCATCACGACAGGTTCGGATGGCATCGCAGCTCCTTCACCGCTTCAGCACGAAGCGACGGATGCGGCCCTCTACAATCACCTGCCCTTCATCATGCGGCCGGTGAGCTCGGATCTGTCAGCCGGTCAGATGGCGCAGTACGCGCTGCGTCAGGTGATCACGTACGGTGGCATCGCGTACGCCTGCTACTTCCTGCGCCGGATCGATTACACCAGCGTGGCTGCGCAGGTCAATCTGAACACGGTCTCGAGCGGCAACACGACGACGACGCCTTACAGCGCGAACTCGTCGAACCTGAACCCGACGCCGCCCACGGTGGCGAACGGCTCGGTCAACGTGGTGTCCGGTGACTACCTGTCGGCCGCCGCCGTCGTCGGTCTCTCATTCAGTACTCAGGACGCGGCCGAGCTGGTGAACTGCGCGAACATCATCTACGGTGATCCGCGCTACGCCATCATCTCGGAAATCGGCATGGTCTCGGGCGTAGACCAGGTCGTGACCGTTCCCGCGACGGGTGGCTCGTTCAACATGAACGAAGTGATCTGCGCTCAGATCTGTTCGTTCATCGATACGTTCGTGCCGATGAACTACCAGAACAACGGTACGACCATCAACCTGAACGTGGGCTCGACCGAGCCGCTGTTCAACCTCGCATCGTCCTAAGCGACGGAGTCACGATGCTCAGAATGCCCACGCATTCGGCATCCATCATCTCCATCATCGGAATCGACCCGGGCAGTACCTGCCTTGGGACGTCGATTTTGTGGGTCGATCTGTCGATCATGAAGATCATCGCGAGTTCAGCGAAGACCTTCCGCGGCGATCGACTCGGTCAAGAGTTGTGGACCGCCGAGTTGTTCGGTGATCGCATCGGCCGCATTGCATCGCTCGAAGAGGAGCTTGTTCATCTCTTCCGGCACGTGCAGCCGTACATGATCGCCTCTGAGTCCCCGTTCATGAGCATGCGTCGGCCCCAAGCCTATGGTGCGCTGACCGAAGTGATTTGCGCCATCCGGCGCGCGGTCATGCGCTACGACATGTGGAAAACCTTGTACCTGATCGATCCGCCCACCGTGAAGAAAGCGGTCGGTGCCTCGGGCAACGCGGACAAGGACCAAGTCAAAACCAAGCTCATGGCCCTTCCCGATCTGCAATACAGCGGGGACATTCCCATCGCTCGCCTGGACGAACACTCTGTCGACGCACTGGCAGTGGCGTACGGCCGCTGGCGAGCCCATCAGGAGGAACTATGCTTGACCAAGTGAAGGAATACGCAACCGCCATCATCGGCACTGTCGTCGTTGTTGTTGTCGCGGGACTGATCGCCTTTGGTGTCTGGGAGGCACACAAGGTGAAAACCCTCACCGAGGCCGCTGGTGAGTCCACGCAGCAAATCGAGGACCTGAAGTCCGCGAACGACAATCTCAAAAGCCAGCTCGATCTCGCGAAGAAATCCAGACAGGTCAACGACCAGGTTGTGACCGACGACGTTCAGGCAAAAGCCGCAACCGCTGCTTCGCAGGCCGTCATCACGGCCAAGACGGACGCTCAGGTCGCCGTCGTGAAGAAGAAGTACGAGCCGGTCGCAGGGCAAGCTATTTCCGCCAGTGCAGCCAAAGCTGAATCCAGCGAGATCAGTCGCATCCGCGTGAATAGCCTGTGGGACACCTATTGCAACAACGTCCCCGCTTCCACCACCGGATGCGCCGCGGTTCCGACCACGCCTGCGAGTGCACCGTCCGCATAGAGCGGATCAACAAAAAAAGAAGCAAGACCTTTCGGGGAAGAAAATGAAACGACTTCGCTGTCTGGCAGCTGTCGCGGCTGCCGCATTGAGTGTGGCCGGGTGCGGCAGTCAGCCGGTGCTGGACACACGCTATCAGACGTTCCTACCGGAGCTGCCCGCCATCCTGGTGGCAGACTGTCCCGTCACTCCTCCGCCCCAGCGAGACGTCTACGCCGCGGCGGACACGGAGACCAAGGAACAACTGCTCTCGGGCGCCTACCAGGCACAGACAAACAACATCGGCAGCTGCAACCAGGACAAGGCAGGCATCCGCACCTGGTACAAAGAGCAGAAAGCGCTTGTCGACAAGGCCAATGCGGCAAGCGCTCCTGTGGGGAACAAGTGATGAGCGAGCATCTCGATGCGGACAAGGATCCGACTCCTCCCACCGAGCTCGACGCGAAAGAACTGACCCGGGAAACGCGAAGTCTGCAGACGCAAGTCTACGTTCTGGCAGGCATTCTCCTGGCGTTCATGCTTGCCGTGCTGCTAGGTGCGGTGCTCACCACTGCGGTGCACATGGGCGTCATCACCGCAGGCGCTTGCCTCCACAACCTTTTGGACACGGCCAAGGAGATCGTCACGGTCTTCCTCGAGGCCGAATAAGAATCATGACAAGCTTGTTGAAGATGGCCCTCGAGGAAGTCGCCAACGGCGAAGCCTTCGAGGAGATCGAGTACGTGTTTTATGCTCGCCTCCCGGAACCCGTCAAAGTCCCGACGGGCTGGGGCTTCTCGGAGCACCAGGAGCAGTGGGAATTCAAGATCCCGAAGACAGATCAGAACGGCGGCCAAGGCGGCATCAGGATCAGGAAGACGCAGCGGATCAATGTCCGCGGACAGATTCCGCCCGAGTACGTGATGACGACCAAGGTGCGACGTTCCGATGGGAGCAACGAGGAAGTACCGATTCCGACCACCGTGGCGAACTTCGAACAATTCCGCATGCTTTCGGATCGCGGAATGATCAAGGATCGCTACGAGTATGTGATTTCGGATGACGCGGTGCCGCCCGGCCTGGGGAGCGGTTTGAAATGGGAGGTCGACTTCTTCCTCAAGCCCGACGGCACGTACTTCCCGTGGGTCAAACTCGACCTTGAAGTGCGTAAGCGGACGAAGGACGTCGCCGATCTGCCTGCGTTTCCGTTCCAGGCTCTGGAGTGGATTCTCAAGCAGACGGGCGAGCGCAGTGCCGAGGAAGAAACGAAGCTGCGCGGAATCTACGAAGAGTGCTTCTTGGCGAAGAATTGCTACGCGACCAACTTCGTTCGCCAGCAACCTGTAGAAACATGACGGACATAACGCCAGAGTGGAACAAGTCCACTCTGGCTTTTATGCCGTCTAGACGCCCTCTTTTCCCCGAGAAGGCGCTAGGTCATGCCGGAGCGCTGGCCAGTTGAAGGTTCAGCGTCAGGACGCCCTGGAAAGCGAGCGATGTGGGCTCGGCCGCGAGAACAGCACCGACGACCGAACCGTAGGTGATGTTCTGCACGTCTGCCTGCGCCATTTGCAAGCCGTAGTAGGCGTTGATCTGGTTGAGCAGCGTGTAGGCGTCCGTCGGCAAGCTCGTGACCTGGATCGGTGTTGGCGTTGATGCATACGCCGTCAACGTGGCCAGATCGATGCGCTTGTAGAGGAAGGTGCGGGAGCCGCGATAGCGACGAGGAAACACGTTCGGGTCCATCGACAACTGAACGAACGTGTCGCGCTGATAGGCGTCGGCAACGAGCGGGGTAGTGCTAGTTGGAATGCCGTACAGCACGCCGGTCGCAGGCAACATGAAGCCGTTGCTCGCGTAGATGAGATCCCGAATGATGTCCTGGGACTTTTTGCTGTAGTCGCAGAGGGGAGTCGGCATGCTAGGGCCCTATGAATGAGCGTTACGAGGGTTCTTTGTGTATTTCCCTCATAGAAATCACGGCATAAAGCCGGAGGGGCTGCCCCGCTCCGGCTTTATGCGTCACGCTCACTGCCCTCTTACTTCATCCGGAGCAGCCGCTTGAGACCATCCTTCCAGCGACGGGCACGAGCCTTCTTCTCCAGACTGACCGCAGCCTTCGCATGACTGCGGGCATGCTCCAGCCAATCAAGTGCTGTGTAGTCGTACATGAACTCGTTCACCGAGGCACCGACCACATAACCATCGACGATGATTGGCGACCCGAGCGTCACCGGCAGGTACACCAGCGTGTCCGGCGTCGACGGCATCACTTCGACCTTGCGCTTGACGAATCCATCCAGATGGGCGAAGTCCACATCACCTATGAAGTGGCTGTAGAGATCCTTCAACCCCTTGACAACGCCGAGCTCAACTTCCCTTCGCCACATCGCTGGATTGGCCGACCACCACCATTGACGACCGTCCTTGCGCGCCCAGAACGAATGCTCTTCGCTCCAGCGCAGGCGATCGCCGGCGAATCCCATCAGGTGACGATGTCCCAGGCGGGAAACGTGGAGACGCTGGACTTCTTCTGGGCCCGTCGCTCCCGCGACCCAGTCGCCCGCACGAACCGTTTCGATCGGCTGCCAGCTCTGATCTGCCATGAGCACGAGGCTTCCTGCAGTGAAGCAGCAGGTATCAGTGCTACCACCGCCTGAGGACGGGGGAGGAGGAGCTGCGCCGTTGATGTAACCATACTGAGGCTGACCGCGGTTCGGCGAACCTTGAATGATCACCGCGTAGCTACGCGGGCTACCCGTCTGACCGACACCGCTTACGCCCGAGTACGCCGTGAACAAGCCGTTGCCGTTTTGGATGAAGCTGTACGAGCGGTCGTTCGACAGCACGACGTTATCGCCCAGCGACGAATGGAAGACCATGTTGTCCAAACTTCCGTTCGCGCAGATAACCGTGACGATGTTGCCGGACCGGAAAAAGCCCTGAATCTGAGCGCCGCCGGGTGCCGTGAAAAACGGGAAACTGCCCGTAACCGTCGTGTCGCCCCCGGTCTGTCTCCAATACGCCGTTGCACCTTGGACCGAGTAGCACAACTCCAAGCTCCGGCCCATGTTGCCAGCCATCGCGCCCGAATAATTGGTGCCGTAGTACTGGGTTCCGGTCTCCGTGACCGGATGACCACTCGCGTTGATCTGCGCTTGCGCATTGGCCAGATCGCCGCCGAGGTTATTCCACGGCCCCACTGCACCCAACGCCTGCGCGCTGACCCCATGCGGGTTGTTGTAGTTCCCGATGTGATTGTTGATGCTGGCCGAGTTCGAGTTGAAGATTCCCGCCATCCAGTTCGCGGCATTGTTAATGGCGTCGGCGTACTGCGCTTGCGTCATCCCACCAAGCTGGCCGATCGTCACGCCGTGCGGATTGCTCCGGTTCGCAATGTGGTTGGTCAATGTGGACATCAGCGTCTGCAGCGCCGCCGCTGTCCACGTTCCAAGTTGCGCCGGGGTCACGCCGTGCGGATTGTTCGTGTTCGCGACGTGCGCGCTCAGCGCCGAGCTCGCGCCACTCGCACTACTCGAAACCGTGGCTGCTGCTGCTGCGATCGCCGATTGAATTGCCGGCACGCTTTCCGTGCCCAGTTGAGTCACCGTCACCTGGTGCGGATTGCCGGTATCGTTCAGGTGCGCGGTCATCACAGCAGCGTTCGCGCTGATGGTTCCGTTCACCGTCGTTTGCGCAGCGCTGATCTTTCCATTGGCCTGCGACACCGAATACATTCCGACCTGGGCCAGTGTGACCCCGTGCGGGTTACTCTGGTTCGACGTGTGGTTGGTCAGCGTCTGAGCGACGTTGGCGTCTCCTGCCTGGCGCGCCTGCGTCTCCACGAGGATCGCAGCATCCTGCTGCGCCTCGGTGAGCGCGCCGAGTTGGGCGGACGTCACCTGGTGTGGGTTACTGTGATTTGCGATGTGACCAGCAAGCGCCGTGTTCTGGGCCGATACAACCTGGAGCTCGTCGTTCTCCATCGCGTCCGCATATGCCCGAACTCGAGACTGCGCCAGCGGATCGCCCATGATCGCGAGCTGCGCGATGCGGTCGATAGCATGCACCACGTACTCGAACGTGATGAGACCCGCCTGACCGTCGTCATGCATCGCCTCAGATGCAGGCAGATCGGATACCCGGTCTACTACGGACGGCCACGTCGAAGGCCGCGTCGCTGGTTCGAACGTGCCGACTTCGGTTGCGAGCACCGTTTGTGGTGTTGCGAAACCGGCACCCAGCGCCTGGTACTCGATTACGAGGTTGCCGGAGACGCTGGGGTCGGTCACGACGACGAGCGAGACGATGTTGGTGTCGTTCGGGGTGCCGTACTTGGTCGTCGCCAGATCCATCAGGCCCGTGGTGAAGTACTGCGATGGGGTGACGGGATTGTTCGAGGTCGAATCGGTGATCTTCAGGGTCGATTCGTAGAAGCCGCCGTATACCGGGGCAAACGCGCGAACCAGCCCCGATCCGATGCTGTGGCTCTCCGACGTGATGTGATTGGTCGGTGCCTTCGCCGTGGGATCCAGCGGCAAAGTCAAGACTTCTGACATGATGTTTTCCTCCCACCAAGCGCCGGCTTAGTGATACGAAAGGTTGTAGACCGCCGTTGCCAGCGCGCTCTGCCACTGGGCGTAGGTCCACCCTCCCAACTGAGCGACCGTCACGTTGTGCGGGTTGCTGTAGTTGTAGATGTGGCTGTTGATCCAGTTCGTCTGTGGGTTCAGGTACGAGACCTGGGCAGGCGTCGTGAAGTTGTTGGCGATGTTGTTGTTGATCTGCGCTGCGGTCAGCGTGCCAACCTGCGCCGTCGTCACCTGGTGCGGGTTGTTGCCGTTACCAACGTGACCTGCTACGCCGCTATTTATGTTGCCGATGCTTGCGCTGTCCCACCCGTTAATCTGGGTGAGCGTCACCTGATGCGGATTGCTCGTGTTCGCGATGTGCGCATTCATCGTCGCCTCATCCGCGTTCAGCTGCGTCGTGACCGGTGACATCGCGTTGCTGATCGTGGTATTGATCTGCGCCGTCGTCTGTCCATCGATCTGGGTGAGCGTAACCAGGTGCGGATTGCTTTTGTTCGCGATGTGGGCACTCATCGCGGCCGCGTCCGTTGAGAGCGTCGTGTTCAGTGCTGTCGTTATTGAGCTCAGGTTCGAATCCGCTTGCGCCGAGGTGTAGCCGCCTGCTTGCGCAGCAGTCACTTGGTGCGGGTTGTCGGTCCGCGTCGCGTGCGCCGTGATATTCGTCGTCAGCGTTGCATCGCCGGCCGTGCGCGCGCTGGCCTCGCTTGCGATCAAGCTGCTCACTTGGGCCGCCGAGTAGACGTCAACCTGAGCGAGTGTCACCTGGTGAGGGTTGTTCTCGTTCGCGATGTGTGCCGCCAGCGCCTGTGCCAAGTTGGCAATGTCCGCGTTGCGCAGCGCTGCCTGCTGGTCCAGGTAGTTGAGTGTCGAGTCGTACGACGAAGCCTTGATGAGCGTCATCGCATTCAAGATCATCTCGAGCCCGCTTACCACGTAGTCCCAGTTGTACGTGTCGCCCACGGCGTGCATGTGCAGCACGGGCGTGAACGTATCCGGCAGGTCCGTGATGTTCGCGAACTTGACGCTCCGGTTATCGTTCGCCAGCGTCGCCACCTCGGTCGCAATCGCTGCAATCGGACGGCTATACTCGCCACCGAGCGCCTGATAGCTCAGCTCGACGTTCGGACCCACTGTCGGATCCGTGATCACCACGACGCCGTAGATTTCCTGTCCGACTAGGCTCGATGCTTGTTCGTGAAGGAACTGGAACTGATACTGCGTGACGTCAAGTTGCTTTTGCGTGAAGCTGTCGACGATCTCCATCGACGACGCGAAGAACGCACCATAGTTCGGCGCAATTGCTCTGACTGGATCGGTCCCGATCGCGTGGGCGTCGCCCGTCACGTAATTGTCTTTACTTTGACCGGTTTTATCCAGCGGGTACCGATAGAGATTCGGTGTCATGTTTCCTTTACTCCGTCGATCAGCCCGGGCTGTGCAGCGTGCTGTTGATGAGGTTCTGCAGATACGCGCCGGTGTAGGCACCGCCCGTGTTATTCACGTTGTCCCCGTGCGGATTGTTCTGATTACCCACGTGGGCGTTGATCGTGCCGTTGAGCGCATTGACTTCGTTCACAACCACCTGATACTGGTAGGCGATGTTGTTGTTGATGTCCGTAGCGCTATACGTGCCGAGCTGCGCGATCGTGACCCCGTGCGGGTTGCTCAGGTTATTGACGTGTGACGAATACGGAGAAACGATCGAATTCTGGATCGTTGTATAAGTCCACGTTCCGATGTTGGCTGCCGTATCCCCGTGAGGGTTGCTTTTGTTCGAGGTGTGCGCATTGAGCGAGCTTTCGAAAGCGGTCACTTGCGTTTGCAGCGTCGCTTTCTGGGACGCCACTGCACTTGCGATCTGGCCCGTAGTCCAGGTGCCGATCTGAGCGGCGGTGACTTGGTGCGGGTTGCTATAGTTCGCAATGTGTGCGTTCTGCGTCGTCTCGTTCGCCGTGATCGTCGCCTGCAGCGCAGTCTGCATCGCGGTCATCGCTGCATCCGACTGCGTCGTGCTGAATGCTCCGAGCTGCGCGGTCGTGACCTTGTGCGGATTGGTGTGGTCCGCGGCGTGCGTATTGAGCTGACCTTGGATCGACGAATCCCCGTTGACGCGATTTGTGGTCTCTGTCGCGAGCGCAGCGGTCGTCTCCTCGGTCGTGTATGAACCGATCTGATGCGCCGTCACCTGATGCGGATTGGTGAAGTTCGAGGCGTGAGCGTTAAGTGCAGTGTTAGCTGCAGCGATCTGACCGATCAGTTCCTGAATGACGGCTTCGGCATACGCTTGCAGCTCCCCCTGGGCCGTTCCCTGACCCAATTGGATTGCGCTTCCGAGACGATCCAACGCGACGACGACGAACTCCATGCCGTACATGTCGTCAGCGATGTGCTGGTGAGGTGCGACCGGGTACTTGCTCGGCTTGTTCGTAATGCTCGCCCAGGTAGCAGGTGCGTCATCAATCTGCAAGCCAGTGACGGCCGTGGTCACAGCAGCCTGAGAGATGCTGTTGACGCCGCCCAGCGCCTGGTACATCACGCTGACATTCGGACCCACGCTCGAGTCGGTAATGACAATGCTCGCGTCGATCTCCTGCCCGTACCGCATCGAGGCCTCGACGTCCATCTGAGTGGCGTAATACTGCGACCCTTGGACGAGAACCTTATTCGTGGTCGTGTCTTTAACGACCAACGACTTCCGGAAAAAAAGACCGTAGTTGACCGGAAACGCCCGCGTGCCGCGCGTTCCGATCGTTTGGACCTCAGCCGTGATGAGATTGCTGGCTGCGCTACCGGTCGGGTCCAAAGGTAGCGTAAGCGGTGGCGTAGACATAAGGGTTGACTCCGGCCAGAGCACAAAGCCCGGCTTGAATACATACGGCGACCACGCCCAAGCCCACGCTGGGCGCACCTGCCGCCTAACGTGGGTCTTGAGGGGATCGGAAAAGACGATTTAGGTGGTACCGTTCACAGCGTTGGCGAGCGTGGTAAACGCAGTGGTCAACTGCGTGAGCATGTTGCTCATCTCGGACGCCAATGCGAACGTGTCCGACGTCGTATAGACGATGCCCGTCGGTTCCGTCGTGACCTGCGTGATCGTCGACAGGAACTGGCTGGTGTTTTCCGAGAGCGACGTCACCGAGATCTGGTTCGTGTGACCCGGCGTTTTCATCCAGACCGTCAGAACCGGCGCATTCGCGTTGGTCGTGTCGATTGTGTAGCCGAAGACAGCGGTGGTCGTGCTCAGACCGCTCAGGCTGATCGCCTGCATCGCAACGTTGTTGGTCTGAGTCGTATCACGTACCGAGATACGCAGGAACCACGCACCGCTCTGCGCGTCAGTGGTTGCATCGCCGCCCGTCACAATCCACTGAACGTCCGGAAACACCGTCTGCGCCTGCGCGCTACCCGGCATGTTCAGCTGCCCGATTGGCGTCCAGACGTTTGCTGCTGCGTTGGTATTTGACGGAACGGATTCCTGCGCTGCCACCACGCCCGAGGTCCAGAGCTGCGCGTTGCTCGCTGCGATCGCTGCTGCCTGCAACTGCGACGCCGATTGACCGCCCAATGCCGTCGCGTTCGCTGCCGTGCCTGCGAGAATTGCCGACGTCAGCTGAGCCTGTGTCAAGCCGTTAAGCTGGGCCGAGTTCGCTGCGGTACCGGCAAGGATGGAAGCGGTCAACTGCGAGACATTCTGACCACCCAGCTCCAGGGAGTTGGCTGCGGTTCCCGACAGGATTGCAGACGTCAGCGCAGCCTGCGTCAGGCCGTAGACCAGGTTCGCATTCGCCACCGTCGCGTTCGCGATGTACGTGTCCCAGTCCGAGGGCGACATGCCGCCGAACATCTCCGAGTCGTTCGCCGTGCCGCCGGACACATACGTCTGGAACTGCGCGGGCGTCATGCCGCCGAGCATCGTCGCGTTGTTTGCCGTGCCAGCCAGAATCTGCGAGGTGAGCTGCGCGACCGTCAAGCCGCCCAACAGAGAACTGTCCGCCGCCTTGCCCGTCGTGGTCAGATAGCTCTGCAGCATGGAGTCGACCTGGGCGCTCGAATACGCGCCAACCTGAGCAGCCGTCACATGGTGCGGATTGGTAAAGTCCGCCTCGTGCGTCGTAATCAGTCCCATCGCGCCGCTCGCATTGAGCGCAGCGGCCGTCGCGGCTGGTGTCATGTACAGGTCGTTGCTCGTACCAGCGATCGCGTCTGCGGTCGTGGCAGTCGACAGGTTTCGAACGTTGCCGAGACCTACCTGTGCCGCGCTTACCTGGTGCGGGTTGCTGATGTTCAGCAAGTGAGCGTTCAGTGACGAGCCCAGCGAATTGTTGATCGCAGCCATCGTCGTGGCGGGCGTCATGTACAGAGACGTCGAGACGCCTGCTGCCGCGTCCGCGGGCGTGGCCACACCGTAGTTCTGGACGTTCCCCAACCCCACCTGAGCAGCCGTCACATGGTGCGGGTTCGTGTAGTTCGCAATGTGCGAGTTCATCGGACCGAGCACCTGCGACTGAATCGCCGCGGCGGTGGTCGCTGGCGTCATGTACATGGTGGTCGAGGTGCCCGCGACCCCGTCACTGTTTGCCGCCGGCGCGTAGTTCTGAACGTTCCCGAGCCCGACCTGAGATGCGGTCACGACGTGCGGATTGTTGTGGTCCGCTTCGTGTGCGGCCAGGCCCGTGCCACCGGTCTGCTGGAGAACCGTCTGGATGCCGGAAAGCGCGTCGACCACCTCCGTCATTCCGACGAGATCGTTGATGTCCCAGCTGTGTGCTTCGGGCGGGAATGCGTAAGGCGTGCCGCTGATTTCTTCCCACGACGTGGTGCGGGCATTGTCCAGCGTGTTCGCGAGCATTGTCGCGATCTGCTGCGCGCTCAGCGTCCAGACACCACCGACCGTCTGATATTGAAGGGATACAATACCGGCGAGTGCCGTGTCGATGAAACTGATCGAGCCGTACACCCGTTTCGCACACGCTCGGCTTGCCGAGATGAACCAGTGCGTGAAATAGAAGTCGACGCCTTCATGGAGCGTGCTGATCTGACCGGACGTGTCCTTGTAGGTGATCTGGACAGTGTCAGCGAAGAACGGCGCGGCGGCCGGAATGATGAGGTGCTGGTCCCGAAAATTCTGAGCTACCAGCTGTTGTTGCTCGCCCTTGATCAGGTTCGATGCCAGCGAACCCGTCGGATCGAACGGATACGAAAGAGTGGATGTGGACATGCTGAAGACTCCCGAACGCCGGAAAGCTCATCGTATGGTTAGGTCAACTTGACATACGATTACGATTCGGTCGCTCGGAGAGACGCATGTATACCCTGGTATCTGCCATTGGCAAGTCGCTCGCAAACGGCGAAAAATGGAGCGCCATTGACCTTGGCAAAATGACTTTCGCCAAGGTAATTCAGAACTATTCGACCGTCTACGCGGTCCTTTCGAACCCGTTTCTGGCAGGCAACGTTAGCCTGAATCTGAACAAGATCCTCCCGAAGATCACCAACCAGTTTCAGACATTCAACGCGTATCTGGCTGGCCTCGGGAACACGGCGCTACCGACCTCGACGACGATCCCCACGCTCTCGACGAAGTACGCGCGCTATCAGGACGGCTTTCGCGCGGGGTATGCCATCACGCCCATCAGCTCGCGAGCGTCGGTCACCGCGCCCTTGCCGACTTCGGAAAAGGCCGACCTCCTGCTGACGCGCTCGGACATCAACTACGAGACCTTCTACGAAAGCTGTCTGGTCTCCGTGAACGGCTTCTTCCACCTGATCGACACCGACAAGCAAACAGGCGTCTGGGTGACGGACGGGATGAAATCCTGCATCCATTCGAAGAAGAACAAGCTCGGCATCGTGAGCTTTCAGGATCTGGGCGCGCTCACGCACATTCCGATCACAAGCGACATGTTCTTCAAGCAGAAGAGCACGCAGTCTTACGCCAACCATGCCTACCTGAATTTCGGGCGTGACCTCACGAACTACACGGTGATGGTGGTGATCGGTGGGTACCTGCATGTGCTCGATTCGAAGACTGTCCGGTTGGTGGGGAAGAATTCGATCATGATCGACTTCAACAACTTGCCGCTGTTCGAGCGTTACTTCGAGTCGAAGCCGCACATCGATCTGTCCGGGCTGCCGCTCACGAGCTACCCGAACAATTCGGAAGCGTTCTCGGTGGACGAGATGCTCTCGGATGCGTTCATCGAGGCGTACCTGACGCTGTCCCAGTCGTTTGTCGTGTTGATCGACAACACCGAACTCTGGACGGATCTCGTGCGGGTGCGAGCAGCGAAATTTCCGAATCTCTACGTGAGCTACGTGGAGCCACAGTGGCCGCTCGTCGCGGGATACGGGAAGGTGTCGGAGTACTGGTCCGTTGAGGAGGATGGGCAATGGGCACTGACCACGGAAGACACGTTGCGCGACAACTATCTCTTTCACACCGTTGAAGCCAAGGCGCAGGTGACGCTGACCGATTCACGCAACCCGATGAACCCGCAGGACATCAGTTCGGCATTCTTCCTCCGGATCGGCTGTGACATCGACGTAGGCTGAGCAAACGGCATAAGAGCCAGAGAGGACGCGAAGTCCTTTCTGGCTTCTATGACGTCTGCTACCTACGCGGCGGCTTCTTCCAGCAACAACTTGAACTTCGCCTCCACCCACTTCGCCACGGCCGTACGGGCCAGTGCCGGGAGCATCTCGACGGGTTCGAAGCCCACCTGCGCACCGTAGCGCAGCACGTACACCTTGGCATTGGCGTCCGGAAGACCGTCGACGAGGACGGCCGCGCGTTCCGTGTTGATCAGGAGCTGCGTAGCCTTGGTGTCTCGATTCTGGTAAAAGCCAGATGGCCAGCTCTTGAGGCGCGACTCCTCGATCCAAAAGGCATCTTCCTGCCAGCGTTTCAAGCTACGACTGTTCCTGCCGAGCCCACCTCGGCCGCCGGTCACTGCGCCGCTGTTCAGATAAGAGACAAAGATGCTCTCCGGACCGATGAACGCCTTCAACGACTCGCGCTCACGCTCCTGCTCGTGTGCCTGCGCCGGCGTCGTGGCCGGGGTCGGACCATCTGCCGGCGTGGGCTGCTCGGTCGCCGCCTGAACCCGCTTCAGATCCGCTTCGCTGACGTGGTCGACCATGTCCACAAGCTGCGACTGGCCTGCGGCGCGGAGCGCGTCTTTCAGGACGGTCTTCGCGGTTTCGAGCGCGTCAGCCATTGACGGCGCGAGGGGAGCCTTGTGCTTGTCTTCACCGGCGTCGAATCGGTCGACCTTCCAATCCGAGCCGATGTTGACTTGTGCCGCGCCCGGAACGACCAGGTCTACCGGTTGCGCCATAACGTCCGACGGACGGTCACCGGCGTCCGGCTGCGGAGCCTGAGAGGGTTGCGCAGCAGCCAGGTTCAGTTGATCTTCGGAGACGTGCTGGAGGCGGAGCGTTAGTTGCAAAAGCGCGCGTTGCGCGCTGGTGAGATGCTGGTTGACCGCCGTCAGCGTGTCGATGATTTCTTTGACTTCCATCTTCTTGTTTCCTTTTAATGCATGGTGACGTGTGTGTTGTAGACCTTCGGCACCGCAATGTTCCGGGCGTCTAACACGCAGACCTGCGCGTTCGTGAAGGCACCGTAGTGGGCCTCGAAGTGCGAGATCATGTAAAGCTGCGTGAAAGGTTTCGTGTCCATCAGTGTCTTGATGGCCATGACTGCCGCGTGCTGATGTTCGAGGTCGAGCGTCTTTCCGAACTCGTCGAGCGTCAGCGGACCGTGGTCGAGATGCAGGCGATTCAGCGCGACGACCTTGAAAGCCAGATCGACGATTTCCTGCATTCCACTACTGCCGCGGCTGACGTCCGCAACGATGTTGTCCCGACTACCGACGAGAAGAGGAAACTTGTAGTCCAGCTCCGCGCCGCGCTCACTCGACATCCCGCACGGCAGAACTTCAAGCGGGTACGCCCAGATCTTGCGAATCAACTGGTTCATCTGGTGGGTAAAACTTCTGATCGATCCCAGCAACCCGTCTGCAATCAGTCCGTCCGTGGGCGAGAGTCCGCGAACACTCACTCGCAAGGCCTCCTCTTCCAGCGTCCGACGAGCGATCGTCTTGTTGAGACTTTCGACGATGGCCTTCTGCTGGTTGAGCGCGTTCAGGATTTCTTCCTTGCGGGCGAGCGTGCTCTGGGTCTGCTGGATGCACTGCTGGATCGTCATGCGGCGCAGCGTCTCGACCTGCATTTCCGTGAGATCGTGGAAGCTCCTCCGAGCAACCTCGATCTGCTGCGCCAGGTCAATCGCTTCCATCAGCTGGCGACGGTAGAGGGCGAAAGCGTTGAGATCTTGCCGAGCTTCGCCGAGCGTCTTGGTGAGCGCCTCGATCTGCAGACTGGACTCGCCGAGCTTCACGGAGACTTCGGCAAGGTTCTGGTCGCCGAGCTCTTCCGACTGGACGAGAAGCTTAGTTAGTTCCTCAATGTCGTCGATATGGCGCTTCGCCTTGACCTCCAGTTCGAGATCTTCCCGAAGGACCCCAACCAGCATGTTGGCCGCTACCTTCGGTGCCGACTTCAGATGATCGGTCTCCAGCAGGTGATCCCAGAAGGGACGCAGTGCGGGTGTTCCGCGGATCGTCTGATGCACTTCCCGAAAAAGCTCACCATACGACTGAATCTGCGCGATCCTTGCCTCCGTTTTCCCGACCAAGGCTTCCAGAGACTCAAGCTCCGTCTGGTTCCTCACGATTTGAAGGGTGAGCACATCGAGTGCTTCCAGACTCACTCCATGTGTAAACGTGTGCTGGCATTTCGGGCAGGTCGTCGCACCGTTTGCCTTGTGCTGTTCGAGGTGCTGCTTCTTCGCTTGGAAGTGAGCGAGCTCCTGTCCCTTTTTTGTACGAAGCTCCTTGTACGTTAAGAGCTCGGCGCGCGATTCATCTAACTTGGCACGGCTGAACCGTTCATCTTGGTTCTCCGGCAGGCGGTTCAATAGGTCAAACATCGCCTCGTGAATCGACTCGAACGATTGCATCGCTACCGCCGGATCAAAGCCTTCCAATTTCAGTTGTCGACTTCTGAGCAATGCATCGCGTGCGTCGCGCGCTTGCTGAATTCGAAGCTGAACCGACTTGACCCCATCAGTGCCGCGCTTCTTCAGGATTTCGACCGTCTCCTTCAACTTTTCGTGGTCGGTCACGCTCTTTGTGAGCACTGCCTCCTGCGCGGTAATTCGGTGCCGGACCGTGTCCATGTGTCGGTCGACATCCTCAACCGAATTGAACACCGGCGTGACCAACTCGTACCAATCGTTCCGGTATGGGCGAGCGGGCGACTCCACGCGAAGGTTCAGCAATCGCTCACTCAGCACCCGAAGCTGGGCTTCCGTTGCCATCCGCGCAGAATCGACTTCTGACAGCGGGCGCTCGATCGGTGCGCGCATCTCAATCAAACGGGTGAGTTCGACGTGGAGCTCTTTCACGTCTTTGATCAGCTGCTGCTGTTCTTCTTCCGAGATGATCTTCGCCTGCTCGATCACGAGCTGCTTCTTGTCCAGCTTCAGTGCGCCCGACACGTTCCGAAACTCTTCCCGCAACTTGTTGTACACACCGATGGCGTAGTCGTAGTTCGTTTCCGCGAGCCGGGTGAACCACTCCCGACGACGAGACGGACCCATGCTAGTGAACTTCTCCACGCCGGTCGCCAGATCGTGCGATTCCGCCGTTATCCCGAACTCCTGCTTGACGAGTTCCTTCTGCACCGCCCCGGTCCCGCCCGGGTTCTGCTCCTCGCCGTCCTTCATGAAACTGTGCTTGTTGCCGGACGCGAACGTGCTCGTCAAAACGAACTGATGTCCGCGATCGACGATATGAACCTCTTTGCTGCCCTCTTTCGTATAGAACGCCGGGTTCCCGGGCAGCGGCGTGAGCTCCTCGATGAGTGAGGACTTGCCCGAGCCGTTGGTGCCGAGGATTAGCTGGATCAGCTCGGTCGGACGGATCTCGAACGTTTCAATCTGGTTGAGCTTGAACCGCTTATAGCCCTTCAGTTTCAGTGCCGTGTAGCGCATTGCGGTCCCCTCCTTTGTTGTTCCACAGACGATGATCCTATGGCGTAACTTTTACCAAGCGAGTCAGAAATGGGTCCTTCCCAACTCAAGTTTTTCAGCAACGGCATCGTCGCCGCGAACAAGCCTCTTTCAAGCAACGAAATCGAAGTCACCCCTATCGAAAAGCTGCCCTTCCTGAACGGCGAACTGTCCGATATGGGTAGCCAGATCACCGCGTCAGGTGCGGACAACACGGGCTCGGCCTACAAGACCCAGGTCGCGTCGTCCAACACGGTGAAGGCAACGTGGCTCAAGCTGGGCGCGGGCAACCGCATGACAGCACCGGACGTGCGCCGCGGCGCGACGGTGGCGCTTTATCAATTCGCGGATGAGGACAAGTACTGGTGGACGACGCTGACGGACGACTCCGCGCTGCGTAAGCTGGAAACGGTCGTCTGGGCGTTCAGCGGAACGGCTGACGAATCACAGGGCACGGATGCGACCAACAGTTACTACATGGAAGTGTCGACGCACCAGGGATTGATCACCCTGCATACGTCGAAGGGCAACAGCGAGCCCTACGGCTACGACATCCAGCTCAGCACGAAGGAAGGCTACTTCCGCATGCAGGATGACATCGGCAATTACCTGATCCTGGACTCGACGCAGAACCACTTCGAGTTCGGCAACGGTGATCAATCGGTGCTACAGATGCTGAAGCAAAATCTGGCCATGGCGACGCAGGAATCGATCTCGATGAAGACCAAGAACTTCAACCTCGAGGCGCAGACGTCGAATATCACTTCCAACACGCTCGGCATCAAAGCCACCACCACGCACAACGGCGACTTCACGGAGAACGGCGCGATGGGGCTGAACGGCGACATGACCACCGCGGCGGGCGGCGGCGGTAGTGGAGGAACGGCAGGCAGCGGCAAGATCACGATTGCTGGTCAGACGGAGCTGCTCGGCGATATGGATGTCAAGGGCAACGTCTCGGCGGTCACCATTGCGGCGACCCAGTCGATCACGGCACCGAACCTAAAATACAACTAAGCGACATAAAGCCCAGGGGTCTTCCCCTGGGCGCTTATGCCGTCTTTTAGGACGAGACGCTTTCCGTGTTCCAGGCCTTGTAACCGACTGGAACCGAATTAACGAACGTGCTGCTGCCCGGGTTGTAGGTCACCGAGTCGGAGATCTGCCACGTCGACACTGCCGGGAAGACCTGTGCTGCAAGGCCGTCCTGCGTGCAAATGCTTGCGATCGAGATCCCGCCGATGTTGCCTTCCGGATTCTGCTCGGTCGGCGTGCCGCCGTTCCACTGTTGCGTGATCGGGTTATAGAACCAGATCAACTTGGCCGAGAGGTTCACAGCAATACCTACCGTACTGCCCTGCATCGGCGCCTGCGAGCCAATCGCGTTTACCGTGGCACCCAAGTAGAAGATCCCGCTCGTCACCTTCGACATGTTGGTGTACATCATGATGCCGTTGGCGTCGGCGCCCAGCTCGCCGTTCGGCGCTTCGAGCTGGTTACAGATACCGAAGCCGACCGCGCCCGTGAGGCGGTTGATCGTGGCTTCCGCGTACAGCAGGCCCGAGGACTGACCGTATGTGGTCCGGGCGGTCTGCCACTCGTTCTTCGTACCCACGACGGTCATGTTGGAACTCTGAAGCACCATGCCCGACGGCAAGACGGACGAGTCGAACGTCGCCGTGACGGTCGGCGTAGTGCCACCCCCTCCGGTATTTCCTCCGTCTCCACCAGAAGTTGTCGTGTGACCCCAGACGCTGTAGCCTGACGGAGCGGTATTGACGAAGGCTTGATCACCGAGGTTGACTGTGACCGTGTCGGCCGTCTCGAGCACGCCACCGTCGCCGGTCATTTCGACCATCGCGCACGGATAGACATATCCGTTATAGCCGGCGGACATGATCCCACTGATGTCGATGCCGCCAACGTTCCCGACCGGATCAGCCGATTCGTCGCCATTCCAGAGCCCTGTTTCTGGCATGAGGAACCACACCAGCTTCGCGTCCAGATTGATCGCCATCCCAAGCGTGTCGCCGGCCGACAAGTTGAACTTGCTCTGCGTGGTACTGATGAACGCGTTGTTGGTCTTGACGCCATTTCCGGCGTCGGTCCCGCAGAACGCCATGATGCCGTTTCCATCACTGCCCACTGAGGCCAGATCTTCGCGACCGTTGACCAATCCCAGGCCCACCGCGGTCGAGAACCTGACGATCGTCGCCTCGACGTAATACAGACCGCTGTTATGGGCAACGATAGAACGCGCTGCCCCAAAGCTCATCGGCGCAGCGACCGTAAGATTGTCGTCCTCCAGCACGAGCCCGTCCGGCAGGCTTTGCGGATCCAGCGTATTCGAGACGTCGCCTCCCCCGCTCGAGACGATGTTGCCGTTCGCGTCGATCAGTCCGGCGGAAATCATCGACGAGATGAACGACGTAAGCGACGTGACCTGTTGCTGGCTGCTGGTGAGCTGATCCTTCAGCGCCAGAAGCTGCGCCGTGGGAGTACCGGCCTGGCTGATCGCGGCATTGCGTGTCGAGGTAATCGCCGCATGCTCCGTCTGACTGATCAATGTCTTCGCCGATACTGCCAACGACTTGATTGTGGGCGTCACACCGATTGCGTCCTGCACGGCCAGCGACACTTTCGATTTCACGTAGGTGAGATCGAGAGAATCCGGCAACGCTCCGCAATGCACACCCAGCACGATGCTCGTATACGGAACATTGTTCTGGCTCGGCATCTGGGTAATGTACGTGTTCGGCAGATAAAGCCACGTACCGCCCGTCGCCTGCAGCGAAACAATTGACGCGCCCGCAGACACGTCATTTTGGAAATCCGTTTGCGTGAGACCGCTCGGCGAGTAGTACAGCGTGAACGGATCCCCTCCGCTCCCGATGATGTCGCTCAGCAGTCGGACGGCGACGCAGCGGTATGCGACGCCGGCTTGCAGCTTCGCGTCGAAGGGACTTGCCAGCGTCCACAGGCCCGACGATCCGATATTCGGATTCAGAGGGGTGGTCATGATGCTCCTTGTCTAATACTTACTGGGTGTTTGCGACGTACACGCCATCCGCGCCGAACTCCGCGACGTTTGAGATCGGGAAGTTGGCCTTCGCCACCATCAGGTAGTTGATGCCGTCGTAGGTCGCCACCAGATAAAGAACGTTGTTGCGCGTGAGCTTCGTCATGCCCGCCGGCACGTTGCCGTACTGCGTCAGTCCCTCGGCCGCCGCCAACATCTGGCCCAGGAGCAGAACGAAGTTCTGCGTGTCCGTTGCCATGCGTGCGAAGTCCAGACTCTGCGACGGCACCGAGAGGATGTCCGGGAACACGTGCTCGATCTGGAACTTCGAATCCTTGTTGTTCGGCGAGCCGCAGGTCACCAGCGCCACCGACTTATACGGATACGTCTGCACGCAGCAGTTGGAATTAATATGAGCCGCCGGGTAACCGGTGGCGACCTGCGTCATCATCGCGAGGGCGCGGGATGGGTTGGCAACGGGTGAGTAAATCCCGCTCACCTGGTTGCGGTTGGGAATCGCGTACTGATCCCACATGGGAATCAGTGTGAACTCCGTTCGCTTGAACAAATCCGGCAGGATCTCCGTCCATTCAGCCTGCGTGTGCGTGCTGTTCGCAAGCACGTATGTGATGATGGCATTGGCGATCGCGTCGATGTTGTTGCCGGCCTGACCGTAGATCAACACGGTCCAGTTAGTCGGGATCGTATTCGTCGGCAGTGCCGGATCGATGTAATCGAAGCTCAGCGCGTCGAGGATCGACTCGGGGTTGTCGCCCTTTGCCGCCTGAATGAGCGTCATCGTGTTGACGAAGGTCTGAGCGTTCAGCTCCGCCTGCACGTTCGACGAGGTCGTGAAGAAGTTGTCCAGATTCGCCATCGGTGGGACGACGACGATCGAATACTCGTCGTACTCCGCCTTGAACGAGGCATCGGCAAACCAGATCTTGATCAGGTTGTCCTTGCCCGTTGCGATCGAGCCGTAAGTCGAGTCGGTCGTGTTCTCCCACTGCAGCCATTCGGGTACCCAGTACGTGCCGTCGGTGACCATGTCCCCGCAGGTGAAGTTCTGTGCGCTCGTCTGAAACTGGTTGAGCAGGCCTGAGAGTATCGTGCTCGCGGCAATCTGGCCGGGGTTCGGCACGGCTTGCGTCTGTGCGAACACCCATGCAGCAATCTGCATCACCTGCGTGACGAGATTTGCTGGCACGCCGACAGCGCCTGCGTCCGGATCCTGACTCAGGAAACTCACGAACGTGAGATCCGGATACGTCTCCTGCGTGTAGTAGATCTTGTCGAGCGAATAGGTGCTCGACTGTGTAGACAGTTCGCCGATGGTTGCGATCGCTCCCGGGGCGTTGTCCGCAAACACATCGTTACTGATAAAGCCTTTAAGCGAGTACATCGCGTTCCCTCTCCCATGACATCGCGGCGACGAAAAGGGCATGGCCAGCCCTTCTCTGGAATAACTACTCAGACTATAAAATTAGCTAAAGGGGATTCACCTTGAGCCCGATTGAATTCATTGGAAAGCTCGTGTGGAGCGCATGGCCATTCGTCAAGGAAATGGTTTTGGATGGCAAAAGTCTCGCCTATGCCTTCAGGAACAGTAAGCGCCGCGCGATCTTCAGCATCGTGATCATGGCGAGCTTCACGCTCAACTTAGTGAATCTGAGCGCGGACGTCCGGCTCTTGTCGATTCTCGCGAAGTACCTTGAGGTCGAGAAGGAATACAAGACGTCACGCGCTGAAGTCATCCGGTTGAAGGCACGCGTCGAACGTGACTGCCTGCCGCCCGAGCCTGCTGCCGCTTCGCTGCCCGCAGCGAGCGCCACGCCTCCAGAGCCGCCCCACGCGGCCCCGCCTGATAGCTATCAGGCGCTCAAAAGCACGTTCGCGGGTCTGCAAGCCGCACACCGCTAACTCACCGCAGGAAATCCACCATGCTCAAGTTCCTATTCGGCGCTGGAATCGCGCTGGGCCTCGCTTTGGCCGGCTGCAACAGTTTCAACAAGACCACCTACTCGAAGTCAATCAGGCGGCGATTCGAGCGGGATCGAGCGACCACCCACCGTCGCAGATCAGCGGGCTGGTCGTAATCATTCCGGACATGCGTGTTGATCCGGCCATCGCTAAATCGCCGCCTCCCACGCCACCGGATGAACCACCCCCGGTCACGAAAGGTCTGTGTCCTGCGTACCGCATGCCGACCCTTCCTCGTGCACCCGACGTCCCGATCAAGCAACTGGATGCCATCAAGCCTTCCGACGATGCTGCTGTGGACGCGCTCGCGCGTGCTCACATCGTCGAGTTGCACAACTACATAGACCAGACACAACGCATTCTGAAGAAGTCATACCAGGACTACGTCAAACGCTGTGAGACGCACAAAAAACATATCGAACATCGCGCTAAGTCTTGAGCAAGGTATTTTTGACGTACCTCCCGAATCCCGTAGTCAGAGACCTCAGGATCGGAACAGTGAGCAAAATACGTGAAGACTGGCTTGAGCATGAGATCGAAATGGCCGTTGCTGGTGTCGACCCGTTTGGCACGCGCGGACTAAAGAAGGAAGAGGTCAGGCCGGTGTCTACGGTCTCTACTTCCCCGAGGTGGACCGTGTCTATTTCGGAAAAACCAACAACTTGTACCGCCGCCGGAACAAACACATGTTCGATCTCGCCAATCGGATCCATCCGAATTGGAAAGTTCAAGGCGCATACGACGCTTCGAACGACAAGCGATTCATGTTTCTTCCATTGGCGTTGCAGGAGAAGGAAGACCGCACCCGGGCGGAACAGACTTTGGTCGATCAGTACTGGGAAACCGGCAAAGTTCTCAACATTTCCAAGGATGCGATCGTCCCTGCCAGAGGACAAGTCTTCACCCGGGAGCGCCTTGAACGGATGTCGCTCATTGCGCGCAAGCACTTTGCCGACAACCCCCATGCACGACAACGGCTTTCCGCAGTCGCTAAGGAACAGTGGAGAGATCCGAACTCGCGACAGCTTCTAGTCGAACGGGCACTTCCGAATCTCAAGCTCGGTGTGTCGGCAACATCGAAGAAGGTTCTCGTCGACGGGGTCCTCTACTTGTCTTACAACGAAGCCGGCAGAGCGCACGGGATCCATCACTCTCACGTCAGCTATCGCATTAACAGCAAGGGTTTCCCCACGTGGAAACTCATCGAGCAAGAAGAAATGACAACTGAAACCGAAGTCACAGTCAAGGAACAGACCGCAGATGCGGTCAAAGTAGCAATGGGGATGTCCCTTTATGCTGATGGAGGCGCTTCGCCGAATCCGGGTCCCAGCGGCTGGGGAATCCATGGTTTCCTCTACTCGGACGAGAAGCCGAAGAAGGGAACGGGTAATGGAGGCTGGCTGTTGACTCAGCGCGGCTACATCACCAAGGCCGACGCTACTCACAGGGGCGGCGTGGCTGAAGTAACACCGATTCATTACGTGGACGGTTACGGCTCGATTCTCGTGTCCCATTCGCCCAAGAAGCCGACCAACAACGTGGGCGAGCTGATGGCTGCGACGCGCGCACTCGAGCACGCGATCAACTACGAGATCAAACGCGTGCTGGTCACTACCGATTCTCAGTACGTGCGCAAGGGCATCGAAGAGTGGGTCGAAGGCTGGCAGCGTAACGGCTGGTTGAAGCGTGACGGCGAACCCGTTGCGAACGATGGGCTGTGGAAGGAATTGATCGCAGCGAAGCAGCGACTCGTTGACCGGGGCGTCGAAGTGGCGTTCGCCTGGGTCAAGGGGCACGACGGTCATCTGGGCAACGACATTGCCGACAAGCATGCAACCCTCGGCGTTCTGCTTTCGCAGCAAGACATCTTCAAGAGCGACGTGACGACCACGGTCGCTGACGGCTACTGGAAGTACGATAGCGAACGCCATCCGATGTTGGCAAACCGCCGGATGTACTTCAACACGGTCAAGGAATATCAGAAGCCGGGCGAATACTATCTCGGCGAGCATGGAACCGAAGACGACCTGCTGGGCAAGCGCATCAGCGATGGCGCGTACTCGGTCGTGCGACTGAAAGAAGCTGATCCCTCCATCGAGTTCGTGCGTAACCATACGACCGATCTCGCGTGCGGGATGGATTCCATCGTCATGATTCGACTCGATCAACTCTTCAGCGCGGTCACCCACAAGGAAGTCATGCGTTATGGGACGATCGCGATGCCACGGGCGAACCTCGGGCGACTCGATCTGAACTGCTTGGACGAGGAACCGGGGCCGGGCCACAAGCGAAAGCCTCTGACGCGAGAGTGCCGTCCTCCCAAGCTTGCCATGCGTGCTGTCGAGGCGCTCTCCGATCTGATCGACAAGCTCGAAATGTATCAGGCTGCGAACCCGCTCGTGACTGCGACGGACCTGACCGAGATACTTTATGAGACACGTGAGAAGCCTGTCGGTAAGAAGGGGGAAACGGTCTCAACCATGGAGCTGCGTCCGCAGTTTGTGGTTGGCTTTGCAGCACTCGAGGTTCAAGCAAACTACCGCGACGGAGACGGGACTGCACAGGTTCCGGTTACCCTCACGCTGGGCATCGACTTGCTCAATCGCAATTCGCTCAAGCGTCTGGAGAAGACTCAACCCAAGGTCACCCTACTTACCTGGCTGGAATCCCCCACGGCGTTCCGATACGCCACTGTGGTGGAAGCAGACGGGGACGTCGGGATCTGGGCGGGCGTCTACTCGAACCTCCGCATGGTCGTATAACCCTTTCCACGTCCTTTTAAGGCATGGCACTCCCAGGACAACGTAGGCCCGTTCTGGCTGCCCTGCCGTTCAGGAGTTTTTTCAATGAATCGTGTCACAGACGTCATTCGAGGCCGGTTCTCGGGTGTCACCGTCGGCATGCGAGTGCGTTTTTCAAGCATGCTCGATCGTCATCTGCCCCAACGCACCAAACGGTTGTTGTTCCTGGCTTCGTTCTCGGCGCAGCTGAAGGCGCCGCAGGAGTTCAACCGCGACATGTTGCACAAGCTGAACAAGATGCTGGACTTGTCGACGGATGATGCGGCGCTCAAGTTCCCCATCCACATCAGCCGTGCGATCTGGCGAAACCGTCCGTTCGAAATGGGCGTGCGATTCGACACCAGAACGCTGCAAGATCAGACGGATGTGCGGGGATTGGGGATGCGGATCGTATCGGCTATGCCAAAGTGGCTACGCTATGGCGACGATTGCCGGATGCTGGGCGATGTCGAGCGACTGTTGCGCAACTGGCAACAGGTGGGCGCATAGCGACGCACGTCATAGAAGCCAGAGAGGGCCTCGCGGTCCCCTCTGGCTCTTATGCCGCTTGCTTACTTGCTGAATGCCCGGATGGCAACGCCCATCGAGTAGTTCACGGCCGTCACGAAGGCCTGCACCTTGTAATACACAGCGCTGTACATCTCGAGCTGCGAGGCGATCTGGTACGCCCCTTCCGAGAGCTCCGTCACCACCTGCGGCGACACGCCTTCCAGTTCGTTGCGTTGAACCTTTCGCTCGATGGCATCGAGCAGCTGACCCGCCTCCTCGATCTTCTTGCTGAGCATGCGACGGTTGACCGAGTCCATCTGCTCGCTCACCGCGTTCGTCAGATTGAAAACGCTCTTCCAATCCGCGTTGCGGGCTACCACGTCCCCGAAGGTCCGGTCGGCTTTCGTCGATCCCGGCTGAAAGCAGGCGCCCAGTTGCTGGTTGTCCAGGTCGCGGGTTCCCTGCAGCTTCTTGTAGTAGCTGGAGTTGAACTCGGAGCTGAACTGGTGATCGTGGTTGGTGACGAGCTGACCCAGGAACAGCGTGTAGAGCGAGAGCTGGTCCACAATCTTTGTGGCATTTTCCACCGCCTGCGAAAGCGCTTCGCCATAGACGAGATAGGGAACCTTCAGGCCTTCCGGCACGCGCGCCGGCAGCGGCGAGATCGACACGTAGTTCCGGCCCGCGATCGCCTCCAGAAACACCTTCTGCTGGCTGGTGATAGGCGCCGTCGATTTGTCGTTCGGGGATACGAGGTTGTAAAGGTCGCGGAAGCCCGCCTGGATGGCCGGGAAGACCCGATGCAAAAGACTCCCGGTGTCTTGCAGGGTGAAGGCTTCAAGCGCCACCACGGCGCGTTGGTTCTCGAGCAGAGTCGTCATAAGGGGTCCGGTGTGAAATAAGCAATAGGGCAGTTCATAAAAATGTACGAAGTCAAATCCATCTTTTGCGCAAGCGTTAGTTATCGAACATAGACGTCCTTACGAACGAGCAGAAGATGACGATTGACTTAAGAACAAAGCTGACACCAGCACCGAATGTCAAGGTGATGATCAATATCGGAGCGGGCTTCGACATTCCGACCGGCCACTACATCAAGGGTCGTCGCAACGAGTCGATCCTGAACGGTGGTTTGGCGCCGTTGACCGGCATTACGGGTATCGGCAACAACTTCAAATCTACGACCGAGCACTACATGATGCTGACCGCGATGTCACGCATGCTGTACTCGGCAGCAAAGACGTACGACACCGAAGTCAACATCCACGAATGGCACTACCGCGAATTCGTCGCCCGAACGGAAGCGTTCCACGGCGAGGATGTGCTGGAGTCGCAGCGCTGGTCGATCACCGACAAGACGGTCTACGTCGGCGATGAGTGGTACAAGAACCACAAGAACGAGCTGGAGGAGAAGAGCAAGCGGAAGGACATCATCGTCAATACGCCATTCTTCAATCGCGAGCGCACGGGCGCATTCACCATGCTGATCCCGACGTTCACCGAGATCGACTCGTTCACCGAGTTCGAGACATCGGACGTGATCGAAATGCAGGACAAGAACGATCTGGGCGAATCCGGCGGCAACACGATTCACATGCGTCAGGGCCTGGCGAAGCTGCGTATCTTGATGGAAGCGCCGCGTCTGCACGGTCAGGCCTACGACTACCTCCTCATGACTGCACACCTCGGCAAAGAGTCGACGATGCAGAATGCCGGTCCGGCCGGCTCCGTGCCGATCCAGAAGCTCAAGCACCTGAAGAACGGCGACAAGATCAAGGGTACGACCGACAAGTTCACCTTCATCACGCACAACTGCTGGCACTGCTACAACTCGGCGCCCTTGCTCGACGGCAACCGCGCGCCGGAGTATCCGCGCAATCAGGACGACACGCTCAAGCTCGACACCGATCTGAACACGGTGCAGCTGCGCAATCTGCGCTCGAAGTCAGGCGCATCTGGCATGGCGTTCACGCTGATCGTGTCACAGTCGGAAGGTGTGTTGCCGTCTCTCACCGAGTTCCATCACATCAAGGAACAGGGTCGCTACGGGCTGGAAGGCAACAACATCAACTACAGCCTCGTGCTGTATCCGGACTGCAAGCTGCAACGCACAACGGTTCGTCGCAAGATCGACAATGATCCGCTGCTGCGCCGGGCGCTCAACATCACGAGCGAGATGTGCCAGATGAGCTATCTGTGGCACACCATGGCGCCGGAACTGAAGCTGACGTCGAAGCAACTCTTCGACAGCCTGAAGGCACTGGGCTTCGACTGGAACGTCCTGCTGACGACCCGCGGCTGGTGGACGCATGAGCTGGGCGAAGCGCACGAGCTGCCGTTCCTTTCGACGATGGACCTGCTGCGCATGACGCTGCCGAAGGAACACCCGGACCATTACTTCCCGTACTGGATGGGTGAAGACAAGCGTCCGCTGCCGCAGTATCAAGAACTGATTCAACGCATTGCCGAACGCGACGGTCTCCTGCACGCGATGGCAGCCTAATCAAGAGGTCCCTATGGACGCAGACAAGCAAGAAAAGATCTCGCAAGTTCACCCCTACCTGCAAGCAAACCTCGCAGTCGTGATGGATCCCGTCAACGGCACCTTTAAGTTCCGCGTCGGCGAGGAAGTTCGCCACACCAAGGGCGGCGTCTACATCATCACGGGCCTGCCGAGCGAGTACGTGCTCGAGCATTCCCGCGAGCCGGCTTACGCGTACATGATGATCGACGGCCGCATCTGCGTTCGTTCGCAGGCGGAGATGGAAGACGGTCGATTTGAATCCGTTCCGGAAGGAACTGCCCTCGCCTACGCTGCCGAGAAGCAAGCCGCTGACCGGTGAATCGTGCTGCCGCGCTCAATGTGCGGTAGCGCACGTTAATAAGATTACTAGAGAATTTTTACTGCCATGACTCATGATGTAGAAGAAACCTCCACCGAGGTACCCGCAGGTGAAGCCATCGAGAATCTCGTCGCCCACGTGACGCAACTTCTCATCGCCAAGGACCATCCGAATCCGGAAGCATGGAAGCAGTATCTCCAGCCCGGCGTGGACACCCTGCCCGATCCAGACTACCAGCAGTTCGCGATCAATCGCGCATGGCGTGTGATCCTCGGCAAGCTCAACGAGGCCAAGGGCGTCGACACGATGGACGTGCGTTACTGCCTGATCGATCAGAAGGGTTCGGTGGAGAACTGGAAACGTCTGTTCGAAATGGGAGTCCTGCCTTGCATCATCGAGCACTCGCTGCCCCTCTCGGAATGATCGAGCACTGTGCGTTGTCACATGCAGCAATCGGCGACTTCGGTGAGGCGATTGTCGTGGCCGGTGGTCGTAACTTCAACGACTACGCACAGTTCGTCGATTGCCTCGAAGCGTATCTCTGCATGGAGCTTCCCACGGCTCGACCGATCTTCATCTCTGGGAAAGCCAGTCGCGGTCCAGATTCTATGATTATCCGATGGTGCCGTGAGAACGGCCGCGCGTGGACTGAGTTCCCGGCAGATTGGGATGATCTGACAGTGCCTGGTGCTGTGATCCGAATCAATCGCCGTGGTAAGCGGTACAACGCTGCGGCAGGTCATTTCCGCAACCGCCTCATGGCTCAACACGCGACTCACGTCGTGTGCTTCTGGGATGGCCGCTCACCGGGCACCCGGAACATGATCGACGAGGCGCGCCGCTGTCAGATCGAACCCAAGATCTTTTTGATCGATCCTGATAGGAAAGAAAGCAATGACCAAAGCTTTAGGGAAGAGAGCCGAGACCGAGGCGTTAGGTGCGGACTCGTCTGAGCAAAAACCGCCAGGTCGCCGCGGACTCTATCTGATTGGTGATCTGACGAACGGGAAGATGTACATCGGAAGTAGCGAAAATGTGCCGAGAAGAGTATCTCAACATTTCAGCGACCTTCGCGGTGAGCGACACAGCAACATTCATCTTCAGAGATCGTTCAACCTGGGACACGTGTTCAGCGTTCAGCCAATCTACACCGACCGGGAAACTGACATTCGCGGCGTTGAAAGAAACCTGATCGAGGAGTTCAATCGAAAAGACTTCCTCTACAACATCGCCCTGGACACGACGGCTCCAACACTAGGGACGAAGTGGACGGAAGAGCAACGGGCGAAGATTCTCGCTTAGCGCGCCGGCTACCGACATTCCCCCGAGACAAAGGAGCGAATTCGGCAGGCCAACCTTGGTAAGACGATGTCAGAGGAGTCACGAAGCAGAATGAGCGCGTCTCGTACTGGCAAAAAGCTCTCCGCTGAACATGTCGAGAACGTCAGGGCAAGCCTAACTGGCAGGAAACACACCGAAGAAGCGAAAGCTCGCATGAGTGTTGCGCAGCGAAGCGTTTCATGGTCCAGAACGACGCGAAGCGATGCGATGCGACAGAATCTTGCCGCAAACATCACCGGTCAGAACAAGCACGGATCTACGCCGGTTACGATCAACGGAGTCGAGTACCCCAGCATTCTCGCCGCGTCGCGAGCGCTAGGCGTTCCGAACCAAACGCTACATTACCGGTTAAGCAAGGGCTACTATGACGACCAAGAATCGTAAGATCACTGAGGATTTCATCCTGAAGTACATCGGAAAACTGATTCCTGGGTCGGAAACGAATGCCCAGTTGTATAAGGACCTGTTCGCCCGGATGGACGACAAGGCGTTCGATGACTGGATGGGCAAGCTCGCTCGCAAGGAAATCCGGCTGGCGATCATCGCGCCGAACCTCTCGAAGGAGAAAGTGACCATCCCCAACAATCTCGCCATCGGCGACGAGCTGGGACACAACTTCTTCGAGCGACTCTGGATCGACAACGGCAACGACATTCCGCCGTATCTCTCGCCGGTAAAGTATCTCGTGGGCGACATCACGCTGCGCCGTCAGGCACAGGTGCTGGTGAAGAAGATCTCGATTCCCGAGGACAATCGCAGCGTCGACGACATGACCGGCCAGCCTTCGGGCAAGTCGGAAGCAAGCAAGATCTCCTACCCGGAAACGCAGGTGCTGTCGGCACTCAAGCTCGACAAGAACATCGCGGAAATGATCAGCTTGCGCGGCGGCGATACACAAGGCTTTAACGCAATGAACGACAGCTTCGCTCGTACGGGCGGAGCGTCACAGAAGGCCATCGAGCATCTGCGCGGTGGCGTGAAATCCACGCAGGCACTGAACACCATCCTAACGGCAATGCACTATCAGGTGTCAGGCCTCGTAACCTAAGGAGACGGAGCATGAGTCTCCTACCCAACGAACTCATCGAAACCGGCGAAGTCTTCGTGGCAAGCATGCAGCACGTGCTAGCTAACTGCATGCGCATGAGCGAAGAACGTTACGGCAAGCTTTCGAAGTTCGTGTACTCAATGGTGCTGGCTGAAAAGCCGTACATGATCGCAAGCCCGAAAGGCGTTCAGCATGCGATCGAACTTGTTTTCGAAGATGAAGTGATCCGCGACTTTGTCTTCACGTTGGGCTTCACCTTCCTCGCGCGTTGGGGCGGTTTGGGTCGCTATAGCGAGTTGGTGCAAGCCCTTGCATTTGCAGTAAGTGGGGACGGCAATCCTGTTCGAGGACAGGAATCGCTCGTCATGATGCCCGCCGAAATCGGGGATCTCTTGCCTGATCCCGAGGGTGTGCTGACTCTCCTTCAACAAAACAAATGGCTGGTGACGCTGTTGATGATCCAGCTGTTCGTTCTCGTCCCGGAACCTCCGAAGGCGAGCAAACGCAACGTGCAAGACCAAGCGCGCGATACGACTAACCCGTAAAGCGTGCGAACATGGCAGCCAATAAAAAGATCGAGACGATTCTGGTGGAGCTTGACTGCTTGCTGGATACACGTCTGGGAACAATCGAACGCATGGGCGAAGAACTCGCCGCTCGCGTTCTGACGCCTGCTTACCTGGCCAGGGAGCAGGATGTCTTTGACGGCGTCGATCGGGAAGCCTTCCGGCAACTCTATCAAGCCCGTGATGTTGAAACACTGAAGCACTCGAAGGTTACGGCGCTAACAACTCGGTTTCGCGAACTCACCACGTTCCTGACCGAGATGGCGATCGAGCGTCCCTATTTCGATGGGGTCCAGATTGCTGTAAATACGTTTCCGTACGTCCTCGATGCAGCGACGGCAGACGCAATTGGCAAAGCTGTGACGGCTTGGATTGGGGGCAACGTCCCCGTCGAACTCGTCTCTATCCGCCCTGAGCAACTGACGCCCGCAGTCGTGAAGACGCATTACGCAATGCTGTTCATGTACGAGTACGAAGCCTGGATGAACATGCACGCGGAGGCATTCAAGGATACTCGGCTCAATGAGGTCCACCTTATCGCCCCTGCGCTGTACTTCAATGAGAAACCGGACGAGAAAACCCTGAAGTCACTCGTCCGCGACGCGGCTCATCCGTTCATTGCGATGACCATGCTCGCCTCGCCACTTGTCGGGCTCGAACTCATCGACATCAGGTATTTCAGCATAGTTTCAGCACCGTAAGACGACCGGCATAAACCCCCTCCCACTCCCCGCCCGATTCTTTCTGGGCAGGTTGTGGGAGGAGGTTAGACGCGCGGTTACACGTCTTGCTGGCCCACTCCTCGGTCAAAGGATTGGGCCATAAAGGTGTCGACGTCCATCTGGGGAGCATCCGTTGCGATCTCCCCAGGTACCAAGTGCGGGTCCGGTATGTCGGTAGGCAGCGTCGGAATCGCTGCGCGCGGTGCGTCGCCTCGGCCCGCGTGATTGATGCCCGGCGCGGTGAGCACCTGCGCGATGAGTGCAGCGGCGGCCTGTGCGGACGCGGCTGTTTTCTCGTCGGTCTTCAAGCGCTTCTTGCCGAGAGCTGAGCGGTCCATGCCGTCAAGCGCTTGCAGCAGCACCATCTTGTCGCCACGTTCGAGTTCCTTCAGCTTCTCGCCGTTGGTGCCCATCATCTGCGTGACGATCTGCTGGCGCTTGCGCTGTGTGAAGTTGAGAACCTGGTCCTCGTTCTCGATGACCTCTATGTTTTGAATCGCCGCATCCGAACCACTGGTTTCAGGGACGCGGTCATATTCATCCTGTTCATACGGGCCGGACATAGTCCACCTCCAATAAAAGCTCAAAAGAATCTCGGGTACATATTATTTTCATGAGCGATTTACGTGAGGTATTCGTTAATCAAGCATCTTCACAAGACATTTTACAAATCGGAGTAAAGAAATGAGGCGATGGATTAGCCGGTGGGAGAACCACTGGCGAGAGCGCCGTGTTCAGCGAGAGTACGCCGCGCTGAGAAAGCAGACCGTTGCGCTCTCAAACTACCACCCGGGCCGGAAGACTTTGGAGGATCTTCTCCGCACCTTGGATGTCGCGCGCTTTGCGTCGTTTCGCAACTCTCACGCTGTGGGCATCGAGATCAAGCCGTTCTACCCGACGATCGATGTCTACCAGCGCGAAATTAAGATCATCAACTCTTACCTCACGCGTGAGGGAGCGCTGCCTACCACCTGGGCGACGCTCGACGCCCGACCCATGGGACTGGATCACTTCTTCACGTCGGCGGAAGGTTTTTACCTGAATGTGGCGGATTCGCTCGCCGCGTTCAAAAGAGACGCGTTGATCCTATGTACGTTGATGGAAAACAGCGATAATGCCGCCCTCGGCGTACATGAGCACAATTTGCGGATGCTGACCAAACTCCTGGTCAACGTTCGACTCCTGGTGTTGACCCTCGTCGATCTCAGCTTCGAGATCGGTAAATGAGGTCTCGACCCTACATTAAGCAGTCTAATCAAGCAGGTCAATCAAGCAGGTCCACAAGGAAGCTAATATGGCACGCAACCCTTTCCAACGCATCCTGCATTCCGAGGATAAAGGCGTTAGTAAGACTTCGGGCGCGAACGGGGTTCTCTCGCGTCTGTGGCGACAGATGTTGATGGATTTGAATATCGGTCCCGCTCGCTACGGTGATCTCATGCGCGATTTTGTCACCGACATTCGCAACGGCATCGCGCCGACGCGAAAAGACCAGACGAGCGCGCGCGGCAACATCACGAAGGAATTCGCACGGCCCCAGATGACCTGGAAGGTCTTCATGAAGGCGCTGCGTTTCCTGCAAGTCGTCAGAGTCGAATTTGCGATCAAGTGCCATTACGCTAACGGCCGTACGACCACGCACGGCACGACCGTGGACTTCGGCAGCCGTCCGCAAATCAACCAGTTCCTGGAAGAGCTGCAGGTGACTACCCCGACCTCGCCCGAACTCGAGGATGAACAGGTGCGCGAATTCTGCGGCGTCATCGCCCAGACCGTGATGTTCCCCTTCGAATCGGAGACTGAACATCCGACCGGAAACAACGCCAGCGCCGGTGCGGCCGGCAAAGAACAGCCCGTGGTTCTCACAGCTGATCTCTACGAAGCCCGCACGCTCCAGAGCGAGCGTCTTGACGAAAGCATTCACGCGCTCGGCGCCGTCCAGAAAGAAGCTGAGCAGATGTACCAGCGCTACCTGGCGGACAAAAACAACGGAATTACCCACTATGACCACGAGCGCCAATAACAGGCTCCCCGCCTTGCTGATTCCGAGGACGGCATTCGATCCTGAGAAAGACGGGCAAACCCACCTCAACGTTTCGACGAATGGCAAGACCGAGCTTGGTCGTAAGCTCGCGCACTTCGCCGTTACGAAGTTCGTTCACCCGATCTACGGGCCCTTCAAGTCGATGGAGGGTTTCTGGCACTTCATCAAGTGCGAGGACATGGACGACAATTTCCGCGTGCTGACAGCCAGTCGCGCGAAGGCGTATGCCAAGACGAAGAAGATGGTGTGGCGGGAACACTTCGTCGACGTCATCAACGAAGCGAACTTCCACAAGATCGTTCAAAACGAAGACATCAAGCAGGCGATGATCGAGTCCGATCTGCCGTTCGCGTACTACTACATGTTCGGTCCGGAACAGCTCCAGATCTTCCCGCAGCAAGCGACCTGGCTGTGTGCAGGTTTCAACCAGATCCGAGAGCTGCTGAAGAAAGGCGAAATCATGCCTGCGGCACCGAAGGTTCTATTCGTAGAGCCGCAGCCGGCGACGCCCTGAGCGGAGCTGTCAATCAATGCAAGGAGGACACTTTCGGGTGTCCTCTTTTTTTGCCCGTAGGAGTGTTTCATGCCTGTGAACGTGTTGGCATCCCCAAGTTTTCTAACGGGACCGCAGGACAACCTGGTCACCGTTGACGTCTACACCGGCACCTCCGGCGGCATTGTCAATTCGATCAAGAGCCTGGAGGCGAAGTACAACGTCGATCTGATCGGTATGCTGCGCGCCGGAGCAGCGGCTGCCCAACTCGTCCCAATCGTCGAGGGCATCGCCAATGGCAAGCTGTTGATGAACCCACAGGCAGCCCTTGCGCGGCTGCTGACCGCCTCCAATCGACTCGTGGCCGCGGTAGGTGGTACGTCGCTCAACAGCGCCTTCAGCGCTCTCTCATCGGGTGTGCAGTCGGCAATTGGCGAAGCCGGTCAGGTGCTGGGTCAAGTAGAGGCAACCGTAGGTGGCGTCGTCAACACGATCGTGAACGGTGCGGTCGGTGACATTCAGGCCCTGGGCTCGGTCATCAACGGATTCGCCAATGACGCGGGTGCATTCCTGATGGTCGACACGCAGGCGCTCGCGGGTATGGCTGCCGGGGTCATCAATCAGTGTGCGAAGTACGGCATTTCGGGCGCGTTCGAACAGATGGTGTCCCGGATTAGCAATCCGTACGTGCTCAATTCGATCATTGCTCAGACGCTCCCGAGTCTGGTCCGCACGGGCGATCTGACAAGCCTCCAGAGCCTGTCCCTGATCGCAAGCAGCGTCGGTATCTCCGCAGTCAACCCGAGCCTTCTGCCGAGCTTCGTGCAGTCCTACAACCGCTCCTTGATCGGCAGCGTCATTCAACGCACACCTTACCAAGACGGCGCCACGTACGTGCAGATGATGGACACGTTCAACACGGCCGATCCGACGTGGAACGTATCGACACGCAGCAGTGATGGCGACGACGATGACGCGGTGGACATCTCGAGTCTTCTTGGCGGAACGGACGATTTCACGAGTGTGCTGGCTTCGGGGGTGATGAACTCATCCGATCCCGTCGAGCAGATGAACGGGCTCGCCACGGTCTATCAACCGAGCGACGTGGACAGCGATCTCAAGGCGATGTATCCATCGACCTACATTGATCCTGCTCTGCGCTCCACGGGCGTGCCACTCGAACCTGAGCAGGCTGCGATCGCAACACCAGCGGTCGACGCCTCGACCAGCAAGACTGCTGTGCCGGCGCCGACCACGTACCAGAACATAGGTGGCACGACCTATCGCGTGACGAATGATGGAAACGGTGAAGGCTGGACGTCTACAGGCATCAACTTCGGCGATGGCGTTGCGCACGGAGATGGTACCAACAACTACTATCCCGTGAGTAGCGGCGAGGCCACACCTGCGACTCCTCCCGCAAGTGACCGCGTTGCTAGTCAACCGAACCCTGCTACCTACCAGACCGTCAACGGGCAGACCTACCAGACCGTCGCCAACCAGTATGGCGGCACGGAGACCTACCTGGTTGCGAAGGGCAAAGGCAACGGTCAAGCATGGACCAGTACCGGCATCAACTTTGGTGGGCTGGATCACGGCGACGGGACTGACAACTACCTCGCAGTGGATCCGGTAACGCTGCAGCGTCTCAACAACTGACGGCATAAGGGCCCGGCGTGACCCGGGCCCTTATGCCGTCGCATCAAGTCTTGTTGGTACCCTTGAAGAACATGCCGACCATTCGTGATGGAAGCAGATCGCCTGCCATGCTCGCAAAATGAGCAGGTGTGAGCCAGCTGCGCCACTGAGCCATCTGCATGGTGAGGTTCAACTTGAACCGCCGCATCATGTAAATCTGATCCGCTAGGCCCATCCCACCCAGCACCGCCATATAGTCGGCGAATGGATTGTCGCCGTCGAACAGACCGTTGAGCGTATCTTGAACGTTATTGATCGTGTCGACGACCGCGCCTCCGGCTCCAAGTACCGCCGCACCTGCAGTTCCACCGATTGCCGCTCCACCTGCTGCGCCTCCAACGGTACCGACCGGCCCTGCCGCACTGCCTGCGACGCCACCAGCAACACCACCGACCGCAGCACCGACCTCAAAGCCGAGATCACCGAGTGCTTGAGCCGATGCGTTCGTCAGACCCTGTGAAATCGGGAGATAAATCAGATTCGACAAGTCGAGCACACTGAAGGTCACATCACTCCCCATCGCGTTGCCTTGATCATCGAATCCGAGATTGCCTACACCGCGTGTGACCTGCAAGCTATCGATGATGCCCAATCGGACCTGACGACGGCCACGGTCATACAACTCACAGAGGAAGGGCGACGTGTACGACTGTGGGCCAGTCGCCAATGGCAGCGCGCCCGCGAGCAGCATAGCAAGCGGAAGGTAAAGGTTCATCAACTGCGAAACGGGATTACCGTACGGACTTCTTAGCTGGACCGAATACGTCGAACGGCCGAGTTCTGCAGACGCCGATGTCCAATGCTTCGGGATGTCCACGAATGCGGAACCACCAAGCGACGCAATACCGGATATTCCGAGTCCATCCGCGATTCCGCTCACAACATCGGCAGCCGTGCCGACAATGGCTCCTAAGGTCTTGCCGATGAGTCCGTCGCTAAGATTCCCATTAGCCATGTCGAACCGTGTCTCGCGCGACTGACTCGACATCGTGTTTATCTTGCTGGCGAGAGGCGAGTCACCCGTCTGATTTGAGAACGACTCTGCCACGGGCCCTGTCGTATCGACTCGAAAGCTGACGAAAGCCGAACCATCATCCAACTCGGCCTTAAAGAACTCGAAGAGTCCGCTGTTCCCGACCGGCGTCGTGTCGAGGGCTTCCGATCCTGAGTCGCTGGTACTAGTCGAATCACTTGGCTTCGAGTTGGACGTTTTCAGCCAGGTTTTGAGGTAGTCCGGGAAGTTGGGTCGCTTATCGTCCGTCAGCTTATTTTGCGGGCTGAACAAGGACCCGATGGCCGAACTGAGGTTCACAGACGAGTCGCCCAGGACTTGCATTTCATTCTGGTGCTGCTTGCGCTGGAGACGCTTTGCACGAGTAGCCAGTGCATAGACATCGATACCGCCCTTCTCGAAGAAAATGTCGGGCAGCAGATCATGGAGTCGAGAATTGCCGGTCTGGTCGAATGCGTAATTATCCGCAATGGTCATATTCACGGTCGCGTCAGCAACCGCTTCGCCGGCTCGCGGGATCACGCCCTTGTTCACCGCGATCTGGTTCACGATCGTCTGCACGACCTGCCAATACACCGGCATCGCAGGCTTCAGATAGTAAAACTTCGATGAAGGCTTGTTCTGGAGAAACCTGAGCCCCACGCCAAGCGCTAGGAGGCCAAGCAACTTCCAGCTCATCACCGACACAACGAAGCCCGCTGCTCGACCGATGTTGTAGACTGCGTCGGTTGATCGGCCTGTTCGCGCGACCATTCCCGCGCCGCTGCTGTAAAAGTGCGTGAAGAACTGCGTGAGTGAGTTGAACTGCGGCACACCGAAACGCATGTGGATCACTTGCGAGTGATCGTCGATAGCTTCCGAGTAGTAGATACCCATCCCCTTGCCGCCGCTCTTTCTGGAGGGTGCTTTGGGATCTGCGAAGCTCGTGAACTGCGGCGGGGGATTGATCGCGAAGTTTCCGCCCGGCGTGGTGTCGGTGTACTTCAGGCTTGCTGTAGTGTAAAAGCGGTTCTGCTTATCGACGTCGCTGAGATCCTTGGCGCTCACGAGGAACGCGTTTCTCACCCAACTCACATCGGACACGCTGGTTAATGGAGCTGCCACGTTGGACTCCTAAATCTCGCGAAAAAAAAGCGAAGGAAGAGCCGAAGCTCCTCCCTCGCCTAGACTACATGATTAAACCATCTTGCGCATCGATACCGGTGGAGTCGGCATCTTCTGGGGCGGTCCCGATTGAATCGGGCCTGTGCCTGGGGCGGTCGTCGATGGAGCGCTCGTCGCGCCTTGGTCGTTCGACTTTGACGTGGTTTGCATCAGGGCGAGAATTGCCTTCAGCGTGCCAAGGCTTTCCTCGTGAACCTTCAACGACTTCCCAAGCGTGTCACCCACGCCGCCCAAGGCATCCATGTGCTCGTCATGCTGAGCTTGCTGGACCGCCGCGATGTTGCGACTTCCCGAGCCGACGGGTTTGGCAGACGAACCACCGAAACCGAACGGTGAGTCCGCCGGACTGCTCCCTGTCGAAGCCGCCGGAGCTGACGACGTCGCCGAACCGGACGAAGCTGAAGCGGTGGAAGCCGTCGACGGTGCACTGCCTCCGGTCGATCCACTGGACGTGTCGGAAGCTGGAGCGGCGGGCGGAGTGCTTCCCGAACCGGATGCCGGAGCCGAACCGCCAGCGGCCGAGGTCTGTGCAGCCGAGGTACCGTCTGACTTAGCGTCCGTCTTTCCTGCAATGTCGGTCGGGACGAGCTTTCCGTCCTGAGCCTGCTTGAGGTAGAACTGATACTTCGACTGTCGATCGTTCAGGCCGTTGAGACCCCCGTTGACACCGAGCGTCGCCGTTCGCACGTCACCGTTCTTACCTGCCGCCTTCACGTTCTCTTGCCAGAATGCGATCGCTAGCTTTGCCGCCGTATTCGGTTCGGACGCGAGGTCCGGATTGTTGATCAGGTCGACCCCGATCTTCTTTCCGAAGTGAGCGTAGTTGGCCTTGCCCGTCAGCTGGATAACGCCGCGACCGCGATACTTATAGCCATCGTCGGCATCGCTGTTGCCGAGACGACCGCCGTAGGCAGCATCAGCGATTGCTCGCTCGCCTCCGGCGACCGCCTCCTGTGCGGCCTGCATGGTCGGAAAATGCTTCGGCCCGAACACCTTCATCAGGTTGCCCGCACTGTAGTGCAAGTTTTCCGTGAGCGACTTGAACCCGCCACTCTCATGGTCACACTGCGCCATAAGCATAGCCTGCTCTTCGGGCTTCGTGATGCCGGCCGCGACCATCGCTTTGAGAAGGGCATTCTTGATTGCCTGAGCGCTCGCTGAATACTTCTTCTCAACCCAGTTGCCCGCTGACTTCACGCCAGAGACAATGGCACCGCCGACCTTGGTGTTCTTGAAGGCGTCGTATGCCTTGCCCGCAGCGTTGCCGATCGAAGATGCAACGTTACTGACCACGTTCTTCGCCGAGTTGAACGCGTTGCTCGCCCAGTCCTTGACGCTCTTCCATCCCTCCCCTGCCTTATCGGCCAAGTAGTTGGTCCAGCCCTTGCCACCGTCACCCTCCTTCTTTTCGTCGGACTTCTTCGAGTCGGCTTTCGGCTTGTCTTTCGACACGCCGGTGCCATCGTTCAGCGTCTTGGCCTTGTCCTTGCTCTTGCCATCGAGGAAGTCGAGCGCTGCCTGCACGGACTTTTGATCCGTGTTCATCGCGTAGCCAGGCCACGGGGATTGCGTGACCTCCCGCACCGACTTGCTATCTGGCGTGCGCGTCCCGACGATCGCCTTAGCAATCTGGGCTGCGAGGACGGGTTCGAGCATGTCCTCCGAACGACCCGTGAGCTTGCCGACCATGGTGGGTCCGCCGCTCAGTCTCGACATCGTGCCGAGGTAGTTCAGGTAGGTGGGCAGGAAGCGCATGTTGAACCACGCGTTCCAGGTGTAGGCCTGGTTATTGTGGTGGCCCACAACACCAAACTGCGCGCCAAACTTTTCCTGAAGCTGTGCGGGATCGCCGTTGAACTGCGCGGCATCGTTGGTCACGCGGACGGACTTGAAGGTCTCCGCTTCGAGCGCACGCAGGAGCGCACACTTGTCGGCATCGAGGTCCTTCAAACCGTACGTCCGGTAACGCACGCCCGTGAGCGTTTCTACCTTGCCCGGCGTTTGACCGGGCTTTGCGAGCGCCGGGTCGATTGCATAGGACGCAGTCGACTTGCCGCCAACGCCTGTTTCGGACGGTTTGGCAGTACCAATACCCAGGGCCTGAGCTACAAGCGCTTTCGCCTTGTCCTGCCCGGCCTCCTTCGGCTTCACGTCATCCGCCGTCTTTCCCGCCAGCGCACCAGCCGCAGCGGCACTCGCGACAACGCCCGCGGTTCCCTTGTCGCCGTCTTTCTTCCCCGCGTCCTTATCGATTTCGGCAGCAACTTCCTGCGTGATCTTCTGGACATATTCCGGACCTGCTTGCAGGCTCGGCTGATCCCAGAACGGCGACGCGGAGACGTAGTACGGACCTTGCGGCCACTTTGACGCCTCGAAGTACTTCTTCTTCTCGTCGGACTTGAGCTTCTCGTCGACCTCCCCGAGCTTCGCGTTAGCATTCGCCGTCTGAAGTGCCGTCATGTGCTTCAAGAAGACCGGACAGAAACGACCCCTGAACCACTGTGCAAAATTCGCACACTGCTGGTTGTCCTTCAGGTCCAGATCGAAACCTTCGGCGAGCTCCTTCGGCTTCTGCAACTCAGGCACCGCCTTCGCGTCGATGCTGGCTTGTCCATTCTGGAAAACGACGCCCTTTATCAGTTTGTCTTCAAGACCAAACACCGCCTGCAGATACGACTTCTCCTGCTCCTTCGTGAAACCGTACTGCGCGAAACGCAGGGCAGAGAGCGACCCAAGCCTTTTCTTCGTCAGCGCCTTGTAGCCCTTGTAGAGGCTGTAGCCCAACAAAGCAGCACCGGCGATACCGAGACCGACCGGACTCAGCAGCGCAGCGCCCAGCATCCCGGCGCCGGTGGCAATTCCCGACAACACCGTTGCTCCGCCTGCGACCAGGGCGCTACCTCCCGTTGCGCCAGCGAGAAGACCCGCACCCTCAGCACCGGTCAAGGCTGCCGCACCCAGCCCGGCTTCGGCTGCTCCCAGACCCGTTGCCGCTGCTGCGCCTTCTGCGCCAACAGTTGCCGCGCCTTCCAACCCGGCAGACAACGCACCGCGGCCAAGGAGACGTCCCATTCCGCTTCTCAGGACGTTCTTCGCGCCTCCGAGCATCCTGCCTACACGACCGGCACCCGGAATGCGCTTGAGTAGCCGCTTCGCCTTATTGAACATCCCACCGCCGCCACCGATGCTGTCGCTCTCGGAATCCTGAATCGCGGCTTTCATCGCGGCGTACATACCCGCGATCCTTCCGTCTTTCGCCAGCTCGGGTGGCAACGACGAACCACTCAGAAATTTGGCGACGCGATTCAGTCCCAGCGAACTCGCCATACCGCCGAGCATGTTGCCGGCGCGTGACAAGCCAGGCGCGATCTTGCTGATGGCCTTGCGGATGAACCCCTTGCCCGCAGTCGCCTCACCGGCTTCCTCCGACTCTTCTTCGTCCTTCTTCTTGAAGCGATCCGTCAAGCCCTTGATCGCATCCTTGATTTTGGACAAAGCAGCGCCCATCCCGGTTTCACCGGCCTTGCCGTCGCCCGCGGGAAGTTTCTTCTCGTGCTCCTTCTCTTCCCAGGAGCCCTTGACGAAGCCCTCTCCGTCATCGCCCAAGAGACGCTTCTTCGGGCGCGGTAAGCGCTCGGTGAGGATGTCGCGGATCTCGGTGAGACGGTCGATCATGGTCCGGGAGCCTGCAAAGATAATTCCGTCCTTGCCCAGCCAATTCTCGAACCAGTTACCCAGTGCCTTGAAGGGTGCAGAGACGAATGTCTTCGCCATCTCGAAGCCCTTCGACAGAGCACGGCCCGCCATCGCGAACGGCTTCCTCGCCAAGTCAAGGAGCTTCGCAAGCGGCGTCTTCATTGGCTTCCCGTTCCGGTCCACAAGGCCTTTTGCCAGATCCTCTTTTGTCAAGACCAACTTGATGTTGTTCTTGTCGCTGATGTCTTCGACCGGGCCATCGATGAGACTGGGACGGGTGATCAGCGTCCCCTTGAGTTGGGACCGATACGCGCCCCCGCGCATCATGATCGCAAGCATCACGGGGTCGTCCTTACCCTTGACGTAGATGTCGACGGGCTGGTCAAGAAGGTCCATGCCCTTCTCGGCCAACTTGATCCCGTGCTCAATCACCTTGGGGACGAGTCTGAATACACCTCCGGCGATACTGTCGTATGCGCCTCTCAATCCCTTCCATGCCGCGCCCAGCGCCGAGATTGCCTTGACGCCTATCTTGCTCTTGCTGTACGCGCGACCGATGTCCTTCGCCTCAAGAACGATGTTGTCGTTGTCGAAGATGTCTTCGACGTCGCTCGTGATGTCCTTGTAAGACTTGATGATGTTGCCGGTCGCCTTGTCGCGGTAGTGACCTGCGCGCATCTTCCATGCGAGGAGGGCCGGCTCTTTCGACCCGGGAAGGTAGATGTCGTCGAAGCTCTTGGCGTAGCTCAGCGCCTTCTTGCCGCCGCCTGAGACGGCGTCGAGACCCGACTTACCCCAGCCCTTCACCTTGTGGAACATCGGCGAAGGACGTTTCCACCAGTCCCAGGCGCCCTGAAAGCCACCCTTGACCTTGTCGAGGCCCCACTTCCCTGCGCCGGCGGCTGCACTGCCAAAGTCGCCGACGGTCCACGTCAGCAGATTCTTCGAGCGTCGAACGCCACCTCCATCGGCGTCACCCATGTGAGTTCCAACGCCCGAGCGACGATGACGGACATCAATACCTTCCTCGACCTTCTTTTGAATCGCGAGTAGAGTTTCATGGATCTTCTCCGAGATTGATTTGCTGCTGCTTTCCTTGATCGCCTCGATGATCGGTTTCTGGTCGCAACAGTCCTTGACCCCCGTTTCAGCCGACTTCCGACCACCGATGTTCAGGTGGTGCTCAGGCGTCGTTTCTGCCGGGTCGTCGGCTTCGTCGAGCGCGCGCAGCCACTCGTCAAAGCCGTCCGGCTCGTGACGACGCGCCGCGTTCCAGTTCATCGCTCCCAGCGTCTGCGCAGACGGACGATGACGCGCAGTCGGTGTGAACGCACGGCGGGGTTTCTTGCGAGGTCCTTGACCCTTGACACGCTTGGCACCGCGGTGACGTGACGCCATTGACGCATGGATGCCGTGGCTACTACCACCGCCCATCGGACGAACGTTGCCGCCGGCGTAACTCGCTGCCGGATTGAACGTGTCATGCAGGTAGTAGTCCATCAGCTTGTCGAGATCCAGCCGGCCGTTCTTGACCAGACCGGTCTGCATGACCACGTCCAGCATGCCGCTGCTGATCATGTCCTGGATAGCGGCGCGAGGATCCCCCATGCCCGAACCAAGATCGGCGAACCGCGCTTGGAAGCGCATCTGTTTGCCGCCGTCGTGGTCGTCCTTGAAGTAGTTCTCGAAGAGCTTGGCGAACGTGCCCGCATGTTCCGCATTGTCACCGCCATAGCTGAAAACATCGCTATAGCGCTTCGCGGACCCTGTCCGGTTCGTCAGGTTGTCCTGCATCATCCGGCGCAGGAGTGCCTTACGCTGCTTCTTCGTGAGCTGAACCCCGCTTTCCTTCTCCAGGTGATCGACCAGGTTCTTGCCCTTCTCGTGCACCCAGGCTTTGTCTTCCTTTCGCACCAGTGAGCCGAACGCGTTCTTCGCCATCTCGCTCTTGCTATGGAACGAGTTCCGGGTGTAGTCGTACGTGGTGAGTTCGGTCTTCGCGTCGCCCGTGCGCAGAATCTGCAGCTCACGGTAGATGCGTGCCAGATAGCCCGGAATGACTTCCGTCAGTGACTTGCGGGCGAGTCCGTTGAACGGCGCGGGATCCTGAAGGTTGCGCAGGTTGTCGACGTGCATCCCGGTTTCGACACCGTTTGACGCGCGGATCTGATCCTTCAACCACCGGATGCCTCCACCTACGAGCGGTACGTTGTCTCCGTGATCCGAGTGCGCCCATTCGGTCAGGTGTTGCGGTGCGTTACCGGCGTAGTACTGAGCCTTGTTGCCGTACTTGTCAATCTTGTCGCCAAGGCGTGTCCCTTTGAGCTTCTTCCCGACCCAGCGCCCGGCCTTTGCACCAAGGGAGTCCGCCACCATACCACCGGAGAATTCGCCAGCCATTTGTGACTTGCTGGGACCACCTTCACCCAGCATGTCGCTTGCGTCGGCGGCCATGTCAGCAGCGCCCAGGGCCATCTGCGCACTACCCGCGAAGCTCGACAGACTGGCGGTCAGTTGCTTCTGAATCCGGTCTGTCAAGTTGCGCATGAACGCCGAGCGCTGACCGAGGACCATCCCGCCCACATTGCCGAAGAACTTGTTCCTCGCGAGGGTCGGCCAGTCTTCGCGCATCTTGATCTTGAGCACGTCTGGAAGCGCAGTGTTCTTCTGGATGTTCTCCAGCAATTCGCGATTCCGTGCTCCCTGTGCCTTCTGCTCCGCCAACGAATCCATGGCGACGAAGTAGTGGCGGTACTGGATCTCGAGCGACTTGCGCTGGAAGTTGACCGTCACTCGATCCTGGTAGTCCGCCAGACGCTGCAACGCGATGCGCATCGAGTTGAGCTGCCCCAGCTGGTTATTGGAGCGATTATTGTCGATGTTCTTCTGGATGTCGGATTCGGCCTTGTCTTCTGCGCGCTGTTGCGCGTTCGTCTCAGCCTGGAACTTGAAAATGTCGCCGAGTGTGGACTGAAGCGCCGCGTGGCGCGACGCCTCTTCCGAGATACCCGTCGAGCCATTGTCGGCCGACTCCGACCAGGATTTGAGGCGCTGCTGGACCTTTTTCGGCAGAAATTTTTCAGTCGTCGGGAGCAACTTATTGGTCGCGCGCTTCATGTCGTTGAGAAGCGGACGGACCTCTTTGACGGACGAATTGTATAGAGTCCGCAGGGACGCATTGGTCTGATCTGCCATGTCGAGGGCTGTTCCATAGCCCGTCGGCAAGGCCGATTTGACGGTCTTCTTGATGAACGAGCTGCTCCGGGCCGAGTCCCAGACGCCGCTCACCGCACCCTTCCCGAAATCCATTGCCGCTTGGGTCGCGGGCTTCCGGTCGTCCTTCTTCTTAGCCTTCGGTGCTGAAGCGTTCCAATCCGACGCGAAGTCGAGATCTTCGTCGAAGCCAAAGTCGTCGACTGCGGAGAGCTTCCTTTTCTTGGCCATACGCGACTCCAAAAAAATAGGGCCGCGGAACATCGCGACCCCTCATAGATTTCCCGTTTTTAAGTAGGAACACTAAATGCCACAGCGTTCTGCGATTCCTTTCAATCTGAGCTTGCTCGAACTCACGCCAGCCAAGTTGCAAGGGCTGAAGCCCGTGACCTCACTCGCCTTCTTCGACGGCAATAGCAACAACTTTGCGGAAGACGGCCTGTTCTCCGTGAGCATCTTCGGCAAAGTCGGCGACGAGAAGCGTTCGCAACGCTTTTCTTTCATCGACATTCGCGTGCCGATCTTTCATCCAGTGATCTTCCGCGCGCTCGTCAGCCTGAAGCGCTTGTACGGCGACATCATCTCGGGTGCCGAATACGCCGTGTGGAATCCGGAGATCCGCGACTTTGAACGCAGCGATCCAGTCAACGGCAAGACGGGCTTTCAGTTCTTCGTGTCCAACTGGAAGAACATCGCCTTCGAGAAAACGAAGAGTGACACGCGCGAGCAGAACATCCTGCTCATCGAGAAGTTCAAGGAAAAGGGACTGACGTCGAGGATCGTAGTGATGCCCGCTGGCATGCGCGATCTGGAGATTGGTCCAGATGGTCGGGTGCGTGAGGACGAGATCAACACGATCTACCGGGAGCTGATCGCCAAATCGAATAGCGTAACCGACTCGGCGCTGCGCACGAACCCCGAGATCATCAATACGGTTCGCTACAGCCTGCAGATGACCTTCAACAAGCTCTATGACTTGCTCGAGAGCATGGTAGAAGGCAAGCGCAAGCTTCTGATGGGCAAGTGGGCGAGCCGGCGTGTCTTTGACGGTACGCGAAACGTGATCACGGCGATGGACACCTCGGCGGCGTATCTCGGCGCGCCCGGCAACGTCGGTTTCAACAACACCGTGATCGGCCTGTATCAGATGCTGAAGGCCGCTCGACCGGTGGCTGTCTATCACATCCGCAATGGCTTTCTCCAAAAGGTCTTTCCGGGTGCTGGGATGGCTGCGAAGCTCGTCAACAAGAAAACTCTACAGGCGGAGCCGACGCAGTTGAAGGTGGACTACTTCGACCGCTGGATGACGAGTGAAGGGATCGAGAAAATTCTGACGGCGTTCGGTGAAGAGGATCTGCGCCACAAACCCATCGAGATCGACGGCAAGTATCTGGGCCTCATCTACCGGGGCCCGGACATGACGTTTCGCTTCATGAACAGCATCGACGAGCTACCCGAGGGTCGCGACAAGAAAGACGTCTCGCCGATCACGTTTTGTCAGCTGCTCTACCTCTCGACCTATCGTGAGATGGACCGCCTGCCCCTTTTTGTCACGCGTTACCCGATTACGGGTATCGGCTCGATCGTGCCAAGCAAGGCGCACGTTCGCACGACGGTGCTTTCCGAACGACGCAAGGAACTGGGTCCGGACTGGAATCCGCTGGGCGACGACTACGTGGCCTACGAGTTTCCTGTCGACGGTGGCGCATTCATCAACTCACTGGTGCCGCACAGCTCCAAGCTGGGCCTGATGGGCGCTGACTTCGACGGCGATACGTCCTCGGGCAACGTCACCTACACCGACGAAAGCATTCAAGAAGTTGATGAGTTTCTCGCCAGTCGTCGCGCCTATGTGGGCACCGACGGCCGAGCGCTTGCAAGCGTAGCAGTCTCCACAGTGAACCTGGTGCTGCACAACCTGACCGGGGATTAAACAAGATGTTCCTGTACGAATACTTCTATCGACGATACGGCGTGCGCCGCACCGCACAGCTGATTCAACCGCCCCTTCCGGGCATGGATCAACTGGCGCTGCCCAAGCGCAGCCTGTTCCACTTCATGGGCGGCGGTCCGCTCGACAGCGGTCCCGACTCAAACCAGATCGAGTTTCGTGGCATCACGAAGCCGATCGTCGTCTCGCACGTCTTTCAGCAAAGCGCGAATCAGGGCAACCCGCGCCTCGTCCGGACTTCGACCCCATTGCTCTCTTCGCAGTGGTTCCAGAAGCATCGGCGGTACAAGAAGATCGTGAACTTCGAGACGGGCACGCGGGACGACAACACGCTGGCCGTGATGAACTATGCGTTCCTGTGGCGGATGTACCGCTACCCGCGATCGTTGTTCGCCAACTTCTATCAGTGGCACAACATCGCGGAGACGCTCTGGAGCCAGGTGGGCGACATTGCTTCGCGCTCCAATCGGCATCAGTTCATTCCGATCACCTTGCCCAAGATCCTGCCGTGTCTGGCTGATCTGAAGGTCGGCGAGATGAGCGGCATCAACCAGCGACTCATCAAACGTTTCAATTCGCACGAAGCGCTGATGATCCTTGAGATCTGGAAGTGGCTCGGCGAGAACCGCAAGTCGTCGATGCTCTCTCACGTGAACGATGCGAACATCGGTCGTGTCAACCTTCTGTTCGAGGAAAGCGGCCGTTGGTTCGTGGTGAACCTCGCCACGCTCAACGGCTGGCGGATTGCTACGCCGTCTGAGCTGGAGGCCAATCCGGACGCGAATCAGCACGGGTACCCGCCTGCTCGCATGCAGCGTTTCTTCCTGCGTATGCTCATGTCCCTGATGGAAGTCCGCACTGCCGCAGCACCTGAAGTCATGGCTGAGAGCGATAGCGCGGTGCCGGCCACGGGCGAAACCCCCCAGGAACCGACCAACGTCGTGGATTCGGTCAATCCGACCACGGGCGAGATCACCAAGACGGTTCAGCAGCCGAGCGAGGTACCAACCTACTTCCAGGTGCCGAAGCAGCTGGATGCGGATCTCGATGATGAAGACGGTGACCGAACCAAAACCATGCGCGTGGTCGCAGCGCTCAAGCATGAAGACGATGCACCGGATGAGCGCGGCACTGACATCCATCGCGATATGGAGTTGGAGAAGCAGATCGACGCGGATCTGGACCAGCTCGAGCACATCGCGAATCTGAGCGATCCGGAGGAAGAGACACGCACGGAAGCGGTGATCGAAGCGCCGGTCACACTCAGTCCCGAAGGCGCCGTGATGAAGATCTGTGATCGGCTCGCCGAGCAGGGAATGCTGAGTGCCGGCGAACACCGTCGCTATCAAGCGCTCTCGCAGGCGTACAAGAAGATCGTTGCACCGGACGGCAAGTCGACGCTGGGTGACTTTTCGCAGGTTGCGAAAGAAGACGTACACATTCCGGAATCGCCAGCCCTACCCGATGTCGCAACGGTGCCGGACAAGACGATGCTCAAATCGTCGCTCATGGTGTTCGACTCACATTACATCAAGAAGGTCATGCAGAAGGATGTCGCCAGCATGGTGCTCAACCTTCAGCAGGCCGGCCTCTGCGTCACCGGCTACGAGGTCGAAGACGTCGATGATGTCATGGGCGAATACAAGATCTACACCGTGCGCGTGACACCGGTCGATGGGACACAATCGACGTTCCGATTCCGGCTGCCAACAGTAGCTGAAGACGGTACGTTCACCAGCAACGGTGTGAAGTATCGCGTGCGAAAGCAGCGAGGGGATTAAAACATGTATGGTCCCCGTGTCGTAGAAATACGGCACAAGAAAACCTATCTAATTGCGGGAACCCGCCTAGACCCAACAACTACCACCTACGCGCGGAAACGCAGCGTAGCACCTGTAGGGTAATCATCCAAACAGGAATGGTGAAAATGTTGTTGGGTGGCGCAACCGACGCAGCGAAGCTCCTAAGTACCCACGGTATATGGAGTGTGCTCAGAGGCCATCGAAAGCTACGACGCAAGGCGTCTAACGACACCTGTATAAAGCCAGGTGGTCACCTCTCGGTGATTCAAGCGAGTAGAGTAGGACGTCGCAAGACATCCGAAAAGATAGGCACCCTACCCTCGAATCGAGGCGGGTGAAGATATGGTCCACCTTGGATGGGGTGCTTCCCATCCGAAAGATCGGTCCGGACATCGTGGCGCTCACGAGCTACTACGGCAAAGTGTTTGTCTCTCGGTCGCCGAAGCGCGTGAACGACTACGGGACCTGGTTGTGTAACTCGATCCGCGCGATCGGGCTCGAGAAAGGCAGCAGCTTGCTCGGGAACATGCACATGGCGGATGTGTTCGACAATTTCTTCCCGTGTCCTCGGCTCTACAGCATCTTGGCGATGTCGTTCCGTGGATTCACGCTGGCGGGGTTCGAGTGGAACTTCGATCACAGCAAGCGTGCGGCGTTGTATGGCGAGGAGATGCTGAAGGTCTACGAGCGTGACGGGATTGTCATTTGTGGCAAGTCGATGAAGGATCCGAAGTCCTTCCTTCTGATGGACGCGAAAGGTGCGCTCTACCATGCCACGTTTGGTCAGCGTCATCTGCCGCTCGTGCTGCCGAGCATCGAAGAGATGTTGCAGCTTGAGCCTGCCAAGGCGCCTGTCGACTTCGCCGAAGTGAAAGTGTTGGGACGCACGATCCCGCTGGGTGTGGTGCTCGGTTACGAAATGGGTCTCGAGCGTCTGATGAAGCTGCTCAAGGTCGAACCTCGCCGCGTACCGGCAGGGCAGCGCGTCAATCTGCAGCCGAACGAATACAGCCTGGTCTTTTCGGACGAGACACTCGCGTTCCCGCGTGACAGGACGTTCGCCTCGATGGTGCTCGCGGGCTTCAACGAGTATCACCGCAGCCTGCGGACATACAACGTTCACGAGTTCGACCGGCGCGGCGTGTACCTGAACCTGTTGGAGTCGGCTGGCGCATCGACGCGCTATCTGCGCGAGATCGATCTTCAGTATCAGCTTTTCGTTGACCCGATCACGCGCGAGCTGCTCGTCGACATGAAGGAGCCCACGGACTATCAGAGCCTGCTACTCAAGGCCTGCGAGATGCTGCTCACTGACCATCACCCGGACGAACTCGATTCGCGCTACATGCGGATCAAGGGCTACGAGCGGATGGCGGGTGCTGTCTACTCGGAAATCGTGCGTTCCATTCGTGTGCACAACGGTCGTGCGGGCAAATCGCGTTTGCCGATTGACCTGCACCCGTTCCAGGTCTGGAAGAACATCACCCAGGATCCGGCAAAGATCCAGGTGTCGGAAATCAATCCGATCCAGAACCTGAAAGAAATGGAAGCGGTGACGTACTCGGGTGTTGGTGGTCGAGGTTCGCGCAGCATGACGAAGTCGACCCGTGCCTACCATCAGAACGACATGGGCACGATCTCGGAATCGACCGTCGACTCTTCGGACGTCGCAATCAACACCTACACCAGCGCGGATCCGCAGTTCACCTCGCTGCGTGGCGTCTCGCGTCCCTATGACGTGAAGAAGTCGGGCGCAACGGCTCTGCTTTCGACGTCGGCGCTGTTGTCACCGGCGGCTGATCGCGACGATCCGAAACGGGTGAACTTCATCGGCATCCAGCAGAGTCACGGCATCGCCTGTCGCGGCTACAAGCAGGCAGCGCTTCGCACGGGTTACGAGGGCGTTATTGCTCATCGTGCAGGTGACTTGTTTGCAGTGACTGCGAAGAAGAGCGGCAAGGTGCTATCCGTCAATGAGCACGGCATGCAGGTGCAGTACGAAGACGGTGAGATTCAAGGCATCGAGCTCGGACGCCGTTACGGCAACGCCGCCGGTCTCGTGGTTCCGCACCAGGTCAACACGAACATGAAGGCCGGGCAGACGTTCAAGCCAGGCACTCTCCTCTCCTACAACGACGGCTTCTTCGAGCCGGACGTGCTGAATCCTGACAGTGTTGTCTGGAAAGCCGGGATCACGGTGAAGACTGTGTTCATGGAGGCGATGGTGACGCTCGAGGACTCCTCGGCGATCTCGAGAGAGGTCTCGGAACTGCTGACCACGCAGTTGACCAAGGTGCGGACCGTCGTCGTCAACTTCGACCAAGAGATCCACAAGCTCGTAAAACCGGGCAGCGTTCTGGGCTCCGAGGATATTTTATGCGTCATCGAGGACGCCGTGACAGCGGGCAACCGTCTGTTCGACGAGGAGTCTCTTGACACGCTGCGTGTGCTCAGCGAACAAACGCCCAAGGCGAAATCCGCGGGTGTCGTTGAGCGTATTGAGGTCTTCTACCACGGGGAGCTGGAGGACATGTCGCCTTCACTCCAGAAGCTCGCGGCCACATCCGATGCGGCCATGATCAAGCGTTCGCGCTCCGTGGGTAAGAAAGGCTACACCGGCAGCGTCGACGAAAGCTTCCGCGTCGAAGGCACACCGCTTCAGTTGGACACCGCAGCGATTCAAATCTACCTCACTGCGGACGTGCCGGCTGGCGTGGGTGACAAGGGCGTGTTCGGCAACCAGTTGAAAACGGTGTTTGGTCAGGTGATGGAGCGTGAGCTGAGAACGGAGTCCGGACTGAAGGTCGATGCGATCTTTGGCGCGAAATCCGTTGCAGACCGGATCGTGTCGTCCCCGGAACTCATCGCTACTACCACGACCTTGCTCGATGTGATCGGCCAGAAGGCCGTAGAACTCTACCGGTCGTAGACCCCACGGACAAACGGCGGACCTTCGGGTCTGCTGTTTGTTCAAGATTTATTCAGTCCTGCTGATAGGAATTTTCATGAAATCCAGAGAATCTGAAAAGACGCTCGTGACGCTCGCGAATGCCACGACTCTCGTGCGCACCATCGTTCAGGGCGTCCTCGGCAACGACGCCGCAGACACCTTCGGGGGCGCGCCGCTCACAACGGATGTGATCAACCAAATCGCCCAGGCCAAGTTTCAGGCTGCGGTGCAACCCTACCTGTAAAAGGACGCGAAGACCATGTTGAACGAGAAAGTCCTGATGGCTTCGCTGCCGTTGACTGAGCGACTGGACGCGCGCGGTCTCGCGCTGTATCCGGTTTCGGGTACGCCGCTTGACGCGCTGTGCTCCTCGACCCGCTCGGACTCGGCCCTTTTCATCGCTGCCAACGGCGACCCCCGTGCGCTCATCGGCAGCATCTGCACGATGGCCAACACGACCGACCCGATGATGCAGTGCTCCGAGCACGATGCTGTTCTCGACTCGATCGCCGAAACTGCGATCGCTGCGGTGAAAGGTCACATCGCCTTCGCCCGTACCATCGTGGCACCGGCGATCAACGATCTGTACGCCCGCGTGAAAGCATCGCTGGCGGAGGTCAATCAGTCGTCGCTGCTGGGCATGGAAGTCGAAGTGCTGCGCGAGCCGAAGCCGCTCGACAATGGCGCCCTGCAGAGCGCCGTGCGCAAATTCGACGGTCTGTCCTTCGACAGCCCCTCGCTCACGCTGCGCCTGCCGGATCTGTCGATGGATGAGATCCGTGAACTGATGCTCTCGGGCGGTGGTGGACTGGACGCCGACATCGCTGAATGGATGGCGGAAAAGGGAGATGACTTTTTCCGTTATGTCTGGGCGAGCCTCTTCCAGCAAACCTTCCCGCGTGACGGCGACCGCGTGCGTTCGTTCGGGGAATGGGTCACCGACCGCGCACAGGGCACGGACGTGGCACTGGCCGTCTTCCTGATCGCGCGCAAGCTGAGCGATGGCAAGCCGCTCGAAGGCACTGCAATGTCGCTCTCGAGCTATCAAGGCACGATCGTCGATTTCCGCAATCAGGCCGGCGCTGCACTCTGCCGTGCGCTGGACAAGATCGAGCGCGCGAGCAAGTCGGGTCAGCTGGTGCGCGACGTGGTCGGTACGAAGACGGTGGTGTACGAACCGGTCTATCGACGCTTCCTCGAAGAAGGCGGCACGAACGAGATGCTCTTCGCGAACGCGCTCGGGATTCCGTTTGCGACCTCGATCGAAGCAATCATGGCTCAGCGCGAACAGCTCGCCAAGCGCTGGAACACGCATGCGTCGATCACCCGCACCGCGGAATCGAACAAGCGCTTCAACATCACCAAGGATCTGCTCGATCTGCATTTCCGTGCACAACTCGCGGAAGTGACCGATGGCGAAGAAGCGACCGCGAACAACCGCGAAACCGTGCTGCGTCTGTTCAAGGAATGCCTCGCCAAGCTGCGCGAGAGCGACCTGAACGATCTCTACAGTGCATGCCTGATCCTCGTGTGCCGTGCTCGCTTCTTCAAGACGGACGCTGAACGCATCCTCGTCGGCATCGAGCAAGCAAAGTGCGAGAACCCGGACATCTCCGTGCGTGAAGCGGCAGCAGCCAGTGTCCTGAACTACATCGCTTACTGGGTCGGCACGCAACTTAAGGTAGTCGGCTAAGCGCGCATCTTTCTGTTTCTTGTGAGGACGTGATGGATCCGAAAACTCTTATCAGAGACCCTGAACGGGTCAAAAGCGCTCTCCGGGAAACGGAAGAAGGTCAGCTCATCGCCAAGGAACCGGTGAAGATCTACATTCCAACCCGGTTCGCTGAGCGAGGACTGGCCTCGATCGGGATCGAGACGTACATCTACGGCATCTATGCAATGACTGTCGAAGACAGCTATTACGCGGTGTCGTTGGTGAACGCACTCATCCGGATCGAACCCACCTCGATGATGAAGATCATGATCGACGAGGACGAATACTTCGAGTTCGAATTCGAGAAGGGCGCGGTGATTACACCGACCCTTGATCTCGTGAAGACCGACACGCTTGTGTACAAAGTCTACAAGGAGATTATCGAAGGCGGCCATACGCCTTGGTACCTAGGCTACAACGAGATGGCCCGGATCTTCGACACGGCGCGCTACCACGCCGGGGCAAACGTGGGCGGCAACCACGAAGTCACTGAGTTGCTTGTCTCGATCATCGCGCGCAATCCAAAGAACCGCCATGAGTACTACCGCACGACGGTCAACGACATGCGGGAGCTCGAAACCAACAAGCCGGTCTTCATTCCGCTGCGCTCAGTCGAGTACGCAGCGAGCAACACCCTCAGCAAGCTCGCGGGCAGCTACTTCAGTCGCGGTGTCGTCAGTGCTCTGGTCTCCCCCTCTGAGCGCGTCGAGCGACTGGACCAGCTACTGACAAGTTGAGCGGCAACCCTTTTCTTAGAACGAGAACCGCATCATGGGTAACAACTACATCCGCTTCGGTTTCACGGCGCTCAACGGCACGAACAAGGCTGGCGATCTGCGACCGGACGAAGACGGCTACTACGAGGTGGTGCTGGGTGGGCTGGATGTGTATAACTCCGCCGACCAGTTCTATCCGTACGAGCCCGCTAAGGAACTCTTCACCAGCTCCAGCCAGCTGATGCGACGCGTAGCCAACGGCGCGTTGCGCGGCGAATACGGGCATCCCAAGATGGTGCCGGGCCAGAGCTACGACTCGTACGCTCAGCGCATCCTGTCGATCTACGAAGGCGACGTGTCCCACCACATCAGGGAGATCACGCTGGACTTCGACCGCATCCGCGATCCGCAAGGCCGCAAGTGCATCGCGATCGTCGGTAAAGTTTGCCCGAGTGGTCCGAAGGGTGACGCGCTGCGTCGCTCGCTCGAGAACAAGAACGAGAACGTCTGCTTCTCGATCCGTGCCTTCACGCGCGACGATCAGGTCGGTCGCACGACGCACCGCGTGCTCAAGAATATCGTGACGTGGGACTACGTGAACGAGCCGGGCATTGCGATCGCCAACAAGTTCAAGTCGCCGGCGCTCGAGGAGATCGCCGAATCGATGTTCTCGCGTCGCCATCTGGAAGGTGCGCAGCGGGCGTCCGCACAAGGTATCGCTCAAGAATCGGTTCGCCTCAACGTTCAAGAGCTGTTCCAAGCTTGCGGATGGGCGTCGGACAACGGTAACAAGCCCGCCTACCTGAACTGGTAAGGAACTAACCGATGTGTCCCTGATGCGGAAGTTTCATGCTCGCGGAGCATGAGGGCGGCTGGTGGTGCTGCATGAACTGCGGCAACAACTGGAAGGAATAGTCGACGTACATACGCCAGCAGGGGTGACCTGCTGGCGCTTATGCCGTCTGCTTACCTGATTGAAACCGAAAACAAACACATATCACTAACTTGAACCTGGAACCCCAGAGTTCTAAAGGAATCTGGGGAATTTTTACGTCGGTAACCCCTTGTTATGGCTAGAACCAAACCGGAAATCAATTAGCTCTATGAACATGGAAAACCGCGATGAGATTCGCCTGCAATTCAAAGGCGAAGAGTATCTCGTGAAAACGCTCATTGGCCTGATGCGTCAGGCTCCCGTAATTGAAGTCAAACCCGAAGATCTGAATCCGATCGATCCGACAGGTGCCGACTCCCAGAATTTCGGTGTATGCTACGCGCCTGCTGCACCGGAGCTGCAATACGGGGAAATCGCCTTCTTCAAGCAGGAAGGCAAGTACACGGTTTTGCTTGGCAAGAGTTCCGTGCAGAAGGCGTTCGAGCAAGGCGCTGCTACCGTCAAGGGCCGCCTCATCTCCTCGCCAGGGCTGAAGAAGATTCGGATCATTACCAGCTCTCCCTCTGAAGTGGTTGTGCCATCCACGCAACAGATCCGCAGTTCGGAGTATTTCCAGCGCGACAACAGCAACAGACCCTATCGGAGCGAACGCCCGCCTCGGGAAGGCGCGCGGCCGTACTCCAATCGTTACAACCCGAATTCAAACGGCGCCGGCACGCGGAGGGACTTTCACAAGTCGTAATGGCTCGCCGCCTGTAATTCGCCTCCTAAAACCATCGCCCCGATACCCGGGGCCATAAGCATTATCACAAACGTAAAATAAGGAATCTGTAATCATGACCACGACCACCGACATCAAGTTCAAGCCGACCACGACGGAACTGTCCGCCGAGATCAAGAAGGAAATGAAGCTCGACCCGAAGACCGGCGTCGGTACCGTGACGGAAAACTGGTACGTCGACAACCTCGGTCGCGCGGTGCCGGAAGACATCAAGGCGAAGTACCCGGGCATCGAGGCCGACGTGGTACCGATCATCAAGGGCGTGCAGGATCACAACACGATGGTCGCGGCCGCCGCGGGCCTCGCGTTCGGCCAGCTCTCCGAGCACGTGCTGAAGAGCAACAAGGAAATCGAGCGCACCACGCTCGACCTGCCGACGATCGGCAAGGACGGCTTCGACTTCACGTACGACAAGACGCGCCAAGTTCCGGACCGCACGGCAGACGGCACGGTCGGCACGAAGACGGTTCACGGCTCGCTGCGCGTTGGCTATCGCACCTACGGCACGAAGAGCCGCGGCGAACTCATGAAGGTCAAGGAGCAGCTCGCGATCGACGCTGCGAAGGTGTTCGGCAGCTAAGCACTCTCAGCGGTATCGTTTCGAAGACGAGAAAACCCCTGCCTTCGGGCGGGGGTTTTTTATTTCCCCTTCTTTTGTTACTGCGAAGACGGCATGACTGAACAGCAAGACAAGGCATACGTCTACATCTTCCACAACCCTGAGACAGGCGATGTCAACGTAGGGAGTACAAAAGACGAAAAGTACCGCCAACGCAAACACCTTTCTGCGTTGAGAGGCGCTCGACACAGCAACTACAAATTTCAAAGATGCTACGCCAGGAAACCAAACTTCGAATTTGTGTCAATGGAAGTACCCGATCGGGATACCGCCCTCGCGCTCGAGCAATCGATCATTGACGAGTTTTACGGCTCACCATCCTTCTTGAACATTTCGAAAGACGCGGCTTACTGCAACGTGTGGCAGTCCCCTGCTTCAATCGAACGAATGCGCAAGGCACTGACTGGGCGAAAACTATCTGCTGAACATATTGAGAAGTCGCGCCAAGGACTTCTTCGCCTCAACAGAAAGATGAGCGCGGAGCAGAAGGAACGCCTGCGGGAATGCTTCAAAGGCATTCCTTTGTCTGCAGCAACGAAAGCCAAGCTCTCTATAAGCGGCAAGGCTCGATTCGACGATCCGCTAGAACGGCTGAAAATCAGCGTAGGCCATCGCGGTAAGCTTCTAAGCGCGGAACATCGCGCGAAACTCAGTCTTGTTGCACGCGGTCGAAAAGACACGGACGCGAAGAGGCTGAACATGCGACGCGGTAACGCATATCGATCAAAAAGCGTTCTAATCGACGGTACAACATACCGGACCTTAGCCGAAGCGGCGGAGGCACTCGGAGTGCACAAGACCACAATTACCAACCGTATCAAGGCCGGCCTGTACCAGGGGGCAGAACAACAGGATTCATCGATGCACCGCAAGATGACGATCTGGACAATACAGCTGTCCAAGTGGCGATTAGCACGAGAACTCGGCATTCATCTCATCGACTGTACCGCTCGCTCGGGCATTTCCGCGTTTGCCCCACTCTTCGACGACGTCATGGCGTACAAGCGCGGCGTGCTCAGTGAGGAGCAATACACCAAACGTTACCTCGCACGGATGCGTCACTCGCGACGGGAACAATCCAAGGAATGGGAACGCGTCAAAACCCTGCCGGAAAGGATCGCCCTCGCGTGCTATTGCAAGGCCGGGGTCTTCTGCCATCGCCATCTCTTCCGAGACTTGCTCAGCGACTATCTCAAGGACGCCCAGTTCGAGGTGAAGTGCGCGGGCGAGCTCATCTCCTCGATCCCTCCACACGTAAAAGCAGAAGCATGAATACGCTGGCAATCTTCGCAGGCTTCGCCCTCTTTCTTCCCTTCTATTTCTTAGTCGGGCTTTTCTGGCTCCGGTGCAATCCCGAAGTCGTTCGCATCATTCGGCGCACGGCCGGGAGCGACCTGGTGTTCACCATTTCCTCGCTTGTCTTGGCGATCCTGTGGCCGGTCTGGTCAATCTACATCGGCATGGCGTACATTCGCGGTATGCTGCGAATCATTCGTGAACAACGCGCGGTGAAGCACGATGAGTCACGTCCCGACGCCACTTGAGCACGCTGACTTTTTTAAGGAGCGCACATGAACGGTTTCATTCTCATCCTCTCGGTCGTCTGGCAGTTTACGCAAGGCGGACCTACCGGCGGGGCGGCCGCCAACTACACGACCGCGACGTTTGCTGACGAGTCTGCGTGCAAGAAAGCCGGCGAAGCGGCACGGGCGATGGTCTATAGAGAGTTTGCACGCGGGGCCAAGACCCCTCATGTAAATTTCATTTGCGTTCCCCAAGTGAGCAAATCCGAATGACCATACGCGTGGAAGGACAAATCGTTCCGACGTTGCCCGGACAAACCGCCCTGCTCTTGAAGTTGGACACGCAGCGCGGGATGACTGTCAACCAATCAGCTCTCCAGCGCGCACAAGGTCTACTGTCACGCCTGCCCGCTGTCATGATGAGCGGTGAAATCAGTCCGAACGTGGATGGATCGCTCGCGATGCAATGGGTGCGAAAAGACGACAAGCTCGATGTCGATTTGCGACTGAAGTGCTTGCCCTTCGGAGGCGTTCAATACGCGTACATCGTCGAGGGATCGGATGGCGGTCAAGCTGGAGGCATCCTGAAGCCCCACCAGTCCGACGACGAGGTTATCTGGATCGTGAGACATGTCGTTGCGATGCTGACGCCTTAGCCCCGCCCGGCCAACCCCTACGCCGCCGAACTAACGGCATAAAAGCCCAAGCCTCCTTGCGGGGGCTTGGGCCTTATGACGGTCCTTATTTTTTTGGCTGGAAACAGCCAAAATGACCTTAGGCGAGGATCGTGTCGCTCGGAACGGCCGAGACCGAGTCCTGAGCCGAGATCACCATATCCGCCGAGATGCTGATGCCGGTGCCGATCGCCGAGGTCGGGCTGACCTGGTTGACCGCGATCTGCGCGACTTCGTTCTGGTAGCCGGTCGTCGTTGCTGCGACGTTCGGATCGATCTGCTGAGCGAAGGCGTTCTCGGTGTACGGGTTCGCGTTTGCGATGCTGATCGACGTGAGCAGCTGCTGCGCGAATGCGTCGACGCCCAGTCCGTACTGGGCGATACCCGCGTACGTGATGTTGAGGTCGAGCTTGTCGCCCTGCGCCGTGATGTCACGCGAGCCAACGATGTCGCCCGTCGAGAGGGGGAACATGTTCGTCACGAGCCACGACTTCACGACACGGGTGTGCGTCGGATCCGGTTCGATGAAGATCATCGTGGCCGAATACATGTCAGCCAGCATGTCAGGCGGCGGACCGTACGTCGAGCCCGAACCGAGCGTCGCAACGTTCGCGAACTTCGTGTCCGGGTCCATCAGCAGGTTCGTGATCCAGCCTTGGTGGAACATCGAGACGGGCATGCCGTACTTTTCGTTCCACGTGAACTGCGGCTGCGAACGTTCGCGTGTAACGTTCACGACGTCCTGCTGCATGTTCCCGCCACCGCCGACCGGCGTTTCTGCCGTTTCGACCGTGAGGTGTGCGTTCAGACCTTCGATGCGAATCGCGTGCAGCTCAACCAACGCCCGCAGCGTGCCGACCCAAACGTCCGGGTTGGGCAGATACTGGAAGCCAAGCGGCGCTTCGATCAGCAAGCAGATCAGGTTCTTACGAATGTACTGCTGGTTGTTCACCCACTGCGTGTAGTTCGGGGTGAAGCCCATCTGACCGCCATACTGGAGGTCCACCATGGGGTTGTTGTGACCCTGCGCGAACGCTGTCGTGTTCTGCAGAATCGCGTTTGCGATACGACCCATGTTTCATTCTCCTGAAGGCCAGCCGGACCCACGCTCACGCGGAACCGGTCATGGCATGGGTGGTTAGTTGCTCGACGAGAGGGCGTCCAGGCGGTAACTCTGAATGGCCAAAGTCCCGACTGTCCTTAGGTTCGGCGCGTAGATTGCGATCACCAGCGTCCAGCTGTAGCCACGTTGCGCATCGGCGCCCGTGATGGTCGTCGTCGGGACGATCGTGAAGCGGTTGTCGAAGATGCCCGACACGCGGTCCGTCACGTACTTGTTGATGTCCTTGATGAGCTGGGCGCTCGTGCGCTTCGTGTCACCGGAGAACGTACGACGAGCCTTGTCACCGATCTTCTCGAGCTGGCAAATCGCCATCGCGTTGAAGAACGAGTTCAGCACCGACGTGTCGTTGTCGTAGATCGTCTTCAGCGCCGGGAAGTAGGCCTTCCGACGCTCAAACGCCTCGACACCCACCATGCCGTTGGTCCAGTCGACGTTGCGGACCTTCGCCGGCCAGAACACGCAGTTCAGATCCGAGAACAGGTCGATTTCCGAACCCGGCGTCGTATCGAACGCGTTGCCCGACTTCCACTTGCCGTTGCTCGCGCCCATGTACCCCGCTGCCTTCGAGGCCAGTTCGATCGTGAGCGGAAGCGGCTTCGTGTACTGGCTGCCCGTGAGCGTGCCCGAGCCTGGTACGATCATGCCGCGCATGGTCGGCGTGCCGAAGTAATCCGATTCCGGGAACTGCTGGAGGTACGCCTTCAGCGCGATCGCCATGGACGACTCTTCTTCCGCGGTGAGCGGGGGCGAGAGGGTCGAGAACGTCGACAGGGCGACGAACGTGTCCTTGCGCTGCGAGATGAACTGCGCGATCGCCTTCTTCGCGGTCAGGGGGTAGCCCGAGTCCCAGAAGATCGATTCCGGTGCCAAGACCATGTCCTGAACCGGGTTCGTCAGATCCGAGTAGATCGACATGAAGTCCGACACGAGGCCTGCGAAGAGGGTGTCGTTCATCGTGCCGTCCGAACCGCCAGCGGCCCAGAGGGTCGTCGATTCGCCCAGGTAGGCTGCATCCGTGCCTTCGGAGTCGATCTGGAACGTCGAGTACGGAGCGCCCTGCGAGGACACGCCGCTCACGAAGTTGAAGAGCCACTCTTCGCCGTCAGCGCCGGTGAAGTCAGAGAACTGGTTGATCGCCGGAGTTTCCGCGGCATAGAACTCGCCGACCAGCTCCGCGACATTGCTGTCGTAGACGTGCAGCTTGCCGAACGTGCCGAAGATGTCAGCCACGCCGCTCGGGTCGTTCAGGCTCTGGTACGACGAGATGAAGATGTCCTGGATCGAGATCTGGTTGTCCAGCGCCACGTTGATCGTGTTCGGCTTGAACGTCACTTCCAAGGACTGCGAGCCAGCGATCGACGCTGCAACCTTGCCCGTCGCGTTGGACGCACTGCGCTGCACGCAGGCGACACGGAAAGGGTAGACGAGGTCGTCTTCGATGAAGTTCGGATTGGCCGGCGTGCTGGAGTTCACGGTCGGTGCCCAGAGACGCAGGCCACAGTTGTTGCCGTACTCGCCGAAGCTCGACACTTGCAGGTCGAGGATCGGGAAGCGGGTCGAGGTGGTCGACGTGCCAGACGTTTGGTCACCTGCCATCTGGGTCGCGGTGCCGAAGTCGCTTGCGCCGTTGGTGTAGCTGACTTCCGAGAGCACCCACTTTGCGACGAAGCCGGGCATCGTTGCGCCGTTGCCGGTTACGGCGACCTTCGCCCCGTTCGTGTCCGTCTTGAACGAGCCATCGGTGTTGCGTTCGTATTGCTGGATGTCCGTCGCCAGCACGTCCAGCCACAGACGCAGCGACGCCGGGGGATTCGCATCCGCCGGTTGCATCCGTCGCACCTGGATGGCGTTGCCTTGTCCGTTCACCGTGCTCGCGAGCACGGTTGCGTGGTTTGCCCACTTCTTGCGCAGATCGAAAGAGTCCGCGCCGTAGATGGTTTGCAGGTCCGCCCCGGACACCAGCTCGGTCGTCAATGGGCCCTTCTGCGTGTACAGCGGGATCAGCGGGAGGTGCTGCGGGATCTGCTCCGGCGTCGGTGTGACCTGCTGGGTACTCAGATCCTGAGTGCCCTGCATGATGGTCATCGGAGCGCCATTGACAATCTGTGCCGTTGTCATGGTTGAGTTCCTGTCAATAATGGTATGGGTTCGAAGACGATGCGCCGCATCATATTAATTCCGACGTTTCGCACTACTTAGGTGTATGACCCCGGCACACAGACCCGGTGTGCAAGAAACGCACGAATTTCTTTAAGACATAGGATGCTGTCGGTGCCCCGACGGCATGACGCGACGAGGCTCTAAGATGAAGCTCTTTTACACTGCATACGACACGACCGCGTGCAGCGGCTACGTGTTGGACAAGCTCGAGGCGAGCCTCAAAGCGGCGGTGATTCACCTGCAATATCACCGTGACAACGGCTCGAACATCATCGAGATTCAAGGCAACGGATCGGTGGCGGCAGCCGTGCCCGAGTTCCAGCACCCCTTCATGCTCGAGTTCGATGGCGAGAAACTCATCTGCATCGACGCGCGCCCGTACGGCAGCTTCGATCGCCTGAAGGGAACATTCGTTGTTCGCAACACGATTGAGCATGCGCTGCTTCTACGTCGCGCTCAGCTGAACGATGTCTGGATCAACGAGGACTCGGCACTCTTGCGCGATGTCTCCCCGGTCGCGATGAACCTCTTCGCGAGCTGGGTGAGCGAGAACGTGGCACGGCGCTTTGCGCTGGACCCGAAGGAACAGCTCAACCTCGCTATCCTCGCGGCGTTCCATTACCAGTCGCTCTTCACCGACGCGTCGTTCCTCGACGACACGATGCGCATGAAGATGGCCACGCAGATCTCGCGCGGCATGCGCTGCTCAGCGGAAGACGTGCTCTCGGTGCTCGACGACCAATCGCGTCCCTGCCACAGCATTGCTGACTTCTGCTCGTTCGCCGCCGGCGCGACCGGAAGCGTGCGCCTGCAAGCCTTCAATCCGGGCGTGCTGGTGAGCATCATCAAGGGAACGTGGTTCGGCGTCGGCGCAGCAGAAATGCTGGCTGTGGCGCTCGAGCATCCGCCCACCTGGCTAGCTCTTCTGATGGCCGCGCACGTGGAGCGCACCTACAAGAATTCGGGCCTCGCCAAGCTCGTCGAGCGTCAGGCGCACAAGGAGCCGAACAAGCAGTTCCTGCGCGCTGTGCTCAACCTCACGCAACTGGCAACCGCCTAATTCCTCTCAAGACTCAAGACTCCTGGGGTGCTGTATGGCCCCAGGAGTATTCGCCATTGGGTGACTCATGTTTGATTACCTCGTCGATAACGCACTGAAAAATATCTGGTGCGCGCCGGCGCAAGACCGGCAGGACATCTTCCAGCTGGCGAGATTGACGCCCGATGGTGGTGCGATGAACACGGTTCAGGTCGGCTGGAGACAGTACGATCTCCCTTCCAAGGGCGTGTACTTCCACGTGTACCAGATCGGTCAGATCAGCCCGCACATGGTCGGGCTGCTTTCTTCGGCGACGTCATGGACCACGTTCTCGACGGCCATGAACGCGAACAATCTGATCGCGGATCTATACACGAACGAGGGCTTGCAGATGCCTCGGTTCCAGTCGTACTTCATGGTCACGAAGAATAAGAACCTCATCGTGGCAGTCCAGTTCGAATCGCCCATCGCGGTCAACCTGGACACGGACGCACTTTTTCTCCGTCTGTACAGCAACGCGTTCTTTCAAAGTCCGCGTGCAACGCTCGGTGCGACCAAGAACTACATCGAGACGGCGGGTGTCGTGCCTGCCTTCAAGAGCGACATCCTGAACATTCAGAACAAGATTGCGGCGCTCGCGACGAAACCCGGCGCAGTGTATGCGTTCATCAACGGCTACAAGGTCGATCAGGTGAACGTGCTGACCGCCCAGATCGGGGATGTTATCGAGTACCTCTACGACAGCTCGGTCTACAAGGTCGTCGACTTTCCGTTTCTGAATCTGCCCACGTTCAGCAGCACCCTCGATAGCAAGTTCAAGTATCTGCTGCACTACAACGGCACGAGCGACAACACGATCGACTTCCAGGACGACGTGGACGTGTGGATCTATTACACGTTCCCGAGCGGCTTCACCAAGGGTCTCTACTACCATCACAACCGTCCGGACGCCCTGCGTAACGTCACGCATCGCGACTACTCGATGCCGACCGCGTATGTGGCCGGGTTCGTGGCAGATCAGGATGATTGGGTAGCGGCGGCCAAGGTCACGATCCGTCTGCACATCCGTCAAGCGGGGTTCGCGCGACCGCTCGCCTACGAAAGCAATCGCATCATGGAGCTTTACAAGCTTCCGGACGCGGGCATCGTAAGCGCCATGGCTGGCGCCAACTCGACGCTCGAAAATTGGCAGGCCGCCACGCTCGAAGCATCGTCGTATGCGCAGGTGATGGGCGCACAGCCGGCGACGAAGGTCACGCGACAACTGGTCGAAGACGCGTATGGCTATAACGCGACCAGTCAGCTCGTCGGAAACAGCCCGCTCATTCCGACCAAGCAATCCGGTCAGTTGATCGTCACGCTGCCCTACAACCTGCAAAGTAACTCATCCGCGTGGGAATACGACAGCGAAGGCACGCTGCTCGGTTTCTATAACCATGCGAGCGGTGGCGTCTACACCTGTCAGAACAGCACCTGCGCCCTTGTCGAGATGTACGCCGGTACGGCAGGCCAGCAGTTGGACGACACGTACGGGATGACGACGCAGACGCTCAACCCTGCGCTCGACTACCGCATGTACACGTGCCCGGTCGATCAGATCACCGGCAAGCCGACCTATGCCTGGGAAGACGTGACGGGCAGCAGCCAGTACTCGATCGTGGGCACGACGCTCACATGGGCGATCGATCCAACGAAGGTCTACACCTGCGTGCGAAGCAACAAGGTGATGCTCGCCTACACGCTCTACATCCAGCCGCAGGAAGGCTACCTGCCGATTCAGATCCAGCAGGAAGGCATTCGGAACTATGTGTTGCAGCTCTTCGCGATGCAGATTCCCATGGGGCAACTCGATGTGTTCGTGAATGGCCGGACGATGATCGACGAGCTCGACTTCGTGATGCAGTTTCCGACGATCATGATCAACAACGTGACGGCGCTCGACTTCCCGCAAGACAAACAGCAGCAGATCACGATTCGTTGGAGCGGATTCTGCAATCGCGATCTGACGCCGCGCAGCTATCGTGAAACGGGCTGGGTGCAGTACGGTCTGCTCTCGAACAACAACCGCTACAACATCCGGGACGACGACGTTACCCGGATCGTCATGGGCGGGGGTGTCTATCCGAAGTCCGCACTCAAGTTCGCGGAGAGCTCGGCGGATGTGCTGGGACCGCAATCCATCAACGGACAGCCTTACCAGATTCAGAAGGTGGTGGTGCCAATGTTGGGCGTGACCACCGAGGACACGTACGTGTATCTCGAGAAGGCAATGGCGATCGACAAGGCCGTCGAAGATTACATGACCTTGTACTACCCGCTGCCCCAAGCGAGTGGTCCCGACACGATCACGGAGTTGTATCCGGTCTTCAGTCCGTTCTCCTGCAAGATCATCTACGACCTTGTGCTCGGCATCATCGACGAAGCACCGTTCAGGCAGTTTTACAACGACGCGTATGTGAAGCAGGTGTGCGCGCCGTACGAGTACTTGCTGGCGTACGACCCGACGCAAACGGCGAACCGCCCAGACCCGAACTTCGTCACGATCCGCCCGCACAACCTGACGGTCACGATCTCGCTCGACCTGTACGCCTACAACTTCCTGAATCACGTTATCCGCATCTACCTGAACGGTCTGGTGCAGTTGAACAACTTCGTCTCGATCGCCAGCATCAGCAGCGCCAGCGCGATCAGCAGCAGCTAATTCTTTCCCTCTTTGGAGTCGTCAATGGCTGACGCAGTCAATCTGCCGACCGGCACCGACGGGGGCGTCCCGATCTACAACCCAAATGGGCTGTGGCAGATCTGGGCGCTTCAGTCCGTCTTTCAGGGCCAGTCCGGCAGTAACATGTACATCCCGAAGGTCAACGACTACGTCTGCGACTACACCACGAACGACTGGTATCGGGTGGCGGTGGTCGATCCGGTGACCTACATCCCGACCCTGGTCGCGCTCACCACGGCGCCCAATGCCGTGATGACCTCCGGCGATCTGCTTCAGGGTGTGGGGCCGGGCACACAGGCCGATACTTACCGCGTCTATCTGGATACGAGCGTGATCCCGTACTCGCTCGCGGTCGACGCGCGTCTGTGGTTCCCGGGCGACGAAGCAGCGTTTGTGAAGATCTTCACAGGCGCGGACTTCTCGAACAACAACAACTGCATCTCGGCGAATTACGATCAGTCCGGCAAGTTGCTCAATCAGGCGATTCCGACCACGCCGAAGACCGTCACGTTCCCGGACGGCTCGTCTGGCACGGTGATGACGGTCCCTGTCTGCTACACCAACGTGCAAGTCGCTGATGGCACGCCGGTGACGGCCGTGGCGTACTCGAGCTCGGGCATGGTCGTCTCGAAGCGACAGCTGCTGGTCGAAAACACCTCGTTCATCCGTCTGGCGGATACGGGCGTGAAGTATGTGACGGGCATCCAGCTGCTCTCGCCGTTCCTCTCGACGTCTGATCCGACGCTCATCCAGTTCCCGGTCAACGTGCTGCTCTCGGGCCTGAACCTCATGGGTGTGGTGCAGTACAGCGACGGCTCGTCGGCAACGCTGCCGGTGGATGGCACGAAGTTCCAGATCTTCGGTTTCGACAGCTTCGTTTCGACGGTCGTGGGCGAGAAGTTCGACCTGGTGCTCAAGTACAACCTGTCTTCGGACGAGGCGGTCTATGGCGCGAACTCGGTCAACAACGCCAAGTTCATCACGTCCAAGTACAGCGCTGTCACGATCAACGAAGACGGCGACTACACGCTGAAGCTCTTCGCGTTCCCGGTGTGGATCGACGCGGTGAGCGGCTACCGCCTGCAGTGGTACCTGTACGAACTCGATCGCAGCAACTGGTGGAATGTCACGAGTCTGGTTACCTTCTCGCCGGCCTCGCCCGCATTCCAACCGCTGGGCTACGGTATCCAGCAGAACATCGAAGGTCAGGTTCAGCTGAACAAGGTCGATCCGGGCTTCACGAACTACCTGTTCACGGCGACCGTAGCGATCACGCTTCTGGCACCGGGCACACAGTCGTCGCCGTGGGAAGTCCAGTTCGAGCCGGGTCAGCAACCGCCGTTCGGTCCGGGCAACTTCGCCGCGACCACGATGTTGGCGGCGAACAACTACACCCTCAACCTGACCAGCGGTTACGCGTCCCAGGCGGATTGGCTGCAAGCGTTTTACTACAACGCGCTGCCATTGACCGATCTCGCCCAGGAAGCAAGCGTGCCGGTGCCGACGCACTTTGCGATTCAGATGCCCGACGGCAGCTCGCCGATCGTCTGTCTGCTCTCGCAGTGGAACTCGACGCAGACCTCCACGACGCCGATCGCCGATCGCAGCACGTTGTTCATCACGTTCTTCCTGCGCACCAGCACAAACGACCTTCAGCTCTCCATCGCGGGTATCCCCGTTCAACAGACCAACTGATCAATCTGTCGTCTGTCCCGCCTTCCCCCGCTGGGGAGGACGGGGTGGACGGCGTGTTGTTTGGTTCATTGAGAAAGAAAATGATTCTGTTCCTTGAAGATTGGTATCGCTATCCGAACGCCATCATCGATACCAAGACGAGCAATCAAAGCTACGTCCGTCTCGCCTCGGTTTATCGAAAAATGGGCGTGAAGAACAACGCCTTCTGTCTGGCACTCATCAATCCTGCGCTCCAGGGTCTCGACCCGTTCGCGCCCGATCTTACGATCGAGGAAATGGCCGCGGTCGCTGTTGAAGTCAAGAACAACCCGTGGTACTTCATGCGCGAAATCGCGCGCGTCCCGCCGATCGGTGGCGGTGGTTCGACACCGTTCGAAGGCAACCGGGGCAACGTAGCGCTGTTCTGGTGCTTCTTCAACCACGTCATGACGTTCCTGATTCAGATCCGTCAGACGGGTAAGTCGCTCTCGACCGACTTGTTGATGACGCTGCTGATGAATTTCCGCTGCGAGAACACGGAAATCAACTTGTTGACAAAGGACGAAACCCTCCGCAAGACCAACATCGACCGACTGAAGAAGTGCATTGACGAGCTGCCGCCGTATCTGATCCAGCGTAACCCGAAGGTTGATACGAACAACACCGAGGCGATCACGATCAACTCGATGGGCAACATCTACAAGACGCACGTGCCGCAGGCGTCTGAGAAAGGCGCCTACAAGCTGGGTCGCGGCCTCACCTCGCCGATCATGCACATCGACGAATCGCCCTTCCAGCCTAACGTCCAGATTGCAGTCGGTTCGGCACTGGCTGCAACCGGTGCGGCAGTCGATAAGGTCAAGGCCAATGGTGGCGACTACGGGACCATCTTCACCACGACGGCTGGGAAGATCGACGATAAGGACGGTGCTTTCATTTACGGATTGCTTCAAGCGGCTGCGATTTGGACGGAGAAGTTCTACGACGCGAAGAACCAGCAAGAGCTGGAGGACATGGTTCGTAAAGCATCGCGTGGCGAGAGGGGTGGCGTCTATCGGGTGAATATCACGCTGAATCACCGCCAGTTGGGCAAGACCGATGAATGGCTGCGTGAAAAGCTCGAAGCGTCGACCGCGAGCGGGGATGACGCGAACCGAGACTACTTCAACATGTGGACGGCGGGCTCGCTGACCAACCCGCTGCCGATCGCGATCCTCAAGGCGATCACAAACAGCGTGCAGGATGTGAAGCACACGGAGATCAGCCCGCAAGGCTACGTCACCCGCTGGTACATCGAGGAAGAAGAGATCGAGCAACGGATGGCCGAGGGTCGCTTTGTGATGGGTATGGACACCTCCGAAGCTTCGGGCGGTGACGACATCTCGCTCTACCTCCAGGACATCGAGACGTTGGAAACGATCGCGGCCGGAACGTACAACGAAACCAACCTCATCACCTTCTGCGAATGGCTGTGCAGCTGGTTCGCCCGCTTCTCGACCTTCACGGCGAACATTGAGCGCCGCAGTACGGGCGCGACCGTGCTCGACTACTTGTTGCTGATGTTGCCCGCGATGGGAATCGATCCGTTCGAACGTCTCTTCAACAAGGTGGTGCAGGACTACGACGAGATGCCGGACCGCTTCAAGGAGATCCAGGTTCCGATGGGTCGTCGCCCCGCGGACATCTACGTGCGGTACAAGAAGATGTTCGGCTTCACAACTTCGGGCGGCATGGGTGCAACGTCACGCGCCCTGCTCTACTCCGAATCGCTTCAACTCGCAGCGAAACGCGGCTGCACTGTCGTCCACGATAAGACGCTGATTGAGCAGATTACCTCGCTGGTGTCGAAGAACGGTCGTATCGATCACCCGGCAGGCGGGCACGACGACATGGTCATCGGCTGGCTGCTGAGCAACTGGCTGCTGACGAAAGGCAAGATGCTTTCGTTCTACGGCATTGACCAGCGTCGTATCGGTGCAGCGTTGGGCGGCGCAACCGAGGAACAGGTCATCGATCGTCAGACGCGTCAAGAGCAACAGCAGATACGCGAGCAGATCGAGACCGTCTACGAGCAACTGTCGAAGGAGTCGAACGAGTGGATCTCGCAGCGTCTCGAACATCAGCTCCGTATGCTCGACCGCAAGTTGGTGTTGGAACAGGGCGAGATCTTCAGTTTGGATACGCTCCTCAACAACGCTCGCGAGAAGAAGCGCGAGCGCATGCGAGAAGGTGCGTCGAACAGGCGGAACATGCCGCAGTCCTATAACAACATGCACGGGCATTTCAGCGATCGACCACCCACCATGTCGATGAATGCGTACGAGCGGAGATTCCTCCGGGCGGCATAAAGGCATAATTGCCAGAGCGGATCAATCCGCTCTGGCAATTATGATGTTTTGCCGTCTATACTCGTGATTGATTCGTGGACGTTCTTGAATACCTACGCAAGAGGTGAAGAGATGGCTGTCCTAGAAATGACTCGAGATCCGGAATGGTTGTTAATGTCCTCTGAGGAAAAGATGGAGGCCAGTCTTTCAGAGGCGCTTCAGTTTTTTTACACAATCGACGAGCTGCCCATTACAACTCCAAAAGTTAAAAATTATTTAGTTTTCTTATCGGATTCGCCAATCGAGGAGCCGTCCGACTACGAGTATGGAATCGCTTGCGTACTAGCACTCCACTTTCCGAACTTTCTACTTCGCGGAATTAGCTCAAATTCAGATCGCGAGAGGTTGGCCGAAATACGAGAAAGAATCCTTTATCCCTTCTTAGAACACCTGTACGACGCGGAGGCAATTACCAGCACGCTTGCTGAATACGTAGGTGCCAATTTCGGAGACGTAAGAGCTCAAATTGGAGTTACGCAATTCAGTTACGACTCGTTAAGCGCACTGGTGAAGGGGATATTTGAAGACACCAATTTTAAAATTTTTAGGGCCTCGCTACAAGCAGCAATGGCCTTGAAGCCGGAAAGCAATAAACATGAGCGAGATTTCGGTGGTCTAGAGGAAATTCTTCTCGAGCGAATTGGGAACCGTGCTGAAGGTTCCCAGAATTATCCGGAATACCTCGGAAAGTTGAGACGCGCCGAATACCTCGTCGAACGAAGTTATTCCAATCTAACATTGCGGATGGCTTTACATTTTCGTGGACACGAAGGTTTTTCCGGCGCCGTGTTAGGAGGGCTCGGATTGCTCCTTCTTATCTTGAACCAAATAACCGGAGCGTCTTTTGGTCTTATCCCGAGCGCTTACGCTCAATCCGGTGCTCCGCCAAATAAAGTCGGCTTTACGCCGCCCTTAGGTATTCCTCCATCGTTTTGGGTTTGGATGGTCGTAGGCTTCTACGCGTTTCTGCTTTCGGTTCTGATTGTCTTTTTGTGGAAGGGCTATCTGGCAACACCGAAAAGCGAGAAAGCAGCAAGCTTCATCGATCGGTTCGGGACGCTTGCACTCGGCGTCTTTCTAGGCAAAGTAACTGGAGCATGAAGGGCATAAGGGCCAGCGCGGAGTAATCCGCCCTGTCCTCTATGACATTACCGATCGAAGATCAGTCCGCTCGTGCTGCGCCGATCAAGTCGGCTGATGAGCACGTCAAGGTAGGCTTCAATCGCCCCCTGCTTCTGTATAATCTCGTTTGCCCACGTGTACGGACGCGGAATATCCGCGGTGAAGTTTCCCGCAATCATCCGAAGACGCTCTGGGGCCTCGGGTGGCACCAGCGTATAGACGTGGTAGCTCGCCATCAGGCGCGACGGCATATAGAAGCGCTCATACCTGCGCTCGTAGTACGTCGCCTCGACACAGATGCTGAGATCGTATCCTTGTACCGTGTGAATGGAAAGGCTGCTCACCTCTCCCTTCGTTGACTCTTGCACCCAGCTCGGGCCCTGCAATCGTGCAATTCCCCGTTGCACCATTGCCCGGCCCCATTCCCAGAAATCAACTAGCAGTGCCATAAGGGCGATCCTGAGAAGACAAAGAAAACAGCACCTACTTGTTGGTGTAGTGCTGCATGGTCATCGTTCGAATGACCAGGTACAACAGGACCGACGTCCGGACCGATGCAATGACACTCTCATTGCGATTGCCCGTCGCCTGCTTCACGCACCACTCCGCTTTCTGTCGAAGGGAGAAGAGCGCAGGGTCGATACTGCGCGAGGACGTGTAGACGCCTTTCAGTCGCGCAAGCAGTGTCGGCAGATCCACATGGTTGCGCACCATCGTACGTTCTTCGGCCAGATAGTCGAAGCTGTGGATCAGCACCTCGTTTAGCAGCTCCTCGATCTTGCCGGCGCCCGACTGGCGATAGTTGTCCGAGAGCCACGTGAGCGTCTCGCGGAAGAGTCGCGGCGGCGTCGTATGCATCAACTTCTCGATCACGCCCATCAGCTCTTCGCGCATGAATGAAGCTTTGTCCGTGATGAGCGAATGCAGGTACCGCGTGTAGGCAAGCAGGTTCTTGTTTCGGTCCTTCAAGAACACTTCGCCGTCGTACTCCATGAGCGAGGACGTGGACTGGATCTTGATGCCCTGGTGGTGGACCTGCAGGAACACGTCGTAGATATTCTTCAACATGTCCCGAATGCGACCCTGCGTGTCGTTGAGCAGGTAGATCACCTCCAGATCGTTGTTCATCTTGGAGATCGCATTGAAGTGCAGGCCTTCGGGCGAGATCAGATCTTCTGTTCGCTGCTCGAGCACGCGGTTCCAGCTCCCGAGCTGCTTGATCGCGTACTTGCCGGAGAGCGCAGCATACGTCGCTTCGGCGGTGGCACGATCCGCCGGATACCGGAAGTGACGATAGAGACGCGAGGTCAGGAATTTGTACTGCAGCACGAGACCGACATCCACCATCGCGTCGTGCTTCTGCTGCGGATTCAGCTTGGGCGAGTTATACAGCGCATGCATGAGCCACGCGCACGACAAGTTCATCGTGTCGCTCGACACATTGAACGTCGGATTTACCGTCGGCAAGGCGAGCAGACTTTCGGACAGACCATTCTGGTCCGCCTTCAAAATTTCATCGAACCACTGATCGCGGTCCGCGTCGGTGAACCGCACCACTTCCACACCCAGCAGGTTGCCGCCGAAGAACTTGATGTGGTCTTCGTTCTTGTGCGCGAACGAGGTTCTGTAGATCGCGAGCTTCTTCGCGAATGCGGCATCGAAAACCAGGCCACCGCAGGCCTCGGTGAAGACGCCCTGAATAGTCCCAGGCATGGTCGCTTCCTCAAGTATTGGCTCGGACATAAAGCGTCCGGATCACAAGATTGGCGCCGGCATAAAGCGCGGCAGGTCTCCCCGCCGCGCGACGCGATTACCAGAGCCACCACGGCGTCATCATCAGCTCCATCTGGGAGCGGACCATGATTGATTGCAGCATGTAAAACTGGACCGGGAAGACCATCACGCACCCCGCTTCTTTGCGACCCACGCGGCAGCGAACGCCTCGAGGCTCGGATACACCTTCACGCCGTATGCTTCAGCGAGCGCTTCCAGCGCCTTGCCGAGATACTCGATACGTTCCGTCGGCACGCCGCTATCGTCGCCGTTGACGGAGGGATTGGTGGCATCCATCACGAGCACAAATTCCGCTTCGTCGAGGTCACGATCAGCGAGATCCTTGCTGACCTCGACGATGTTTTCCGGCTTCACGTCGCTCGCCGCGACACCGTACACCACGGTCGAATTGCCGTCAGACGGCGTCGCGGCGCCGGCCATCTCGACATCGTTCACGAGTTGTGCGATTGCCAGCGCGTCATTGGCTTGCGATTCCGTCGCCACACCGCCTTCCGGCGGATCGTTGGATGTGGGACGCGCGTAAGCCTGAGCGAGTGCTTGTGAGAAGACTTCCGAGAGCGGACCTTTCAGTTCCAGCATCTCTTTATCCGACGCGCCTTGCGCCGGGGTCTCTTGTTGGCCGACGAATTCGCCTTCCAGCGCAGCTTTGAGCAGGGACATAGTTCCTCCGGGGATATTCGGACGAGCGCAGACCAACTGCACTCAAACACAGGATTAGCGTGCGCCGCCGCTCCGACCGCCGCCCCGCCGCGCCCCGGCCGCCCTTTTGGAGGTTTTGCTTTTTAGTCGTTATCCTTTCGTTGATTCTGTTCTCGTTGTTGTTCTGTGTTGTCTGTCTATGCCTTCTTTCGATGCAACATCTTAGAAACTAAAAGTTGGTCAAACTTGACTCATTGAGGCTTCCGCAGAGAAGCCTCTTAAATACATACGACCGACGGAATAAAAAAATACCGTTCTATCTGCATTCTTTGCATCGAAAGTCACACACAACAACACCAAGAAAAAGTGACCTTCAATATATAAAAAATGAATGGGTTTGGGGGAGGGGGGCCGTCGATCCAAGGAGAGGGGACGAAGGTCCCCTCTCCTCTATCTATTGCAGGAAAAAACCCCGCTTTTTCTGGGGGGAGGGGGGCCGAAAGTCCGGCCGGCCGCAGGCTGGCTCTTATGCCGGTGTGCGGGGAAGAAATACTGAGAAACCGTAGGGTATGCGACATCAGCACATTTCTAAACCACAGTAACAAGGACAACACCAACATGGCCACCAAGAGCATCACGAAGAAAGCAGACGTCACGAAGGCACCGGCAGTCAAGGCCGCAATCGCTCCGGTGAAGGCACCTGCGAAGAAGGCTGCCGCAAAGTCGGTCAAGCCCACCGCTCCCGCGAAGGTCGCTGACGCAGCAACGGCCACGGCGCCGAAGGCGATCAATCCCAGCGTCGCGGTCAAGAAGCTGCCCGCTAAGGAAGCAGTCGTCGCAAAGCCCGCTGTAAAGAAGGCCGCCGCGACGAAGCCGGCTGCGAAGAAGTCGCTCGCCCAGAAGAAGGCTGAAGCGAACTCCGCGTTCAAGAACCTCGTCTCGAAGCCGGCCGAAACGTCGGCGGTCGCATCTGCGCCGTCGCTCGGCAAGGAACTCGGCCGGACATTGCGAGAACTGCGCAAGAAGGCCGGACTGACGCAATCGCAACTGGCCGCGAAAACCACGCTCAGCCCTTCTTCGATTTCCGAGGTTGAGCTCGGCCGCCAGTCACTGACGATCGATCGTCTGCACGAACTCCTGAACGCGCTGGGCTTCAACGTGAAGTTCGATTTGGTCCCGAAGACCGGCTATTGAACGGACCGAACGAAACATGAAAAACGCACACAGCCTGCTGTTCCATGGCTACAGCTTCCCGCTGGAAGATCGTCCGTTTCTGAAGGCGATCGCCTACGACCACATGGGCGACAAAGCGGGACAGAAGTTCCTGGCGGAATGGCGCGAGACGCTACGCATCCTGTCGTCGCACCCGGGCTTCTCGGCGACCTACGGTGTGCACGTGTTGCCGAACGAGAACGGTGGCCTGCTTCCCGAGGTCCACGAGCACGTCGCGCTGCTGGGCGATGAAGCCATGCCGTTCGCGACGCTGCACATGACGACCCAAGGTATCGGCGATCATGCGTATTACCATAGCGTCTCCTACGCTATTCAGGAACTCGAGGCGGTCCTGAAAGCCATGAACAGCGCTGTCTTCGAAGGCGAGTACCAGCTGGGCACTGGCCAGAATGGGGAAAGGCGAACGCTCCAGTTCGCTACGCTCTTCTACGAACTGCGTCGCACCTTGCTTGCTCACTCCCATGCGGTTAAGGTCACCTGGACACCCGGGGTCAATGGCACCATCGATCTGTTCGTCGAGCCGAGCCTCCGCGACATATGTCCCCGTAGCGGTGTGGTCTTCACCTTCGTGTTGCCGGAGGAGTTCAACCGCGCCGTGCGGCAGATGAGCGAAGCTGCCGCGTAATTGACTTAGCGTCATGAGGGCCCGGGATTTCCCGGGCCTCTATGCTGTCAGCGATTGCCGCCGATCATAAGTCTAAGATACCTAGAGTAACTCTCCGGGTCGTTCATGAACGCGACTTTCCTCCAACGAGTGGTCAAGTGGGTCTGGTACAGCTCTTCGGCGTCGGCATAGCCGTCGATAATCTCCTTGATTCGACCGAGCGTCTGCCCACCACGCAATTCGCCCATATCCAGTTGGACGACGTAGGTGTTGTAGATGTAGGACTTGACCGCGAATTCCACCAACTTCACGAACGACAGATAGCTGCGCAACTGAATGTTGTTCAAGTTCTCGTCATTCGCCACAGTGCAGCGCAGATACGCATTGGCCGGCATCGTCATCACATCGCGAACGAGCACGACGTTCTCACCGATCAGTTCGAGCCGAGCCGTAGACGTTTGGGGAATCATCCCCATCGCATCCATTACGGCCTGACCTGCTTGCAACATCATGTTGTTCTGGCCGTTCGCTGCAATACCTGCTGCCGAGACACGCGAGGGATCCGCGAAGGAGATATTGAGCACGGACATGATCGTCCGACCGTTGGTCATCCTCTTCGGGATGCGGTAGACCGATTCGTAGATGCTGCCACCGCTCTCGCACAATCCGTCGAGGCAAATCCAGATCTCAGTGCCACCAACCAGGTTGCAATCGATCAGCACGCGCGGTCGCATGACCAGGTTCATGATCTGATCGTCGATGCTCTTCGGCGTGTCGCGCCAACGTTCGACACGTTGAACGAAAACGGTGTGCAAGACCTCGGGCGGGATGCGGAACTTGATGTCTGCGAGGGCCTTGGTAATGGGATTCATGGGGGGATCTCCCGGGACTCAACCCAATAGAAAAATGGCGATATATCACTTTACTGGAGCTGTGACGTACACAGCATTCGCCGAGTGCTATTTAGGTCGCAGTTATTTTTTATCCCCGTCAGGCTTGTTATGACCAACCACAAGTCACAACCCCAAGGAACACCAACCATGACTACGCATGAACGTGAACGCGGCCGTGTACGCCTTTACGCCTGTGGCGGCGCAGGCGTGAACGTAGGTCACAAAGTCGATCGCGTCGCGCAGAGCAACGACGAAGCGTTCGCCCAGCTCGACGTCGTATACATCGACACGTCGAAGTCGAACCTGCACTCCGACATCAAGGCAGAAAGCGTCTACCTGATCGACGGCCTCGACGGCTCCGGTCAAGTGCGTCGTGAAAATCACGGCGCCATCAGCGAGCGCGTGCGCGACATCCTGCAGACGTTCAAGCCGGTCGATCTCAACATCGTCCTTTCGTCGGCCGGTGGCGGTTCCGGATCAGTGATCGCACCTTCGATCGTTTCGGAACTCCTCGCGAAGGACTATCCGACGATCGTCATCTGTGTCGGCGATGACAGCACGAAGAAGTACAGCGAGAACACACTGAACACGCTGAAGTCCTACGACCAGATCGCGTCGACCGTACGTCAGCAGCCGGTCATCATGTCGTACCTGCAGAACAGCGCGGACATGACGCGCCCCGTCGTCGATCAGCGCGTGCAGCATCTCGTAGCCGCACTGTGCCTGCTCTTCTCGCGCCGCAACCGGGAGCTGGACTCGAAGGATCTGTACAACTGGCTGCACTACCAGAAGGTCACTTCGTACAAGCCGGCGCTCACCGCGCTCACGCTCATCGAAGACCTGAACGCCACCAGCCTCAGCAAGATCGGCAACCTCATCAGCATCGCGACGCTCACGATGCCTGACGTCGATCCGAGCCTGTCGCTGCGTCCGGAAGTGCAGTACGTCGGCTACATCGAGGGCGACACCGCCTCCGACAAGCTCAACATGCTGGCACCGTTCCACTACGTCACCTCCGACGGCGTCTTCGCGGAAGTCGCCGCCGGACTGAACACCGTGCTCCGCGAGCTCGAAGAGCAGACCGCCGCACGTCTGAACAAGGCAGGCATTTCGACCAGTGCTGATCAGGCTACCGATACCGGCCTGGTGTTGTAACTGGTGGCGGGATCTGATGCGCGGGCTGTGCTTAACCCCCGCGTGCCGGATTCTGATCAAACGCGGATACTCGTCAAAGACGGCGCATGACGTGCACATGCGCTCGTTCGTCCCCAAGCTAACTGCACACCCTAAAGAGCCGGATACCGCGGTCAAATGGAGGCCGTATGGACCCCACGCTCTGGCGGGTTTTGCCTGGGACATGACGAGTCCGCTCGCCAGATTTCTCACCTGACATCGAACAAACAAGAAGCTTCTTTATCAGGAAGCTGGTCATCGCGAAGTGTGCTGACACGAGACTTGAGTTCAGCCACCCGAGGCATCGGGCTGGTCCCGAGAGGGAGCAATTGTTTCGAATGAGGTCCAAGGCACTGTCGCATCGATCGAGGTTCAGTGAGAACCAATCTACCGATCGTCCCGCAGGATCCGATTGCTCGGAGGACGGGATGATCCCAACCAGCCTGCGAAGGCAGGTTTGGAATGCGTTCGCGCTGAGCGCATTCCAAATCAACATCAACAGTTACGGACGACGGCGAGCCGGTATGCGCGATACCGGGCCAGACGAGCACGCCTAACCGGTTTGGGCATAGCAGCAGTCTGAAAAGGGCCGGGGGTGAAAAGTCCCCACGTCGTCCACCCGATCTAGGAGAAAGCATGAGCGATAAACAGCAAATCGAAGAACGCGTTAAAGCCATCGTATCGGCTCAGCTTCAGGTCCCCGTCACGGACATCAGGAACGAGGACACGATCGTCGCAGTCCTCGGTGCTGACTCGCTCGATGAAGTCGAGATGCTGATGGCAATCGAGGACGACTTCGGTTTGGACATCCTCGACGAGGACGCGGAAAGCTTCAAGACCGTTCAGAGCATCATCGACTACGTCAAAGGCAAAGTTCCGGCCACGGTCTGATTTTTCTTAACCGGCGCGCGCCGCTTGCGGGAACTTGGCTCCCGCGCTGCGGTGCTCTTTTGTTGGGCGTCGGCGCGCAAACGGCGCGCCCTGCCCGTTGGGCGTGATGGTGAGCTAACACAATGTGAGGCCCGCGTTTGAACGTCACGCCCGCGCTACCTTGGCGCCGGTAGTCGCAGGGTTGAATTCAGTGCAACAAACTTAGGCTGCAGTAGTTTAGGTCTCGATCAATCCAAGTGATTGACTTCGATCAGATCGCCTGGGGAGGTGATGTGAGGAAGGCGCTCATACCTGATTTCAATCCTGCGTTTGTCCCAGTCTCCGTCACTCGCTACGCGCTGGTTGGCGCTGGCCGCGAGCGGGGCCCATTCCGAGACTGGATTCCATCAACATCCGCAAAACAACCGAAGAGGTCCGCCATGAAGTAGGTTAGCTCACGCTCCCATTTCCAGTCCGATTGACTGAAGCCATCCATCAAGTGACCCTCTAGTGAGTGGTAAGACATTCCGCATTCAGTCTGGAACATATAGCGTCCACCTACGCGGCTGCGCGGGCCTGGCACGAGCATCGACTCGAGCCAACAAGGCAGCGCGCAGGCTAGTGCTGGCCTAATTGCTGATCCACTGTTTGCACGACGTCGTGATGGTCTCCCAACTGCTCAGCGGGATAAAACAAAGAGCGTCTGTCTCCGTACTGCTCAGCCGGACACAGCAGAGCTACGGGCCAATTCCCCAGGATCGCATTACGCGAGGAGGGAGTTGGCCCTAATTGCCTTTTATGCCGTCAATTCAGCCAGCCAGTGAAACAAACGGAACCCGTGTAAAATCCCGGCCTGTTTGTTTTCCAGAATGCCTCTAAAAACGCTCAGAAACGCTTCTGACGGGCTCGTGCTGGGAAGTTTATATCTCCACGTCAAATCGTGTAGAGACCAGGAGCCAGAAGTGTTTCGACAAGCCACTCTCATTCAGGACATCCGCGAGTTTTTCGCGATTATCCAACCGCCGTTGCTGGAAATATTCGAGCAAGACAACGTCTGCTTCTCGGGAGCATCAATCGAGGACACGGTGGAATGGATCATCGCGCAGCAGATCGAGAACTGCTACGGCCTGTCCGTTCAAGGACACACCCGCGAGCGCTCGGTCTACAGCGCACTTCACGATCAAGTTGCGAATGCCTTGCCGTATCCCATCTCGTTGCCGGTTCGACAGTTAATAAAGGTGCCGTTGATTTACGACGACCAGTCCGTGAGCATCGATCTTCGAGGCACGGATTTGTACGTCTTCTATTACATCGACACCGCCCTCCTTTTCACTAGGCCATGAACTACCCGATTATTCAAACACTCAGGCTGGACCCGTTCCCCATCGCTTCGATGATTGAAGCGGTCGTCGGCGACTACCTGGTGAAGCCCGCCCCGGGTATCTATGCGAAGGGGAAGTTCGACCCGGTGATGCATCCGAGCGGCGTCTACTATCAGCAGGGTAGAAACGAACGAGGCGACATCGGTAACTTTGTTGTCCGGACAATCGCCGACATACAGCGCGGTACTGAGGTCAGAGACCTGGACGGCAATGTGGTCGTGACGCCCGGGCAAATCCCAATGCTCTCCAACGATCCGACTCTGCCGACCCGCGGCATGGCGATCATTGAACGCCTCCTCATCGATACGCTTTCGATCTACGGCGACCAGCGCAAGCGGAGCGCTCGACAAGATGACTTCGCCCAGGTCGCTGCCGTCATCCACCCTGACTATCGCTCGGACCCCGAGATTGCCAATCAGATTCTGGGTATGGCAAGCCCCATTCGTGGGCAGGTGCGGGACTTCGCAGGCGAGAACCGCTGGGTCATCCACTTTCTGCACAGGGAAGGCTTCGGCTTAATGGTCGAGAAAAGCATCGATTTTCGAATCGCTGACTGGCACCGAATGAAAGGATGTGCGTATGACTAGAGTGCCAGTGCTCGGGCAGCCGCTCTCGCACTTCGTGCGGCAGCCCAAACGCCATACGTGGATTGGCATGAGCCACGTGGTGAGCCTGCTGCGCTTGAGGATTCGCGATTACTGGGCCCAACACCGACGCGTGCAGTACGGCGTTCTCGCCGAGCCGCCTCGCCTGATGGACATCAACATCTGCCCGTTCTTCGATGCGCTCGTACAAGAAATCTTTGGCGGGCATGACGGGGACGTGCGGAATATGGGACAGCTCGTTCAAAGCGAGGCTGAGCTGAAGAAATTAGGGATCGATGAACGCACCGCTCACGAATTCGCCGAGGAAGCGTTCTCCGCATTCGTCGAGACGGTCGGGCAAACCATGCCGGAGGTCTCTTTCCAGAACCGAGAGGGCCTCGCGTTCGCGATGACCGAATACGACTTGCTCGTCACCCGCCCGTACTAGGGGGTGGCAAGGGGTATAATCCATGAAACCAATAGTCCTCGATACGCGCTCGCTGATCCGGGATTTCCAAGAATACGCGCCGTTCTTCGAGTTCTACGATTCCGGCCTGAAGGACCTGGTCCGGGAAGCCATTCTCACCCGCTCCTTCAACAGTCCGTACACGACGAACTACCACCACGGCCATCGCTACGCTCGCGGTCTCGCGGCGAAGGTAATGGAAGACTTCGAGTACGCGGTCGATCGTCATCACGATCTGTACGGGAAACAAAGTCTGCGTGACATTCTGAATCAGGATCGCGCCCTGTTCAATCTCGGCGTGATTCGCTTTGTCGCGGAAGAGATGGAACAGGCAGCCGATATATTGCTTCAGCAGCACCTGCGCACCAAACTGTTCGAGATCGCACAGGACAGTTGCGGCGAGCAGATGCGCCCGCGGTGGATCGGTTCCGATCTGCTGGTCTTCATTCGCTTTCTGACCTCACGGGAGTGTTGACCATGTACTTCCGCGCGACTCGGAAGCCGCAGACGCTTGTACTGGATTCGCCGCCTGAGCTTCGGATTCTCCGGGCTTGGGTGGCGAATCCTTCTATGCCGACTGTTGACATCGACTGGCTGTATTCGCAAATCTTCGATGCGATCGGAAACTATCAGGAAAATATTTGGAAGCAGGAACTGTATGGAGTAGCTGACCGGATGGCCTTCAGCGACATGCTTTACGGTCACAACGACATGTCGCAGATGGAGCGGGACGATCTGGCGCTGAAGATCATTAGCGCTGGCCAAGCCACTGCCGATTACCTGTTTCGTATGCGAGCGTATGAGAGTGACGGTTACTTCCCGTACGCGTTTTCTGAGTTCAGATCCGACGGTCTGTTGGTCTTTCTCGCTCGCCAGCGAACGGCGAGCTGATTTCATACACGACGAAAAATATGGGCTATTCATTTTTCAGACCGCGCCACGAGCCGGACAGCGTGATTCTGGAGACACGCATGCTGTTGGGACCGCTCTTCAGGCGGCTGCCCCATCTCAAGGAAGATACCGACGAGTTCATCGGTCGGGTCCTCGACTGTCTCGCATTCGAGAAGGAAGCGCAGGATCAACTGAGCCTCATGTGCGCGGAGCTCGTCGACGACTTGCTGCATATGCCGTTGCCCGAGAGTGGTCCCAAGCTTCGGTTGGGTCGCTTTGACCCCGAAGAGGAGCGTCAGGAGCGTATCGATATCGTCACGCGCCACTCGAACGAGATGTACAAGTTCGGTCAGGACCTGCTCGAGCAGCTGCAAGCCCTCCGACTGTATCGCGGCGGCTACCTGCACTATCAGTTCGGCGAGCTGGTCGGCCATGACATGCTGATGCACCGCCTGATGGTGCCGAAGCTCACGACCAAGATTCCCATCGACTATCTGACCGACGAAGACCTCTGGGAACGCAGCCAGGTGCACCGGAGGGGTCGTCGATAAACAAGGAGCCCAGCGTGCCGGAGCATGATCGAGAAGTCAACTTCTCAAAACGGATGGTTATCCCGGTCGCTGACCTCATCACGCAATACCGTCGAGACTTGACCGGTCTCACGATCACGCCCTTCGGGTTCGAAGAACTCGTGAGGCAATGTATCGACATCTACATGGGCTGGGAGGGAGACGAAAGCCAGCTGGCCGAGCTCCCGCAAATTCATCGTATAGAGATCCCAGAGTTGAGAGGGGAGGATTATCAGGCAGTGTATGAGAAGGTGACGCGTGCCACTCAAACATTCGCCTGTGAATTGTTTGGCCGGTTGTCGCAGGCTGGCGTATTCCTCAACAGGAACACGTTCGGCAACATCAACTATGCGTTCGATCGCTTCCTCGGCAACGACATCGTCCTCTTTCACTTTCCTTATTAGCGATTCAATCGGTGAGCGCCCATGTCGTACAACTATCAGATCGGTCAGGTCATCAGCTTCGACGTCTACCCCACTCCCATTCTGGGCAACAGCTTCGAGTATGTGACGGTCCTCGCCGTCATGGACCAGTCCACCGCTAACGGCATCATCGATACGGTGGCCAACCACATCAAGATGTATCCGTACTTGAAGCCGCAAGGAACGCCCAACGACCCGGCTCAGTACAACTACATCAAGGTGCGCACGCAGTCGGGTGCGATCACGGCGCTCGGGATGCCGTGGATCAACGAAAGCACGATCAAGGTCTGGACCTCACAGACGATCACCGCTGTCATCAGCGGCGTCACCGCGAGTGACATTCAAGCTGTCCAGAACGCGCTCATTAGCAACGGCTTCCCGAACATCTCCGTCACTGTCTCGGCAATGCCGGGTTCTTGATCGGTATATTGTGACAGAGTGCGGGAAACGCACCGTCGCCAAGGGGGAAAGTGGTGAAGTAGTTTCGGGGGTAGTACCGCGAGAACCATAGCACGTTGATTGCAATTTCCTTTGTTTGCCTCTTCCCTCGGGAAGAGGCTTATTCCCCGCAAAGATGTTTTTTTTTGCCTACCCCTCGTCAAACGAACTCGCGGCCCAGCTCCAGGGATTGGCGCAATCACGATTTACCTCGACCTTCAACGCGCCATGCAGGGTGGGGACGTTATCCATATCGGACACCCTCCCCGCCCACACGACCAACTGCTCATTTGGTGATCGTCGTGTAGCTGCTCCTGGTGTTACCTAAGTGCGCGCTGAAGTTTTGAATGTCTATGCCGAAGCTTGGCGTTGAAACGCTAAACGTTCCTGTTGCTGGGACGCCGGCTTCGTCGAGGCTGATTTTCTGAGTGAAGCCCTGATAGCGAGTAGTTTGCTTAGTGTCCGTTTCGAAGGGCGTCCCAGCAGCGGTCAGTGCCATCTGAATTGTAACGAAGTCACTTCCATCGACTGAAGGAATCTGACCAGATGCAGTCGCTGACTTTGGAGGTCTGCTTCCACCGCCGTCCTTGAACGAAAATTGCACGTCGCCTGCGTATAGTGCGTAAGAATAGGCTTGCGTACAGTCATCCCACCAGGACATGTAAACTTCCGCAAACGCGAGGGAGGTTACGGGGGTGCCGCTGCCTTTTGAATGCGTAGCATTTGCGGTAACGGATATAAATACCGTTCCGTCCGTCCGACAGGTAGCGCTGAAGAACCCCAACCCGCTTGCTGCCGCTCCGGTTGACTTAATGGTTAATACCTCCGCAGCCTGGCCCGATGCAAACATGCTCGAAGCTGCAATAAACGCGATAGCCGCAAGGGCCTTGCTGATCACCGTGCGACCGTAGTGAAATTGTTGGATGAGGCGACGCATGCTCATTTTGACCCCTCTATCAGATAGAGTCGCTCGCTGCTGTAGTAACGAAGGTTGCTCAGGGAAAAGGAATGAACTGCTTGCAGCGACTTTCTCCTCTTTAAGGAGATACAGCGAAAGCGTTAGTGGCACTTATTATCAGCATACGGCAGGTGGACCAAATTTCCGCGCCCGTAAGTCTAACTATAGCAATCCGGAAGGAAAATGAAAGTCTAATATTGCCGTGAAGCGGCACGGACGGATCCGGTTTCGTTTCAACGAGGAAGCCAAAACACGCACGCTCAGGTCACCCAGGCGATCACGCTTATGAGAAGCTCTTTCACTAGCGCGCTCGACGTCGAACTTACCTACCGATTTACTGACGAGCCTTCCTCGGTAGAAAAAATACCGCGCGGGCTCATGATTTGACTGGAAGTGATGCGCCAGTTCAACTCGTGTAATGACGTTCCTAATGCGCGAGCATGCGGGTGGTAAAAAGGGCATGACAGTGTCCGGTTAGCCTGCTGAGCGGCCTTGGCCGATAGCGGGAACTCTGATGGGGATCGGAGGGGTGTCAACGGAGACGATTCGTAGCCGGTGGGTCTCGCGGCCGTCGCGCCTTTACTTCCTTGGAGGAAGCGACGGCCGCACCAAGAGACACACCTGGGCTCGTCATCTTCGGCTTTGCTCTGGGAAGAGGCCTTCGGGTCTCTTCCCTTTTTTTTGCCGTCTTCCCGGATCGAGCGTTTTTTATTGCGCGAATCAATCCTGTACGAGAAAGAAAGGAATTCCCATGTCCACCTTCGACAATCCCTTTGTATTGCCGGCTTCGAAGTACGTCAGAGACATTGATGTCATGCGCCACTACGTCGATCAAAGCGTCGAGTACCTGTCGGCGATGACCGGCGCTCCCCGCGAACAGTGCTTGGCGTTCGTGAAGAATAACCTGCGACCAGACGGCAAGTTCCCGTTCAAGGACCCGGCCGTGCTGTATCTGCGCCGCAACGAGCACGGCGACCGTGAACAGGTAGAAGGCACGCTCGGCGGCTACCTCTCTGAGTCGATCAAGGAACGTCAGCTCATTGCGCCCACGCTCACAACCTACTACCACCCGGCAGTCAAGAAGTCGCTGCTGGCGGGTTTCATTGACGCGAACGTCAAGCGCCGCGGCGTGGCAAAGAAAGCCATGTTCCAGGCACGCATGGACGGCAATTCCATCCTTGCGATTCTGAAAGACAACGAGCAGACGAACATGAAGCTCTCGAACAACGCATGTTCGGGCGCCCACGTCAGCGCATCTACCCCGCTCTTCAACAAGACCGCACACTCGACCCTGACCTCCAACTGCAGGTCGACCGCGGGCTATGGTTCAGCGAACAACGAAAAGTTTCTGAACGGCAACCGGCACTACTGGTCGCCGGACATCGTCAAGAACAACATCGTCTCGATTGTCACCAACACGGACTACGACTCGATCCTGCTCGCAATGAACGAGTTCGGGATTCGTCACCCGAGCGTCGAAGAGACGATGGAGTGCATTCGCTACTCGACGCAGCTGTATTTCCGCGACGAAGCAGCACACCGTCTGATTGAGCAGTACGTCAGCAAGCTCACGGACATCCAGCGCAGCGCGTTCGTCTACACCGGCGATCTGTACCACCTGATGAAGTTCAACCGGGAGATCGTCTACAAGTTCGTGCACGAGCTGTCGTCCCGTATCGGTGAGGCCCATCCTGATCCGGACAGCATCATCAAGAACGCGCACGAAGATCACATCGCCCTCGCCTCGCAACTGTGTCCGAGAGAGATGAAAGGCAAGAAGGTGAAGGACGTGGCGGGGACGGACGCGTATGGAATTCTGGCGTCAACCGTGGCACACATCGGCCAGGTGATCACGGAGTACAAGAACCTGATCAAGGCGTTCTGGGTGACGAAGAACGTTCCGGCTTCCCTCGCCCACTTCCCGGAAAGCATCCGTCGTTCGGCGCTGATGGGTGACACGGACTCGACCATCTTCACGGTGCAGGACTGGGTCCTCTGGTACAACGACGGTCGCCTTGGCTATGACGATCGGTCGTCCGGCGTGGCAGCTACGATGATCTTCCTGGCGGCGCAGACCATCACGCACGTGCTCGCGCGTATGTCCGCCAACTTCGGCATCGAAGAAAGCCGGATCTTCCAGGTGGCGATGAAGAACGAATACAAGTTCGACGTGTTCGTTCCGACGCAGGTGGCGAAACACTACTACGCCTCGATCGGCTGTCAGGAAGGCAACCTGTATAAAGCGCAAGAGCCCGAGATCAAGGGTGTGCACCTGAAGTCGTCGGATGCCCCGCCTGCCGTGATGGCAAAGGCGAAAGCCATGATGATTCGGATCATGGACACCGTAATGGCCGAAAAAGGCGTGTCGCTCAAGGAAGTCATGGGCGAGATTGCCGCCCTGGAACATGACATCCGGACGTCGATTCTGGAGCGCTCGAGCTACGAGTACTTTCGCATGGGTCAGATCAAACCGGCTGCGTCCTACACGCTTGGACCAGAGCAAAGCAATTTCGCGCACTACACCTTCTGGAACCATACATTCGGCCACAAGTACGGCGAAGTGCAGGAACCACCCTACAACTCGGTCAAGATATCTGTCGATCTGAAGTCGCCCGTGAAGATCAAGGCGTGGCTCGACAAGATGGACGATCGAGATCTCGCTTCGAGGTTGCAAAGCTGGTTTCTCAAGACCGGGAAGAAGGCGATCAGTACGTTCCACGTACCGGAACAGATCATCCAGTCCAAGGGCATTCCAAAGGAGATCAAGAGCGAGATCGCGATTCGGAAACTCATCACGGATACCGTCGCAGTGTTCTATCTACTCTTGGAGAGCCTTGGCGTCTATATGCAGAACAAGCAGATGACGCGCTTGGTCAGTGACCACATGGCTGCTCCAGTGAAAGATCTGGAAGCAGCATAGCGCCGAGTATCGACCAACAACATTGCCCGCCCTTGCGCGGGCATTCTTATTTGCTCGAGGTTAGAGATGCCGACATGGCTCTGGGGTGTCTTGATTTGGTTTGCGCTGCTGGCGCTATTCGTGGCGCGTTGGGACTGGAGTCGTGCGTCGAATCCGGCCGATGCGACGAGCGAGCCGGATTCCCGAATCGACGAATCGGATATGAATGGGCTGCTCGCCAAGGCGACCGTCGCGGCAACTGGCATCGAATAGGAGCAGTCGTGAGGTGGTTCGGATTTTCCGACTGGCAGATGAAATGCATACGCTGCCCCAAGATCACGCCGAAGACTCAGCCCTTGTGGTGCGCTGTCAGCAGAAGGAGCAAATGCGCCTCGCGCGCGGCCGCAAGTAGACGTCATAAAGCGTGCCCCGAAGGACAGGCCCTAAGGAGCATTTAAACAATGAAACGCCAGAGTGCAATCATGACCCATGCGATCGAAACTGATATGGCACACCTCGTCGAGTTCATGGGCAACCATCCGCTGGAAACGAAGGCCGTGCGTACCGAAGCGTGGCAGCAACTCCTCGTCTATGTGCCACGCGAAGAATTCCAGGTCCATATGGACAAGATCAAAGAGAAGGAGTCTTCGTGAGCACGATCAAAACAGCGTACACGATGCGTGACCACGCGCCCTGGGAAGATCGACCGTTCGACACGGACGTACTGCCGGGAGGCTGGGCGGAAACTATCATTGCCCTCATCGAACGTGGACCGGTTGGCGATGGCGACATTCCAAGCAAGGTCGCTCGCGATGAGCTGATGTCGCGCGGCTTCGCTGCGAGGGTGATCGTGAACCAGAAGGAAGCAGGGAACGTCGCCACGTACGCTGGCCGCGAACTCTACAAGCAGTTGGTTGACGCACCCTCACTCGCGGAGGCGATTGCAAAGCGGCAGGCGAATTTGAACTTCCTCAACGATCTGTGGAAGTCGCAGCAACCGCCGGAATGCGGGTCCTGTGGCTACACCGCAGAGCCGGATTGTTCGACGTGTTCTTGAGATCTTGAAGGTGGGATACTGGGAAGTTGAGCGCGAGGGCTTGCCTTGCGTTCGATTTCCCGTATCTCCTCTATGACGTCTTGTTGCACCAGCGGATCCATTACGCCTTCGAACAGACGCTCCTGCGACCAGCCTAGGAACGTCCTGTTGATTAGGTTGAGGTCTGCCTGATTCCGCGTCTCTGGCGTGTCCTTTGCCATCGTCAGCACAAAGTCCAGCGCGGGAAGCCGAGAGATTGCAAGACCCCACATCCCCTGCCGAGTCGGCGCCATGTCAGGCACATGCATCGCCTGCTCCATGTTTTCCTTGACGACCGCCGGCACGCTCTGCAGCACGCCCACGAAATTCTTGCCCGTCTTGGTCAGATTCTCGAGAACGATGCCATAGCAGCTGTCGACCTTGCTCGTGTAGTCGATGAGCGCAAACGGATGGCGCTTGATCGACTGCCCTACTTCTTCGCCCGATCGCAGTTTGAGAACGCGATTGAAGAGCGCCTGGTCTATGTGACTGAAGATCATATTCGGCAGCACGTACATGTGCACGAACATCATCGTCGACTTTTCGCCATCCAGTCCGCCTGTGATGCGGTCCTGATCTCGCCGAAACGCGCGGTACTGAACCATCAGCATTGGGATGTTGATCGCAATGACGACGATCCCCGTCTCAGTGCCAGTGAGATGGCCATTGGGCAGGTTCAGGTAGAGGTCGCTTCTCGGGTGCCGAAGCACTCGCACCGGCGTAACGTTCCGCCAGTCCCGATCGGCTCGGTCGAAGTCAAACGGCTCGGTATGCGCAACGACAATCTCATCATGTCCTGGCCCGTAGAAGTCTCCGTCGAACAGCCTTCCTGGATTGATGGACGAAGTCATTTTTAACGCCGTCGCGCGATTTAATGAAACGGCATCGACGTTCGCGTAGTAGCGCTCGAGGTTGTGCGACAGCGGCACGTTCACCGTTTGGATGAGCTTCACGAGGATGTGATTGCCCTTCACGGCCATCGGAGCGTTCCGGTAATAGCTAATCACCTGCGCAATGTTGCGGGTGAGCCCCTCCCGAACATACGGCCATAAGGGGGGTACTTGGATGCCTTGGAGCGCCCGAGGCACCAGATTGAAAAGCGTGTGCATAGCGCCGCATCCAGTTGGAGATTTGAAGGTTCATAAAATTGAGACCGCCATGTTCGAGTCAGAAGAGATGAAAGAGCTTCGTCGGAAGCAGCACGAGGACGACACACCGGAACACGAAGCTGGCCCCGAAGAACCCGTGATAACGGGATCGCGTTACAAGCGCGGCCGTCGCTGGTGGGAACGGTCGAAGTGGGAGCGCAAACGGTGAAGACACTCGACTCGACGATCTTGCAGGTTCTCGCCTACGGCAGGCTGAAGCCGGGTTGGAACACGTCCGAAAGTCTTCCACCGACACCGCACGCCGTGCTGCTTGCGTGCGAATTCCTGCGCACGATTCCCGAGGGCTTACCACTGCCGGGAACGATGCTGCATGACAACGGTGACCTCGGCTTCTATTGGTACGCAAACCAGCGCTGCTATGTTGACCTGGAGATTGACTCGCAGAACGATCAGTTCTCTTTCTTCGCGGTAAAGAAGGCCGAAGGCGAAGAGCCACGCGAAGAGACCTACCTTCCGGTGCGCACGATCGCACACTTCACGATCCCCTTCTACATCGACCACTACAGCGCAATACGAGACGAATATGCGACGCACGCAGCAACGGTCCAGCCTAGCAGCGCTGACGCTGCTAACGGCGGCAGCAAATGCCAACGGAACGACGCTTTACCGGTCGGATGACACGTACACCGACATGAACGGCAGGGACGGCTCCGGCCAGTTGCTCCCCCCCCCCCACCGACGTATACCAATCGCGCCGAACGGCGCGGGCAGGGTGGAGTGTCTAACAGGCGAGGGACATGGTGGAACCGAAAATGATCATCGTCACGTCACCGCACCAACACGAGTTCCTCGATAGATGGTTGCGTGGCTTCATCGAATCGCCACGATTCGCATGGGTGTCAATGGAAGTCGGCTTCGACGAGATGCAGCGTCGGAGGCGTGACAGCATGCCCCCGGCGCTAACTGGCAGCACTGGTGAGACCGTCTTCAGCTTCAATTCCTCGGCCGTACAAATAACTGGGCGGGCCACGTTCAACGACGCGCTTCGGAATCTCTGTGCTCGCAAGAAAATACTAATTAATAAGGACGGGCACTGTCTCGTTTCTCGGTTACTCATCGATTCCGAAAAACCGGAAGCTAAAGCGGCTCTATTTCTGGAATTGCCGAAACCGTGCGACCGTTATTCCTACCCGCTTTACTTGGCAGAGCTCAGACGCGACATTCGATGGGGCATCTTTGGCGACATGTCGGAGCATCAGTGGGAAGTGGCGCTCGCCAGGGAGGAGATCGTCATCTCGTCGAGCGGGGCGTTCGTAACAGTAAACGCGACTTTTCGCAGGTAAGTCCTACCTGAATCTGTAACTTTTCTGACTCCCGCGAAATTCGAGTCAAAACTTGTTCGGCGTCGGACCGACCGGTGACGACTTAGGGTTTTGTAAGAAATCGCGCGCCCGAGCGAAGAGAATTTGCACGTTGACCGTGCGTCCACGGCAGCGCAAAACATAGACACGTTCCACCCATGTCAATAGGTTTTTCCGAACGTACGTGCTTTACAACACGGAACACGCGAAAAAAATACCTACTGAAAGGATTTCCGCCTGGACGCTCAGCATTTAAGCGTCTGCAGAACTAGATAAGGGCCACATCGGAAAGCTACCTTACAACTAGATTCTTTAGAGTCAAATTTTGCAAGAAATTATTTTGATTTGATGACACAGGTTTACCGACGAAAGGAGTAAAGTGCGCGCCTCTTCACCGGATATCACGTTAACCCTTAGGTAAGTTTGACCGACCGTCGGACGTCTTCAAGTTCCGACGCAGCCAACAAAACCCGCTCTTCCGCACGACCAGAACGACTACTCGCTCGACCTCTACGCACCGCCCGAAATAACTTCAAACATAACCAGCCCATACAAGCGCTCTGTTATCGCAATCGCAATCGACATTAACTTAGTAAAAAATTACGCCGCTCGGTATATGTTGTAGGAGAAGATCTAACCATCTGACCCATCGACCACAGTCGCAAGACTCGGTCGACCGGCAACCCCGTAATCCCCGTTGATAGTTTCTCTCCTCATTGAGGAGTGCTTAGACACGTCCGTATCAAAGCCTTTCGGCGACGCTGATTCTAAATAGTTTCAGGCACATATCACCACCCTGACACTAGACAGAAAAGATTAGTGTTCGCGCGATCATTAACCTGATTTAGAGAAGAAAAGGAAACAACCATGGCAGTCAACCACACTGGCAACAAGCAAGGCGCAGCAGCAGAAACCTCGATGGCCGCAGCATTCAGCCGCCAGCAAGACCAACCTGCGCAACAGCCGCAGCAGCAAGCCGCTGCGAGCGCCGCACAGCGGCCGATTCAGCGCACCCGTCTGTCGGATATCGGCAGCCTCTCGCGCGCGGCAATGGGCCGCAACCCGCAGAGCGAAGTCATCACGAAGCTCAGCAAGGCGCTCGAAGTAGCGTTCGCTGGCATCGACAAGAGCTACGAAGTCACGCTCATCCCGATCGACTACAACAACACGAAGTCGCTGGTCAAGTCGGTCATCGTCGTCGCCATGCGCGATCTGGTGAACAAGGAAACGGGCGTGGCGTGCCACACCCTCATCCTGGAAGGCTCGAGCGAGCCGCTGCAGGTCGGCTACCAGATGATCAACAACCAGAACGTCGAAATTCTGCGTGTGAGTGGCGACTACAACAACAAGACGCTGTCGGACGAAGTCCTGAGCGCCGTGGCGCGCACGTTCGCCGGCATGCCGATCTGGCCGGTGGATGCATGCGTGGTGCCGCGCGACTTCAACGTCGAAGACCCGACGCTGGTTCACGAGCTGGCAGCGAATGCTGCGACGGCTTGCCAGACCGAACTCGAAGTTCGTCAGCCGGGCGGCTTCCAAGACGTGGACCTCGGCACCGTCGAGCATGAGAACTCGCTGACCGTTCAGCCGACGTTCGGCAACGGTCAGTCGCGTGACATGGTCGGCGCGCCGGTTCGCTCCGACATCGTCATCGACTTCCGCGCAGGCGGCCAGGAAATCCCGGGTCAGCAAGGCGAGACGCAACGCGTGAAGCAAATCTCGCGCATCAGCGGCTACATGGACCTCTTGTGGGCGCCGACCGAGCAGCAGACGCAACGTTTCGATCCGTGGGTTCAGCAAACGGCTCAGGCGTCGTCGCCCGACGAGTTCAAGCGTTACCGCCCGCGTTTCGTGATGACCGATCTCGAGTCGGTGCAGCTACTCACGATCCCGGCGCAACTCCTGGCGCTCGTGACGGCATTCACGCTGGCTGAGAACAACGCATGGGTCGAAGCATTCCGTCCGGCTCCGATGAACAACAGCGCGGAAGTGGACTGGAAGGACATCGGTGCGATCGGCATCGAAGCCAACTTCGAGAAGAACCAGAATGGCTTCGGTTCGCGCGTGGACACGAAGTCGGACGCGTTCCAGCGTGTTCAAGGTCAGGCAGGCGATCACCTCCTGCGTCTGGTCGGTTCGGTCATCACGCCGAAGCTGCTCCTCTCGCTGGACGTGCCCGAGTGCGGTCCGCAGACCTGGTTCAACGGCATCTTCGCAGCAGCCGCTGAGCTGAACGGCAACAACTGGCAGAAGGCGAATGAAATCATCATCCGTGCAGCGAACGTGCTCACGCATGGCAACTTCAGCCGCTACTTCCAGGCCGGCGCGCGTGTGGCGTCCGACGAATTCAACCGCATCCACCTGGGTTGGTACGTCGACCGTCATGGCGTGAAGCGCGATCTGCGCGATGTCGATTACCTGGCCGTGCTCAACATGGTCGGCGATCGCGATCCGGAAGTCGCACGCGAATGGTCGGACTCGTTCGCTCGCACCAACCTGGATCTGCAAGTCCGTCTGGCGAAGCGCAAGCAGATCATCGAAGGCGTCCTCGGCAAGAACAATGTCGAGTTCACCGGCTTCGCACGCCGCGTGACCTTCGAACCGGCGTTCATCGTCGCGCTGCTCAACGCGTGCAAGGACACGGGCCTCTCGGTTCGCACCATTGCACCGATGACCGATCTGAACCAGTACGAGCGCGCGGTCAACCCGTACGCGATGTCGGCTGGTCTGGACACGTCTTCGCTGAACGGTTCGGTGTTCAACCGCGGCTTTGGGCATCAGCAGCAACAGCAGCATGGCGCCCGCGCTGGCTTCAGCCGCTGGTCCCAGCAGTAAGCAGTAGCGTCTGCGCCTCGCTCACGCGGGGTGCAGTTGAGCGGAGGGGGCGAAAGCCCTCTCCCCTCCTTTTATGCCGTTTTTTTTTGGTTCATGGACGCGGATCGACCACCGCGCGCAATAAGAGAAAGAAGATGAATGCTTGGTTGTTGTTTGGTGCAGCTTGGTTGGTGTTGGCAGTTTCGCTTGCGTGGCTTCTTCGCGGCACCTCCTCGAACATCGCGCTGCCCGAGGAGGAAAGGTCGGTGCAGACGTAAGCACCGCGTGTGACGCCGGTTTCCTAGACGGTTGAAACGAAACTTGGCGATATATCACTACCGCGAATAGATTGCAGGGCGATTTTTATTTCCCCAGGCAATCGTAAGAAGCACCGCAGCAAAACGATCCCCAATCAAGCAGTTGCACCAAGCAAGGAGAACACGGTGGGCGTATTCCTCCAACTCGTGAACCAAGACGAAGTGTTCAATCACTTCTCGTCGAAGGAACCGATCATCATCAACGACCTCTCGGACACGTCCGAAGAGGAAAAAGAACACATCTACAACCTGATCTTCACGAAGTACGATCTGATCAACTCGGATCTGCTCTCGAACATCCCCGCATGCGACTGCGGCAACACGGTCGGCGTCGACAAGCTCGGCGACGGGAAGTACATCAAGGCTGTCGTGTGTCCGGACTGCCACACCGAGGTGACAGCACCGCATCAGCGCGATCTCGAGCCCTTGATCTGGCTGCGTGCACCGAACGGCGTTACCGCGCTGATCAATCCGACGGTCTGGACGATGATCGCAGAGCGCTTCGAGAAGAGCAACTTCGACGTGATGCGCTGGATCGTGGACGTGAATTACAAGCCGGCTGTGAAGGAGCCGCCTGTGATGGAGTACATCCGCAAGTCAAACATCCCGCGCGGCTACAACCATTTCGTCGAGAACTTTGATCAGATCATGGACTTCATGTTCAATCTGAAGTTCTACAGCAAGAAAAAGCTCGCCCCGCTTAAGCAGCTGCTGCAGGAACAGCGCGATTGCGTCTTCTCGAAATACATGCCGCTGCCGAACCGTTCGCTGCTCGTGCTCGAAGACACGAACCACGGCTCTTACACGGACGCGACCGCACCTGTTGCTGTGGATGCGATCCTGATGATGGTCGGCATTGACGCGCCGCTCTCTGTCCACTCCGAGCGAGTGAAGGAGAACCGCACGATCAAGATGATCATCCAGACGGCGCAGTATTACGACGAGACGATGCGCACGGTGTTGGCGAAGAAGGAAGGCATCTTCCGTAAGCACGTGTACGGCACGCGAGCCCACTTCAGCTTCCGCGCAGTGATCAGCTCGCTCACGGATCGCCACGACTACGACGAAGTCCACATTCCGTGGGGAATCGGGATCGCGGTGTTCGAACTGCATCTGAAGAACCGCATGATGCGCCAAGGCATGACGCCGTCCGAAGCGGATGCGTACCTGTTGGACCATGCAGCGAAGTACTGCCCGATGCTGGACCAGATGTTCCGCGACTTCATCGAGCGTTCGCCGTACAAGGGCGTACCGATCGTGCTGCAACGCAATCCGTCGCTGGCGCGTTCGTCGGCACAGGCCATGTTCATCACGAAGGTGAAGAACGAGCCCGCGATCCCGACGATCTCGATGAGCATTCTGTCGGTGGTCGGCTTCAACGCGGACTTTGACGGCGACCAGCTCAACGCGACGCTGTCGCTCGACTTCGTGACGGCCGAGGAGCTGTATCGACTGGCACCGCATCAGAGCGTGTTCGACATGAACGCGCCGCGTACGGTGTCGCGCAATCTGTCGATGCCGAAGACCGTGATCGCGACGATCAGCAACTGGATCCACTGGGACGAACCGGAGCAAGCCGACCCGGAAGTCTTGCGTCGTATGGCAGCCATTCCCGAAGCCGCTCCGGTGGAACCGGTTTCGGCCGTTCATTAACGCGAGGTGAGAAATGGTAATGGTCGTTCAGGGTAATACCCAGACGTTCAACAGTCTCGTGTATGGCGCTCAAAAACACCCGGGCACCCTCGCGTTTCTGGAGAACCAGGTCCAGCAGTTCAGTGGAGCACTGACCGAGTTCGGTCAGGCATTCTTCAACTCGGCGAAGCATCTCTACGACAGCTTCAACAGTTCGGAAGCGATCCGCATTGCGCGGGCAGCGACGCGCAAATTCGACAGCCTCTTCATGAGCGACAAGATCCAGACCATCTGGGATCTGGGCAGGCTGCAACATGCCCCGCTCACGATGCAGCGCTGGATCATGGCGCAGGAAGATGTGCGTACGCTCTATCACCAGCAGCGTTGCGATGGCTATTCGCAGACGTATTGCGACGTCGAGCCGGGTCGTCGTGGTGTTGAGCAGTACGACTGGCGCCGCATTCATCACGGCGTGGTGCAGGACACGGAAGACGGTGGCTGGGTCGTTCACCACTATCTCGACGAGATTCACGAAGGCGATCGCGAACTGGAGTTTGAGGAGAAGGCAGACGTCCTCAACACCCACGACGTGATCCGCGCGTATGTCGAGATGGGTCAGGACGATCCGACCTCGAAGTGGAACGAAAGGCTCTAAGAAACGACGCCCGGGAGATGAAGGTCTTCCGGGTCTCCTTTCGTATTCCTTTCTTTTTTGCTTGGTCGAACGGTATCGATCGGCAGATTTTATGTCTCCCTTAGATACTGTGAGTCCCAATCATGCCAACTCCCGTGCCGTCTCTGTCTACTGCTGGCTGGGTCGTATCCCCGCAGCAGAAAGCCGACTTGTTGATGGCGCACATCTACGAGTCGATGAACAACCAGACGTACATGTACCCCGGCAACATCACCAGCATTCAGTATGTGATCGAGAAGCACGCTGGTGACATCCCCGGCACGTGTCAGGCGATTCAGGTCGCGATGGAAACGTACCTGCAGCGCTACTACGACGACGCGACCGTCCAAGTCGCGAGCGACAACAGCGACGGGACCAGTCTCGTGACGCTGATGGTTTACGCGCAGGTCACCGAGGACGGAGTGACGTACCCGTATTCGGGACTCATCCAGGCAAGTAATTCCAAGTTCATCAAAGCCGTGAATTTGAACAACACCGGAAAGTCGGTAGCGGCCAACGTCATCCAACAAGCATCATGATTTCCGACATCAAACCCATCACGCCTCCGGGCCCCGCGTTCGAAGAAGTGCCCACGCCGAATAAGACGCCGGGCTGGTTGGAAAGCCTATTTCGCCAGATCAACAAATCGATCCTCGACGTCGTGCATTTCGCGCAACACGAATATCTCGACTACCGCAAGCTTCCGCATGCCCTGAAGACTAGTGAAGTCCTGACCAAGCCGCAACTGCAGCAGGACCGTACGATCATCGTTCAGACGGTGTTCCCGATCGCGACGGAGAACTGTTTCGTGGTTGTCTACACACCGGTCTTCGAAAATGGCGAAGACGCGATGCTGGGTCAGCAGCCCGACGACGTCGCGGTCGTCGACTTCAAGCTCTTCTGTTATCAGGAGCGCGGCCGCTTCGTCTACGAGAACGTCCCGCAAACCCCAACGCCCCCCGTTGCTGCGGAACTCAAGCGCCAGGCGCATGCACTGGGATTGCGCAACATGCAGTTCCTGTACTTCACCGTGCTCACGCCGAACGTGGTCGAGGCCTTCGACGATCCGAACGGCTACAGCAAGCCGCAAGCGAAAGTCACCGAAGTCTCTGACGGTCCGACGCCCGCAGCCGACTAAGGAGTCTGCGTATGAACCAGCCCGCGAACAAGTTTCAAGCAGCACGCGCTCGTGTAACGTACGGACGCGAAGAGGGCCAGTCGAACTTCATCAATACGATCGCGGCGAGTCTCAACGCCATCGCTTCGGAAGATGTCGCGCGCCTGCCGGAGGATCTCTTCTCGAAAGTCTTCCTGCCGCTTCTCGCCGGCGACGCGGAACTCCCGCACAAAGTCACGGTTGCCGACTGGATCTCGATTGCTGGCACGCCGTACAAGTCCGTCGACGTGTTTGAACCGGCGACCGACAAGGTGCTTTTCCGGGTGCCACCCCTGTTTGACTATCAGGGTGTGAACCCGGTCCGCGACCCAGCGGACCGGCGGCTAACGCCGATTCAGGATGTCGTCAAGCTGGCGGATCAGTACTCCCACCTGCACCCGATGGCGGGCGTGAATTATTTGCGCAACGTTTTGGGTCAGCGCGCGACGCTCATGAACACGAGCGACAAGCTCCGCAAACACGCTGCCGCGTGGAACGAGATCCTGACGCGGTACGGTCGCCCTCCTCTCTTCGCAGCGGAACAAGCACCGGCCGCTGCTCCCGCGCAAGCGTCGGGAACGGCACCCACACAGGGAGAAGAGCCCGAGTATGAGGACTTCTGACCTCAAAGTTGCCACCGTCAGTGATATTCATCTCGGCGCTAAGCGCACACCGACGCGTGACATCATCAAGAACTTGAAGGCCGCCTTCCCGGATAACGAGGAGACGGCCGAACTCGACATGATCTGCCTCGTAGGGGACGTGTTCGATACGTTGTTGTCGTTGAATGACGAAGATTTGGTAGAGATCGATTTCTGGATCGCTCACCTGCTGCGCCTGTGCAAAAAGCACGACATCGTGCTCTACGTCCTCGAGGGGACGCCGAGTCACGACTGGCGCCAGTCGGAGCGGTTCGTCTCTATCAATGAGATCGCAGGCATTGGCGCTAATCTCAAATATGTTAAAGACATTTCCGTCGAGTACGAACCCTCCCTGGACATCTGGGTTGGGTTCGTACCCGACGAGAGTGCGCCGACAACAGACCAAACTCTTAGCCAAATCTACGACCTGCTCCGAGCCAAAGGACTCGAACAGGTAGATCTGATGTTCATGCACGGGCAATTCGAATATCAGCTCCCGCCCCACGTCAAAGCACAGAAGCATGACTCGGAAGCGTATCTCCGGATCACGCGCATGGGCGTCTTCATCGGACACGTCCATATCCAGTCGACCTACAAGTGGATCTACGCCCAAGGTTCCTTCGATCGTCTCGGTCACGGTGAAGAAGAGCCGAAGGGACATTTCCGCGCGACCTTCCATCCGAACGGCGATCGCGATGTCGTGTTCGTCGAGAACGCTGGTGCCCGCAAATTCATCACGGTGTACTGCATGCACATGTCGGTCGAGGACTCGCTGCTCGAAATCGAGCGCCGCGTGAAGCACCTGCCCGATAACTCGGCGGTCCGTTTGGAGGCGAACTACGACCATCCGCTGTTCGCGGACATGGATGCGCTAATGCGGATCTATCCGCAGTTCGTCTGGAGCAAGAACCCGAAAGACGCGGACGAAGTGGAGGAGCCCGCGCTTGAAGAGGGAACGGTGGAGTTCGTGCCTATCACGATCACACGCGAAAACATTGTCGAGCTACTCTCCGAGCGCCTGCAATCCATGGGCGTCTCGGCGGACATGATCGCCATTGCACAAACAAAAATCGATGAGGTGAGGTGATGGAATGCAGCTGACGAATGCAGGCATTGCCGAGCGTGCTGTTGGTCAGTATCCCCTCTCCGTCGCCACGTCGCTGGCGATTGAGAGTGCCAACGGAATTCACCCGGAAATCCCGGTGGACTCTCCGCCTATCCTCAAGTACGAGGAGCTGTGGGTCAACGGTAAAACCTTGTTCCGCAACTTCATTGGTGCGCTCGACAAGGTTACGGCCGGAAGCGTGATACCGGAAGAGATCGCGGCAAACCTTGACGACGAGATGGAGCAGATCAGCCAGATCGTCGCCGAGAGCAGCAGTGGTCGCTGCAAGGTCGTGTTCTACGTGAACAACATGACGAATCTCGTCCCGCGCTATCGCTACGCCACCCTGCGTAAGGACAACACCCCTAAGCAGATGGAGTACTCGGCCATTCTGAAGAAGACGCTCGCGCTCATGCTGGCTGAAAACAAGACGCGGCCCTTTCCGATCCTGACTTTCGATCGTCTGCTCAGCCCACTTCAAGAAGTCACGCCGAAGCTTCTGCTGTTGACGCACGTCGCGTACGACCTGCTCTCGGCTAAAAACTTTCGCAGCGTCACGCTGCTGGAATCGCATACGGGACGACTTAAAGACAAAGCGCTCTGGTACACGAAGTACACCAATGGGCGCGACCTGATCATGCTGCCGTTTCGCGAAGACCTCATGCAGGTCTTTGGCGATAACGAAACGTTCGTTCCGATGCCGATCAAAGTTCGAAAGGAGGTTATCGAGATTGCCAACCGTTTTCACTGGACGAGCGTTACAACCACCGACAAGGTGCGCTTGGGACTCGAGTTCATCCAGGATCCCTTCACGCGGGAGACTTTGAAGAACATCGTTACCGGTCAATAGGTGCGGGGAACACGATTCGACTGGGGATTTTTTATTCATCGTGGGTATCGTTTGTCACCCCTTGACAAGCATGCTTAGAACATCGGATTACAAAGAAAATGAGCGACTTCCGCAAAGAACGAAAGAAGATTGCATTTGACAACCGCAAGCTGCATCTCTCGACGCCCTGCCCCACGGCCAAGGGCAAGTGGTCGAGCCTGCAGGTCAACCTCTTCTCGAACAATCCCCGCATCACGGTCTACACGAACGATCCGGACGACCAGGGCGAATCGAAGCAGTACGGCAAGATCTCCGCGAACCTCGACGCGCAAGTGTTCATGGTGTTCCTCGGCGCACTGACGAAGATCATCGACGGTCCCGCTGGCCAGGAAGAAAAGGTGAAGATCGAAAACAAGAACTTCATCTTCCCGGGCGGCAAGCGCAGCGAATCGCCGGTCGTGCAGTCGGAACTGCACTTCGGCAAGGACGCGGAAGGTGTCGTGTGGGTTTCGGTGACCGCGCGTGATCGGCCCCGCATCAAGTTCCCGTTCGGTAAGAGCGACTTCCACACGCTGTTCCACAAGACCGGCGAGCAGTACAGCAACGGCGAGCAGTCGGCGCTTTTCGCTCGCGGCTGGATCCGTCTCATGGAAAACATGATGGCGCATTTGCTGGTGACGGAGTGGGTCGAGCCGGAGAAGAAGGACAACGGTGGCGGTAACCGTGGCGGCGGCGGTGGCTTCAACCGCAACAACAGCGGTGGCGGCAACCGTGGCAATAGCTACGGCGGTGGCGGTGGTGGCAGTGGCGGCGGTGGTGGCGGCGGTTCGACTGAAGAAGTGTCGGACGACATTCCCTGGTAAGCGGGTTTAAGGCAGTTGAAATGCTGAGTTAGTTGAGGAACCGGTCAGGCTTGTGGGGCTTGACCGGTTCTTTGACCCCAGACCGCATTGAACGAAGTGTCAACGATATACAACCCCGATAAATGGCATCAAAAAGGGGGCGCGAGATGAATTTGGAAGAAGCTGCTTTGATTGTGAAATCCGGAGGACTTGACGAGCGTGATACGGCGTCGTGGTTAAGGAAATACCGAGGACACAGATCAAGCGCACGGCAGCGCGGGATGACCTCTGCACTGACGTTTGATCAGTACGTTAAAAAAGTCGTCGAGGCGCGGATCGTTCAGCCGAGTCAAATCGGCGGAAAGCAAGGCCGCTCTGTACTGGGAAGAGAAGGTGACGTAGGTCCTTATACGGAACGCAGCTGTCGCTTCATCACTCTGGAGCAAAACGTCGCTGAAGCCAAAGCAAATGGCCGATACGTTGAACGGAACGAGATTCTCTCTCGGAAGACCTCCGAGAGGATGACGGGGTTGACAAAGGACAACTCAGACCAAGTCCGGCGAATGTCCGAAACGAAAACAGGCCGAACAAAGCTTAACGACCCTGCCAGAGCTTCCCAGGCAGACAAGTTAGCGCGGAATTTCGAGCTGATCGACCCGAGCGGCATTCGGCACACCGGTCGGAACGTGAAGGACTTTTGCATCGCAAACCGCTTGAACGCCTTCGCTATCTACGACGTCTTCGCAGGAAGACGGAAACACCACAGGGGCTGGACCGGTCGTTACATCGATTGAGAAATGTTTCGGTGATATATCACCACCCTGACAGCTTGTAGTTAATGTTCCTAAGGAGATCAGTTTTGGAACTGCAAATCAGCAAAATCGGTCTGGTCGACAACAGTCGGACCGAGGTGACGCTTACGCATCAGGGACAGAGTATTGAATGGAATATTTCCGAATTCAAAAACATAATTAAGGACCTCGAATACGACATCTTCGAGCAGATCAACGCGTTCTGGGAACATCTGCCGATGGAGCGGCAGAACGAGATTTTTTCGATCTACCGTCAGATCAAGGAAGTGTTTGGGATGTACTACGGCACGAACCAGCTGACCCTTTTTCTGTACGGAATGGTGGCCAAGCTTTACCAGCTGCACGAGCTCGAAGACGTCAAGCACTGGATCGACTTTCACGCGAACATCTACCACCCGGCGGATCTGAAAGAGCATTTCGTCATGCACGAGATGCCGGGCACGCGTGAAGGCACGTATCTCCGTGAAGACTACGGCTGGCTTATCGCAATCTCTGTCGCGCTGCGCGTGATTTTCCCGATCTGGGGCGAATTCATCGCGATGGTGAAGGAAGAGTGCGGGACCAATTGGAAAGAGTTTCACGCGTATCAGTTGCTCTCGCAAACTCGCATGGCGCAATCGGCCCACATGGAGCGACTGCGCACGTACGTGGAATCCATGATTCCGAGCGATCCGAAGAAGATGGACGTGGCCAATAGCGCGCACATTTTCAAGGGCATCAGTGTCGAAGACTTTCCCGCGTTGATCATGGGTCAGGTGCTTGTTCGCAAGCTCGCCTTTGGCGACGTGCGCGGTGTCGATCCGAACTCGCATCTGGTGAGCCGGATCTTCAACTTCATCAAGTACAAGACGCGAGGCGGTTCCGATAGCGGTTTCAGCGGAATCGTGAAGGAAAAGAAAGTCGAGGGCCAGAACCAAGACACCGAAAACCAGCAGTCGAAGTTGGAAAGCTGCAAGGTCAAGCTGCCGGTCGCGGAAGGCAAGATCGCGCCTATCCGGATGTACGCTCGCGACATGCGTCACATCGCACAGCAGATCGCGCCGGACATGCCGCCGGAGCTTCTGGAGATGTCGCTCGAGTCCGTGAAGGCGCTCGAGAACGAGATCCACTGTAAGCCGCAGACGCTTCTCGTGATGTTCGCGCTGAAGAGTCGTCGGCAGTTGCAGCCGCGTGGTATCCATCACCTGAAGATCTCCTCCAAGCTTCAGGCCATCGCCGCTGCGCAAGCCATTTATTGGCACAAGGGCTATCCCGAGCTCGCCGGCCTCGTGAGTGCAATCGCACGATCGAACGAGGACGTAATGCACCTGACGAGTACCGATTCGAAAGCGAAAATCCCCTCGCCGATGATCGACCAGCTCTCAGCGCTGTACAAGCATCCCCGTCGTCAACCCGGTAAGCAGAAAGCCCCGCGACTCCCGACTTCGGCCGAAGTTGCGATCGATCTCATTTCCAAGCAGTTAAGCGAGCACGACTGGCGCCTCACGCTGCCCGCCGAGTGGGTTGGACAACTCACTGGCAATCAGCACGACCGCTTCTACGCCGTGCCCGGCAACATCAAAATTAAACTGGCGCAACTGTCCATTGCGCTGGCATCAAGGAGTTTCTAATAATGAATCAAGCCGCCCGCATGCACGTCAAACGCCTGTTCCTGATGGAAACCGGCACCTATAACACGCAGTATCGTCGGCCCTACGAGACCAACCTTCAGGGACACACGCTCAACCAGCTCAGCGAAGCGCTGGCCGGCACGCAGAAGTACACGCCGTCTCTGCTGGCAGGTGTAGCGAACCAGGTTATCGCGCCGTCGGCCACCGCGGAACAAGCAGCCGGCATCGTAAATGGCTGGGGCGAGCGCCGCATGCGGTTCATGATGGAAGTGGAAAACCGCTACATGGCGGGCGGTACGTCCACCAGCATCATCTTGGGCTACACGAACTATCCCGGCGTGATCTTCCATTCGAATCACATCGATCCGAAGATGGAATTCTTCGTGAACTCTGTTGTGACCGTTCGCACGACACTCGAGCACACGCCGTTCGGCAACCAGACCTACACCAACGTCGCAGAGAATGCGCACGTGCTCGTCGACCCGGCATACATCGACGCTTACACCCCCAACCGGACTCACCGCATGCGTCCGGAGGATGTGTACGCCACGATGTCACTGAACCATCTGCAAGGTCTCGGCGATGTGGTCGACTGCCGCACGGTGTTGTCGGGAACGCCGGTCGCGTCGCGTCGTGGCAATAACCTCGCAGCGGACTACGCAGCGAACTTGCTCGACAACTACAAGAAGGCGACGGTCGATAACGCATTCGGCGTGCAGCAGGAAACGGATGTGCTGGAAACAGCCCGTGGTTACGCGCAGGAACAGCCGATCGGTTACAACTCGTTCTTCCAGGCAATGACTAAGTTCCGCGACGGCGTCGTCTCGAACTTCTTCACCTGGAACGATCTGCAGCGTCTTGATCCGAACGTCGACAACGTGACGGTCGTGGCGGCGCTCGGCCAGACGAACCACGCGGCGCCAGCGCTGGGTGAGGCGCACATCGCGGGGTCGGGCATGTCGCAAGACTGGGGCGGCTCTGATCGTCTCACGCAAGTGGCGACGATTCTCAGTCAGGCAGTTCCGGCACTGATGATGGAGCTCACGCTCACGCAGCTGGCGTTCACGACGACCAACCGTCGGGTCCTGTCCAATTCCATGCCAATGAGCATGCCGATGGATGCTGCAACTTCGCCGGTCAGCACCGCCATCGCCAACGCCGAGGGCTTCAGCTCGAACGACCTCGGACCTTACTTGCAGCACTTCATTGTGAAGCTCGAACACATGGTCCTGAACGACATCTCGTTCAAGAACGCGGTCGACTTCCACATCGAAATGCGTGCCGACCTGTTGGGCGAGACGTGGATCAAGCTTGCGCTCGACGGCGGTCCTCCGATCACCTACGTGACGCCGAGCTTCGCGGATGCCTTGATGGTGCCCGTCATCACGAACAACGAAAACCTGAACCTGCAACTCTCGCGCGACTTCGAGCAGGTGTTCCATCACCTGAACGACCACACCGGCATGCCGGGCACGTCAGAAGGACTCGCCACGCCGCAGTTCGGTCTTATCTAACAAGGAACGGGTTCGGCAACGGACCCTAGAGAAAACATGACAACTCCCAATCTGATCGAGCTGTACAAGTGGCTCATGCAGACCGCGAACCTGGTCGTCACGAGCGACAACCTGGTTTCCGGAAAGCTCATGAATCAGACGATGCCGGTGCTGATCAAGGGCAAGCGCCTCGCACTGCCGTCGCCTGAACATCTCGCGAATCCGGACAAGAGCCAGATCGTGCTGTTCCATCCGCTCGCGGAATCGATCACGCGTGGCGAATCGGAAGTGCTGGAGAAGTTCCGTTCGATGCTGATGGTGCGCTTCAACCTGGTCGCGGCCGAACTGATGCTCCAGCTCCTTTCGATCGCGATCTCGACCGATTTGCACGCGCAACTCGCCCCGGATCAGTCCGAGTTCCTGTCGAAGGTCAAGAACGCCGACGACAAGACCTACGACCTGTTCAAGAAGGTGCTGGCTGCGATGCCGTCGGATCAGACTGCGCGTCGCATCATCACGATCTTCCTGAAGAAGACCGGTTCGGTCGGTGGAAAGCGCCACAAGCGCGTTGGTGTCGTGACGTTCCCGCTGTATCAGGAACTGAAGAAGGATGGGAACGACATCTACGGCATCAAGTGTCGGGTGAAGGACAAGGAAACGTTGATCGCGTTGATGGAATTCATGTTCCCTCAGATCGACGTGGAAGGATCGTATCACCGCGGCTCGGACTCGGACGTGGCTCCGAACCTGGATGCGCTGATGCAGGCATCGCTGGCCGTCATCGCACCGCTCAACGATCTCACGAGTACGTTCGAGAACCAGCTCGGCGACGAAACCAATCCGGCGACCGATCTCGCGATCAACTGCGAGTGGGAACGCACCTTCGACAACCTCGGCGTGATGCTGTCGGAAATCCGTAAGGTTCCGATGCAGGCTGGCAATGAAGGGTCGTCCGGTGAACCGCCGGTTGTGGCCCAACCTGCAACTACCGCAATGCCCGCGTCGTATCCGCAACCGACGGCACCTGTCGCACCGGCTCCGATCGTGCAAGCGGCGCCGGTTCCGGTCGTGGTACCTGCACCTGTTGCAGTACCGAGCGCTTCGCCGGTTTCGGGAGCTCGTCAGCCGCTTGACGGGTTCCTTGCGCAACGTGAAGCAGAGCGCGCGATGCAGCAGCAGCACCAGGAAGCGTGGATGACCGCAACGCACCGCCAGCAACCGCCTGTTCAGCCGCACCGTCAACCGGTCTACCAGCAGCCGACGGTGACGAACGGCTATTACCCGCAAGCACCGGCACCGCAGCAACAACCGCCGCATCTCGTGCACACGGGCCGTGGACTGGACTTTAACTCGGTCCTGGCGACAAATCCCTCGGTCGTGTATGCGACCGGTGGCTATCCGACTCCTCAGCAGCAAGCACCGATGCAGCAGCAAGGTTCGCGCTGGGCAAATCAGCAGAGCCAACCGATGTATCCGCAACAGCAACCGATGTATCCGCAGCAGGGGTATCAGCAGCCGCAGGGTGGTTATTACCCGCCCGCGAATGGTCGTTTGGTCTAAATCAGGTCTGACGGCATAAGCCGGAGAAGAGAGCTCACGCCCTCTTCTCCGACCCTGTCTTTTTTTGCGTTACGACGTCAAGACATTACTGGTCATGTAGGCGGAACGCAGTTGTTCGAGGACAACGCTTGACGGAATAAGTAGTCGCGTGACGCCGGTGCCGAACTCCGTTGGAGACGAAAAGTTGTTCATCCGCATCGTCACCCAATGAAATTGCGGCTGCAGGTTCACCACCTGCAAGAACCCAAAAAGATCCTGATCGTTTTCCCAGGCAGCCTGAGGGCTCACGGACATGAGCTGCGTCGACTGATGTTGCCGCAGGTACGTCATGTGGTCCTCGAGCACCTGGCGAAAGCCGTCCGTGTAATAGACGGAAGGACCAGGATCAAACATGAGGGCGTTAATGGCGTTGCCGGATGTGCTGGAAGTTGAGGCCATTGTTAGAAATCCGTCTCAAAAGAATCACGGTTACATATCACTACTCTGAAGCGGCGCAGCTGCTTTGGTCACAGTGAAAACACACTGATAACAAATTCAAGCATCTTCACAAGGAATACGCATGATGGACACCGCCAGTCTGACTGCGAGCGTCGCCCCCATGACATCCGCGCTTCGTCGCTCGGGTGTACTACTGGAAGAACCGAATGAGCTCGACCCGGAGCTCATGAACGTTTGCGGGTTGAATCCCTGGGACGGCCATAACTCGGCAGCCCGCAAACAAATGTTTTCGTCTCACGTCGGACAGTGCCTCGTGATCAAGGGATCGACCGAACGTCGCTGCCAATCGGGTACGGAACGCGAGTTCGGGAAGTACACGTTTTCGGCCAAGGTTCCGGTCGACTGCGAAGTGATCAAGGTGATCGATCGCTACCGCGAAACGTTCGGCCAAGACACTGTGCTCAAGCGCCGTCAGGACAATCCGCACAGCGTGATCATCTACGAGAACGTCCATACGAAGGAGATCGGCTGCATCAACCTTACGACGCACACGTCGTATCACTCGTACCTCGGGTTTCGCAACGCGATCAAGCCCGCGCTCTCCGACATTCGCGTCGGTAGTTATCTGAAGGAAGGCACGATCCTCACGGATTCTCCCTCGGTGACGGACACCGGCGGCTACAAGTACGGACGCGAGTGCAACATCGCGTACATGAGCCATCCGGTCACCTCTGAGGACGGCATCATGATCAGTGCGGAGGTGCTCAAAGAATTCGGCTTCAAGAAGTACGAGACGCGTGTCGTCGAGTTCGGCAGCAAGGCCTATCCGCTCAATCTCTACGGCGACGAGGGCAATTTCAAGGCGTTCCCTGACATCGGCGAATTCGTTCGCGAGGACGGCGTGCTGATGGCGCTGCGTCCACATGACAAGGATCCGAAGAGCTTCGACCGTGAGCTGGCGATTGTCGAGCAAGGCACGTACGATCTGATGGAGATCGACCACGTCTTTGACAAGATGATCTACGCAGACGGAGCTGGCGGTCGCGTCATCGACGTTCGTGTTCAGCACGACACGCGTGCGAACCACTCGCCGACGCCGATGGGCATGGATGCTCAGGCTGATCGCTACGACCGTGCACGCCGTCAGTTCTACTCGGACATCGTCTACGAATGGCGACGCCTCGAGCGTGAGCGCAAGGAATCGCTGCGTCTCACCCCAGAGTTCCATCGACTCGTGGTCGAAGCGCTGTTTGTAGTGCAGGAGTCGAAGGAGCGCATCTACCCGCTTTATCGCAAGGCTCCGCTGGATGACTGGCGCATCGAGTTCACGATCGAGTACGACGTCACGCCGACGATCGGTTTCAAGCTCACCGACACGCACGGCGGTAAGGGCGTGATTTGTAACGTCGTGCCGGCCGACCACATGCCCGTCGACGCGGACGGCAACCGCGCTGACATCGTGATGGACCCGAACTCGACCGTGTCACGGATGAATCTCGGCCGCAAGTACGAGATCTACATCAACGCGCACTCACGGGATGTGGCCAAGCAGATTCGTGCCTGGTTCGGCATCGGTGAGAACGACCGTCAAACGCTGTCGAAAGTGCAGGAGATCGAGGCGAGCAACAAGCCGGTGTTCGATCACGCGTGGAACTACTTGATGGGCTACTACGAAATCGTCGCGCCTGTCATGCACTCGTGGTTCGAAGGCGGTGCGTACCTCAAGACGCGCGCCGAGCACTTGGCCGAAGTGGTTCGCAACGGCATCTACCTGCATCTGCCGACGAACAATCCCCGTGAGTCGAGCGACATCGTTCGGATGCTCGAAGCCAGCTATCCGTCGACCTACGGACCGGTAACTTACGTCGGCAACTCCGGCCGCCGCGTAACAACCAAGGTTCCGGTTCGGATTGGCAGCGTGTACATCATCCTGCTGGAAAAGATCGCGGACGATTGGACAGCCGTGTCATCGGGCAAGACGCAGCATTACGGCGTTCTGTCTCAGGTGACCAATGCCGACAAGTACGCCCTGCCCTACCGTGCGCAGTCGATTCGTGCATGGGGCGAGGCAGAGAAGCGGATCTTGGCGTCGTATGTTGGCCCGCGTGCGTCGGCGGAAGTCATGGACCGCAACAACAACCCGCAAACGCACGAGATGGTCTGCAACGCGATCCTCGACGCAGAGGAACCGACCAACATGTACAACGCAGTCGATCGTTCGGTCATTCCGTACGGCAACTCGCGTCCCCTGCAATTGGTCAAGCACATCCTCGCATGTGCAGGCGTCCAGTTCGTCTACCGACCCTACTCGCCCTCCTGGAAAGGGCGCAGTGGAAACATGGCACAACAGCAAGCAGCACTCACTCATTGAAGATCGACGTCCGGCCAGCTCATCGGCCAGGACGGCTTAACAAGGAAGACAAATGAGACGCATCAGCGCGCGAACTCTGTTGGGCATGAGCACCGAATATCTTTGGACTGCTCTGCACGGCGATTTCATCTGTGTGTTCGATGACGGGGAAATTCAGACTAATCATCGGGAAGTTCTCTACAGCAGTTATGCGTGGGATCTCCTGCGCGACTATCCGCAGACGCCGATCCGGACGAAGCATCACGTCCGTGCCGTGCTCGGCGACAAGCGCCTCGGTTCGAACACGCACCTCGACTTGATCGCGAGCGTGGTCTGGGATGTGTACGACGTCTACGTGGGCGGCTACGCAGAAGACGGAACATGCGTTCCCCGTGCCGACGCGACCGTCACGCTCGACATGCTGGCCAAGCGGACATACGAGATCACGAACGAGATGTACAACGAACTCTCGTATCGACTCGAAGAATACGTGGTGTCGCTCGACATCACCGACTTCATCGACGTGCTCGACCATCCCAAGATCATCGAGGCGAAGAAGCCACTCTTCTCGGTGCCGCTGGACAAGGTGACCGACAAGATGCTCGAGGACAGCTACCAGGCGGTCGGTGCGGTCATCAAGGGCGGCGTCGAACTGAAGAAGAATCCGCTGGCGCTTGCAGCGCGTGCGGGCACGGTGAAGTTCGATCAGTTGCTGCAGTGCGTGTCCGCCCGCGGCCGCGTCACCGAGATCGACTCCAACGTCTTCGAGCTGCCGATTCTGCGCAGCTATACCGAAGGCTATCGCAACTTCCGCGACTCGCTCGTGGAATCGCGTTCTGCTGCGAAGTCGCTTATCTTCTCGAAGGCGCCGTTGCAGCAGGCCGAGTACTTCTCGCGCCGTCTTCAGCTGATGTCGATGAACGTGCAGCATCTGCACAAGGGCGACTGTGGATCGACGAAGTACGTGAAGTGGCCGATGCGCAAGTCCGATCTCGGACGCCTCGCCGGCAAGTTCTACCTGGACGAAAAGGAGAACAAGCTCAAGATCATTCGGAAGAAGGACGACCACCTGATCGGCAAGACGGTTCGGCTGCGCTCGGTGATGCGGTGCGCGCATCCGGATCCGGTCGGCGTGTGTTCGACGTGCTTTGGTGAACTCGCCAACTCGGTGCCGGACTTCACGAACATCGGTCACATGTGCTGCATGTTGCTCACCGAGAAGTCGTCGCAATCGGTGCTGTCGGTCAAGCACTTGGACAGCTCGGCGTCGATCGAGGCGATCGTCCTGCGAGATGCGGACAAGCTGTACCTGAAGGTCGGAACGGACGACAACTCGTATCTCATGGCGGATCGGCTAAAGGACCTACCGGTGAAGCTCGTGATCGCGGCAGAGTCCGCGCCGAATCTGAACGACGTGAACGAGATCGACGACCCCGACAACCTCAATATCGCGCGCTTCTCGGAGCTCGAGTACGTGGGGCTGCTGGTCGGCGAGTATGGAAAGGCGGAAGGTGTCGACATCCTGACGGCAGTGAGCGGTCGGAAGGCTTCGATGACGCATTCGCTCTTGCATCACATCCGTCGCGTCGGCTGGGATCTCGATACGGATACCGGCAACTACGTCATCGATATGAGGGATTGGGACTGGTCGCTGCCGATTCTGGCACTGCCCCTCAAGCACTTCAACATGTCGGACCACTCGCGTGACATCGCGAAGATGTTGGAGTCGAGCGTCAAGATGATGCAAGACCGGGACAAGAACGTCAGGCCGGATGACGCCCTGATCGAACTGTACGACCTGGTCAACAGCAAGCTTGACGTGAACCTCACGGTGCTTGATGTCGTTCTCTACGAAGCGATGATTGTTTCGGCGGAGGACGGCGACTACAGCTTGCCGAAGCCGTGGACTGATGAAGGTCTTGGCGTGATGTCGCTTTCGATGTTGTCTCGATCGCTGTCGGCGACGATGGCCTTCGAGGATCACCGCGAAGCCATCACCGATCCGATCAGCTTCATCAGTACCAACCGGATGGATCACCCGTTTGACGTCGCGCTCTGTCCGCGCGAGGTCTTCGAACATCTGGAGCGTGTCGGCGCATAAGCATCGTAGTGCGGGGGATCGCAACCGTCCGCGCAATCCCCTTCCTCCGTTCTATGCAGGTTGATTATGGCTGAGCTTCTGATTCGTCTTCATTCGCATCACTTCGTTGTTAGCAGGGTGACGCCGCGCGCCATGCCCGCGGTGATCGGGTTCACCCGCCAATTCGTGCAGCCGCTTCGCACCAAGCCGAGTCCTTACTCGAAAAAGCCGCCGCCGAAGCCGGCCGTGTACGCGGCACATTGTGGTGATACCGGGGAGTATCGCTATCACATCAACGTCTTTAAAAAGTTTGAGGAGCATCTCGGTTTCCACAATCTCAAAGGGTCGCTGATCGAAGTCGAGCGTCCGGAACTTCCGGTTGTCCGCGAGGTGGAGCTTCCCATTTTTGAGAGGTGGGATCTGCGCGACTATCAGGATGAGGGCGTGGATTACGTGGTAAAACCCGATGGTTCGGTCTCGAAGTTGATCGAGTTCCAGACCGGTAAGGGCAAGGGCGTGACGTCGCTCTTCGCAGTATCGAAGATGGGCCTCGCACCGGTCATCATCGTGAAACCCATGTATCTTGAGAAGTGGGTTGAAGAAATCCGCGACGTCTATGACATCGCGATCGAAGACCTGATGGTTATTCGCGGGAGCGAACACCTGATGGCGCTGCTTGAGATGGCAGTCGCTGGCGAGCTGGCGAGCAAGATCGTTTTGATCAGTAACAAGACGATTCAGAACTGGCTCAAGCTGTACGAGCGCTATGGCGATCAGACGCTGGAGATGGGCTACGCGTGCCGCCCTTCCGAGTTGATGCAGACGCTGCGCTCGGGATTTCGCTTGATCGATGAAGTGCACCAGGACTTCCATCTGAACTTCAAGCTCGATCTCTACACGCACTGTCACCGTTCGCTTTCCCTGTCGGCAACCCTCGACAAGGAAGACGCGTTCATCAACCGCATGTACGAGATCGCGTATCCGACCCCCCACCGTCACAAGGGTCCGGCGTACGACCGATACACGAACGCAACAGCCCTCTTCTATCGGATCCAGCGGCCCGAGAGGATTCGTTGCAGGGAGAACGGTAACTACTCGAACCATGTGTACGAGAAGTACCTGATGAATAACCCGCAGGTCTGCTCGAGCTACCTGCATCTGATCGATCAGGTGTTGAGGGCGAAGTATCTCAGGAACTATCAGCCCACCGAGAAGGCAGTCATCTTCTGCGCGTCGATCGAGTTCTGCACGCTCGTGACGGAATTCATGCGCAAGCAGTATCCGCACATGGACGTGCGGCGATACGTTGAGGATGACCCGTTCGAGAACTGTATCGATGCGGATATTCGCGTGACGACGCCTCAGTCGGCGGGCACGGCAGTCGACATTCCGAATCTGACCACGAACATCATGTCTGTGGCGATCTCCAGTCAGCAGTCGATCCTGCAGATCTTCGGCCGTACGCGAAAGCTGAAGTCCGAGAAAACGCCTGAGTGCGTTTCGTTGTACTGCTCGGACGTCGATAAGCATGTGGAGTATCAGGGCAAGAATCAAGAATTGCTTCGGAATCGCGCCCTGAACTACTCGACAGTTTTCATTCCCAATGCATTGTGAAGCAAGGAGGTTTCATCAAGGATAGGTAGAAACAAAACAAGGATCGGCAACAACAAAAAACAATAAAGGACCATACGGGGATCGGGTCGCTCGCACCCGGTCGGTAGTAGCTTTTCTTTACGAGTATCCCTTGAACAGCAGCTGAAAAACAAAACAATAAACGAGGAATGTCAAGCATGAATCGCGTTGTCATTAACCGCATCACCCCCGTCGGGACCGCTATCGTGGAAATGTTGTATCTCATGTTCCAACATCAGGGGTCCCCCCGTGGCAACACGCATATCACTCAACACACCGAGCGAAACATGCGGGTCACGCGCTTAAAGATGTTCGTCGAGAAGCATCCGGGCGGCCGCCACTTCGGCTGCCGCAATGCCTGGATCTGCGAGACGGATCGCAATGTGTTCAGTGTCTATTTGACGGACTATGAGCAAACGACCGATCTCTTCAAGGACCACCAGTGCCTCGAAGATGGACTCGAATTCCTGACCGGATACGAGTACGAGTTGTCGGAACTGTATCAAGCCTGCCAGGACATCCAGAATTTCCTGGTCGAAGAAAAGCTGCCGATGCGCGGTACCCACCGCGTACCGGAGCTCGTGCAAAAGGCGGCATAACGCCGTGGTTGTCGCTGCCAGGGGGAAACCTCTGGCAGTTATGCCGTCTCTCTTTTTTTGCCGATCCTAAAAGGTTTCAGACCTATATGACGTCCCTGAACCACATGGAGTATCTAAATGCTCCTGTGACGAATCTAACCATTCCTTCAGGGTCGTCAATCATGAACCAAGAGAACAAGAACGTGTTGAAACACATCAAGCTTCATGGCGCAGAAATCGGCCATGTCTATAACTGCCAGTACGGCAACCCGGGCGAGCACACCTACGAAGAAAACATGCCTTCCGAAGTTCTGGATATAAAGAAGGACTCCTTCGGGCGGCCGGTCATGCTCGTCCGTAACCTCGCCAACAAAAGACACGTCGGCGTGGCGACGTTGGCTGACGATGGGATTCACGGTGCGGTTTATTGCACGCGCTCGAGGATCATCGGCCGTAAGATAAAGGGCGTGATGGACATCGACTGCCTCGCTGACGCTAAGCGATCGCTGGACTGGAATGCCTGATTATTATCATTGAACCAAGTTTCTACGACTTAGCGAGGACAGCACAATGCACAAGAGATCCCCTGAACAAATCGACGCTACCGCTGAAGCACTTCGCTCGGAGCTTGCCGCAAAGATCGAAAAGTACGGCTACACGCAACTCGTCATCTTCCCCACGGAGGACGATCCCGACGTCGTGAAGTTCATGTACACCATCGGCCTGACCAAGAAGGGCTTGCCCGAAATTCTGGTCTCCGGGAACGTGACCAATCAGGGCGCGATGGACATGATCGCCAGTGTCGTAAGCGAACTCGAGCGCAACAACGGTCAAATTAAGCTGGGCGTCCGTGACGACCTCTTCAGCGTCCGTGTCGATCTGCGTGATGTCACCAGCCCGGTCGCCCGCGATGAGTACGCCTGCCAAGCCGTCACGATGTATGGCGAGCACGTGCGCGTCCTTCAGGTGGTGTGGGCTGACCTCAATAATGTCCTGCCTAACGAGGAAGGCTACGACTCGGCTAAGTGCGTGCAGGAGCTTTTACCGATGATCCACTAGAACGCGTCCGGTGGATCAGTCATTAGTAGCATTTGCGAGTACGGCTCAACCTGAGAGAGTAAAATCATGCGTGAAAAGCGGTTCAGCGCTACACAGCGCACCGTGTTGAACATGCTGCTTCTGGATCCACCGACCTGCGCGGCTGAGATCAAAGCAGCTGCTGAGTATCTGTCGGTACTCACGGATTACATCAAGGAACAAACCGAAGTCTACAAACGTGTCTGGTCTGAGAAAGATCTCTCACTCGTCGAGGATCTGTCGGAGTCGTTGATCTCAACGGCATCGCAAAGCTCCAAGCGAGATCAGCGCGACCTTCTCTTTACCACGACACAGCTCGCATTCATCCATCCGTCTCTCGTTGCCTGCATGGGCGATGAAATCAAATAAGGTACAGGTAACATGGGCCATTCTTCATTTGGCGAGGACAGCCTCGCCGCAAACCAACGCGCCTTCGTTGAACTCCGCGATTGTCTCGCTGAAAAGACGACGGACGTGAAAGGTGTCGTACTCGTGCCATCCGTTTCAGTCGCTCGTATCGATAACGTGAAAGCGACAGCCAAGCAGATTCTGTTGGTCGCCAGTTACTTGAAACTCAAGGTCTGGTCCGGTCTCATGGCCTGTTGCTTGATCAACGGTGTGCTGCCCGTCGAAGGTAGTCTCGATCTGGTGGATGAACTCACCACGTTCGACGGCCGTAAGATCTCCATCGGCAGCACGGCCGCTCATCGCATCCGTAGCGATCTGCGCGAGTGGCGGACGTCCGAACGCAACGTCGGACTGATCGACCCTATCTCCTTCTTCGCGTGGTGCGAAGAGGAGGACATCGATACCAACTACGTGCGGCTCTTCCGCGAAGTCGCGGGGTGTGGCACCGGCAAGATGATCGGCATCCTTCCGCTCGCGGAGGTTGTTCGATATAGCTTCAACTGATCCCCTCCCCTCTTCCGTCACAACGGCCTGGTTTTTCCCAGGCCGTTTTTTTTTTGCTTTCTTGTCTAAAGATTTCCTCCACTCCGCCGATAATTCGTTTCGGAATCGGCGGCCTCCGACTGCTGTCTTCCCTGCCACTCTGGGCAAACGTTTTCAAATAGAAAGGAACTCAAGAGTGCCGAGTTCGGCACAGTCTTGGGGTTATGTGGCCAGTCGGAACATCTCGAAGGTGTCAGGGTCCTGCC